TAGGTTTTAAAGTCCTTTACAAATAATTGATTATTGGAATTCCATACTAAACCTATAGGAATAGTAGGTTTTCAGAGCAATCACACTTTAAAGCACTAAAACATACTAAACCTATAGGAATAGTAGGTTTTCAGAGCAATCACACTTTAAATTTTAGTTTGTTCTTTTAACAAATTCATAATTTATTCACTAATCGACACTTTTTAAAAAGTGTCATGACAGTTAGCAAATACTAACCTTTAAAAATAGCTATATTTCGCCTTTTCTACAATTTTAGTTAGCATATGCTAACTCGCCGGCGCGTCTTCTCTTCAAAGATCTAGAAATGACTATATTTAGCGATTTTTAAAATGGGAGCTGCTAATATTAATTTTGTAAAGTTGATTTTTGAAAGTTGAAAAATGACCTTTAAAAAGTCTATTTTTAACAGTCTTTTAAGCGGGAGCTGTTAGTATTGCTCTTTTATTATTTGGGATTTACGATATTCTAAAATAAGAAGGGTTGCCGCAAATATGACTTTTTATTATTTGGGAGAGTCTGTTATATTCTGTATTAAAGGGGTGTTATAGTTAGATTGTGCTATTATATATGATAATATATGTATATATGTATATATGTATGTATATATGTATGTATATATGTATGTATATATGTATGTATATATGTTATATTGTGTTGTTCTTATCGTTGTGTTGTATTGTATTATTATATTGTTATTATATTATATTATTATTATATTATTATTATTTATTCTTATCATTATTGTTATTGTTATTCTTACTCTTGTTATTATTATAGTTCTTATTATCATTATCTATTTGTGTGATTGTATTATTCTATTATTCTACTATTATAACATTACTATATATATTATTCTTATTTATATATCTTTTATTTATATTATTCTTATTTATCATATTGATATTACATATATTATTATATGTATGTTATTTTTATTATAGTAAAGATTATATTTGTTATATGTTATTATGTTATTCTTGTTGTTGTATTGTATTATATTATACTATTCTTGTTATTATATTATATTATCGTGTTATATTCTTATTATTGTTCTTGTTGTCGTTCTTATTATTCTTATTGTTCTTGTTGTTCTTGTTGTTTTTGTTATTATATTGTTATATTGTTCTTATTATTCTTACTGTTCTTATTATTCTTACTGTTCTTATTGTTCTTATCCTTTACCTATTATTGCTATGATTATATTACATCTTTATTGCTGTTTTCTGTTCTTATACTTCTATTATCATACTAATAATGATATGATAGTAACAATAATTATTATTATAATTATTTGTCATTTGTTACTATTGTAATGTTTCTCTCTCTCTCTCTCTCTCTCTCTCTAACTATTATTCTTCTCAAATTGTCTTTATTGTTTCTCTTAATTGATAGTATTTACACTTTAATAATATAATCATCATTTTATAAAATACATTATTTACTATTATCTTATATATATTTTTATTATTAATATTATTTTTATTTGTCTATTGTTTCAATTTTCTATAATAATATTCTATAATATTATTCCTTGTTCTTTTCTTCTCTTATACACCATAAAGTTTTATCAGCAATAAATAATATTATTATGCTACTATAGTTTATAATTATAATATAACTTCTAAAATAATTATAACATTAAATTATAATAATAAAATGACAAATAAAAATATAACAATCGTATCTATTTATTATAATGGGTAATACTTTAACTATTTTAATTAAACGAAAGTAAATTATGAATGAAATAAAAAATTTTTTCAAACAAAAGAAAAAATTTTTATTTTAAAATTTTATTTTAAAAATAAAATCAAAAAAGTTAAAAGATTTAATCAAATGCTTTGAATAGGTCCATTGAACTGAGGTACCACCAGGAGATAAGCTTATTCAGCTTTTTTTCAGCTTCTAGACTGGGGGGGTATTTTTTTTAAAAATATATTTTAAAAAAGTTATGAGGCGGCGCCTGACAACAAGATTTCAAGACTCTATTTTTTTAGATCTATTATTAAACCCTATTCTTAAGTTCTTGCCCAAACTCTATAATAATTATATCATAATCCCTTAAAAAACTCAATCCACTATTCCCTATCCCAATTCATTTGACTTTTTCTTCAAAATCTGCTATAATAATTATAGTGAAGAAAATTATGGAGGTGTTTGAGAATTGCCCAAATTCAAACTCGACTTTAATATCTATTCTTCAAAAGACAGACTAGAAGCTATTAAAGACCTTCCTCTTAATACTTTTAATAATAATGAATTAGAAACAATTTCAAATTATATATTATATGGAAAAGATGAAGATGGAACTAGTTGTGTTGATAGAAAAGAAGTTTAGATAAAAACAAAATTTAATTCTTATAATAGAAATAAAACTGTTTCTTTAGATGAAATGATGGAGAGTCCTACTTTTGATGAGACAATTTTTTTAAAGAACCGCACAATTTATAAGAAAGGAAAACCTTCTATTGATAAATAGAAGGCTAAAGAAATTCCAGGAATGATTTAGCTGTGGGAAGAAATTGATAAGCTTTAGGATTTACTTGATTAGAATACGGGGAAAAAGCCTTTAGAAGAGGAATAGAAAAGACTTAATTAGAAATAGATCTATTACTTAAATCATCACTTAATTTAGTTAAGAACTTAGCAATATTACTTATGGGATTCTTAGTTTCCAACTATGGTAGGGTAGAAGAATAAAGGAGAATTTCATTGCAATCCTGTTGATTAGCAGATGAATTATCCAATCTATCCTAGAGGTGTTATGAGAAAGGAACGGGATTCTTTATTTATTGAGCCGCGCCTTGATAAGAATCCTCATCATAGTATTGTTACTGACCAATAGAAAGAAGAACTTTTAAAATAGGGGAAGCCTTACTTTGATTTTACTGATCAAAATCACGTATATTAGTTGATTTAGCATTATTAGGAAATTTAGTTCTATGTTGAAAAATAGCCGGATTCTCTTTTAAATAATTTGTTGTGGACTTTAGACTTCTATATAGAAAAGGCCGGATTGAGTGAGTAGTAGTTGCTTATTATTGAGGATAAGAAAAAGCGTTATCCCAATAAGGAAATTGCTCAACATTTACAAAGCAAGCTTGGCATTTATCATTAGGAGAACTATATTAGCACAATTTGGAATAAGACAATTCGATTGATTAATGATGCGGCCGCCCTTAATTTTGATGAATATCTTTGTAAGGATTACGATAAGGCTTGGAAATGTTGTAGTAGATGTGGAAAAGAGTTGTTGCGGGATACTAGAAATTTTGTCAAAAAAGCAAAAGCATTAGATGGCTTAACAAATCGTTGTAAAAAATGTGACAAGGAATTAAGATAGATAGAAAAAGGGAAATGAGAGGTGAGGTCTTTGATTTTTGATAATGTTGAAAAATAGGTTTAGCAATTACTTAATTATTTTAAAGATTTTTAGATTACTGATATTCTTGGTTTTGGAAATATTTTAGGAGTTGAAGAGAAAGAAGACTTTGTTGAATTTTGCGAAGAAATTGCTATTGCTTTTGCAAAAGAAAATCGAACTAAAAGAAAACAACTATTAAAATTAGCAAAAGATGTTAAGATTGCTAATGAAAATATGGAAACAAAATAGGAAGTGGGGGATATAAAGGAAGAAGAATAATATTTTAGTTCCTTTATTAGGAGGTTGAAGAATGGCATTAAAGAAATGTTAGCGTTGTGGAGAAGAAAAAACTATTGCAAATTATATTGCAGTTAATAATTCCATAATACATGGAGGAAGTCTTCCTATTTGTCGTCAATGTCTTGCAAAACAATTAGATGAGGCGAATAAAAAAGGATGTCTTTGGAACACAATGGATAAAATTTGTTAGTGGGCTGATGTTCCTTTTGTTCCAGAAGAATTTGATAAGATTTATGAAGGCCATGGAAGAGATGCAATTGGTTTTTATATTTCAATGTTTAGAGGAAAGCCTTATAATACGCTAGATTGGAAAATGTATAATGATGTTTATTTATAGTTAAAAGAAGAAAATAGAGTAGAAGATGCTATGCCGGTGACCAAGGAAATATTACGAAGAAAATTGAGTCAAAAATGGGGATATAATTATGATGATGAATCTTTAGAGTATCTTGAAAATCTTCATCAGGGGCTTTTAAATTCTCAAAATATAGTGGGTGCACTTAATGAAGACTAGGCTTTAAAACTTTGTAAAATTTCTTTAATTATTGAGTAGAAGATTCGTGCTGGAGAAGATTTTGATAAAGATTTAAAAGCTTATGATTCATTATCTAAACTTGCTAATTTAACTCCTAAGGTAATTAAAGACGCAAATGAGTTTAATTCTGTTGGTGAAATTTTTGCTTATCTCGAAAAGAAAGGATGGGTTAATCAATATTACGATGGAGCTGTGAGAGATGAAGCTGATTTTACGATAAAAGATATTAAATATTGGTTATAGTATCTATATGTTAATGAGACGGGTGTTGCTGAAGAAATAGAATAGAGAATTGAAAATTTAAAATTAAGTGCAGAACTTTCAGGTAATAATTTCGATGAAAAAGAATTTAGAGATTATATTAAGGAACAAGGAATGGCAAAAATGGAAGAAGAAGAATTTAAGATTGAAATGGAGTGATTTTACATGGAGATATTGTTACCAGAATAGATTTTAAATACTGTTCATTATGTAACAGGAAAGATTTCAAAAGATTTTATTAGAGATGGAATTACTCTTGAAAAAGGGGCAATAGTTTCAAGTAGAAGAATTGATTAGAATTTTAACTTATATAAAAAGTATTGTGAATTTTGGAGTATTTATCCTGATAGATACGTTGAGCTTATTACTCCAACCACATCAAAATTTAAATTAAAATTTTTCTAGATAATTTTTTTACGTGCTTGTTTAAGACATGGAAGAATACTAACAATCGCCCCTCGTGCGGCCGGCAAGAGTTTTATTTGTGTTTTAGCAATGTATTTAATTTGTATATTTAGGCCGCACAGTCACGTGAAAAATGCGCTATTATATCGTGAGGTGTAATAGAAAAGGTTAATTACAGCGGAAAACCCCTAAAGCCTTTTTAGACTTTATATGGAAATGCCTGTCCATAAGAAGTTGTGAAAACGTAATATAAAAAGGATGATTTATGGTTAAATCCTAAAAATTTGTTTAATGGGCAATTCGCATTAAAAGCGGCATTTATATTATTGCTAAATAATATAAAGAACTTTTAATTCAACGACTATCCTTGACCGGAGTAGAATCAAGCGATTCGAAAAATTAACCGCCTTGTAAAAGGATTGATATAGTCTGGACTTATATGAAAGTATAAGAAGGTCTTATCTAGCGAATAAGATCGTAACACATGCAGTTTATTTGTTCGCCTGGCAAAGAACAATCTGCAAAGATTGCTTAGGCTAAGGTTAAATAGTTATTTGAATTATTGCCTTTACTAAAAGAGGAAATAATTGGTGAGGGTAATATGGGAAATGGCTATATGAGATTGACCTTTCGCAATGGGTCAATTTTTGATGTTATGACACCATTACAATCTACGCGCGGCAATCGAGCCACTGCGGGAATATTGGATGAATATCGTATAAATTTGCGATAGTAAAATTGCTTAAATTGCGGGGACGTTCTTAGAGTTTTATTTACTAAACAGTATTAGTAATAATATTGCGGCAAGAGTAATTAACTTGATATAGTAAAAAGAATAAAAATTGAATAATCCGCAGGGAAGTTTCTTTTTATAAAGAAAAACCTTCAACGACTTTAATAGCAACTCTTATTGAGATGGGAAAGTCTACTCCCCTAATAAATATCGGGAAACCGAGGGTAGAAAGGGATCATAACGCAGACGATATCAACGAGATCATACTCCCTCTCTTAAACGTTGACCGTCCAATGGAAAATCAAGACAAGAACCCCTATGAACCCCAATAGGTTCAAATGTGGATTTCTTCTGCGGCCGACAAGAATACGTTTGCGTATGATAAAACAATTGAAATGCTAGAGCTTGCAATCATAAGTCCAGCGGAAGTATTTATTTGGGGCTTTAGCTATAAAGTACCTGTTTATACAGGTTTGCTTTCTAAAGATTTTTTGAATGAAATGAAAATGTCCAGCACTTTTAGCGAAGCAGGTTTTGCGAAAGAGTATATGAGTAGATTTGTTGGAAGTTCTAATGAAGCTTGGTTTGATTTTGAAAAACTTTTAGCTCATAGACATTTAGTAAATCCTGAGACTCATTATACTGACCGTGGTGGTTCGGAATTTTTCTACGTCCTTGCAGTGGACATTGCTAGGCGCGGCTGCCAAACTGCTTGCGCGGTTTTAAAAGTTTTCCCCAATGGAGAACGATATACTTATAATTTAGTTAATATGTATGTTCTTGGTAAGACTGAAAATGAAAAAGTGTTTGATAATTAGGTTCTTGAATTAAAAAGATTGATTTAGAAATTCAAGCCTAAAGAAGTTGTGATAGATATAAACGGGTTAATTACTAGCTCCCTTATATAGTAATATATAAGTGAAAATCCTTCTAATTGCTGGAACGTCCTAACGTGTATAGACGAGGATAATCAGCAGCGAAGAATCTAAATTAGATTAACGTTCAACGACTATAATGTAGACTCAAGTGAGTCGAAAAGGAGGAATACCAGAAATGGTATAAGATATAGTCTCATCTTTATAGAAATATAAAGCAGTTTTAATAAACGGGCATGAATTAACGACTCATGTTGAAGATAATGTGGGAATTGGCTTTGCCGATTGTATGATTAAAGAAACTTTTGATCCATCCTCTCAAACATTTTTACCAGCATATGGATTCTTCAATAGAGAAGAATATTTAACAATCTAGCCAAGAAATTGTTAGAAAATTTTATATGGAATTAAAGCAAATTCTACTTTAAATAGTGAGATGCATTCAACTTTATATCAAAAAATATATTCTGGCTGTATTAGTTTTTTAATTTCCGAAAGAAAAGCAAAAGAGAAACTTTTAGCAACAAAAACAGGAAGAAGAATGACTCCAGAAAAAAGGATAGAGAGATTAATGCCGCATGAAATGACTTCTCAATTAATTAATGAAATTATGAATTTAAAAATTAAACCAACTGGTGTTAATAATCAAATAGCAGTTGAAACAATAAATTCAAGAATGACTAAAGATAAGTTTTCCGCCCTCGAAATGGGCATTTATCGTATAACAGAAATTGAGAATGAAGAAATTTCTCACAAACGAAATAGAGGATTAAATAGAAAATTAGTATTTTACCGTGCCGGGAGGTGATAAAATTGAATGAAAATATTACTGAACAGCAATTAAATTTTTAGAAAAAAATAAGAGATGAAAGGATAACTAATTTTAAAAAAGCTTTTAAAAATATGGTTGCCACTTCTTAGGCTGCCTATATTAAAACAGACCAAAAATTTATTAGAGAAAGAAGAGCAGTCTACGAAAAAGAAGAAATCTTAAGAATTGTTGAACAAGGAACTCCCATTGAGAGGGCTGAATTGTCTGATTTCTTTTTTTCTACTAATGGCTTGTATAAAAGAATTATATTACATTATGCAACTTTTTTAACTTATTCTTGGATACTTGTTCCATATCCAAAAGACAAGGCTGGAAAAGGAAATATAGCTGAAAGAAAAACTGCTATTTAGTATTATAATGCAGCTGATTTTTGTACAACTTTTTAGATTGATAGGAAGTGTGCGGTATTTGCAAAAGACGTTTTAGTTAAGGGAGCGTATTATGGATTAATTCATGACGATGGAGATACTATCGTTATTTAGGATTTACCTTTTAATTATTGTCGTAGTCGTTTCAAGAATGCTCATGATGTAGATATAGTTGAATTTAATATGCAGTTTTTTGATTAGATTAGAGATGAAGAATTGAGAAAACAAATTCTTGATACTTATCCTAAAATTATTCAAAAAGCTTATAAAAAATACAAGTATCATTCTGGGCCACGCTGGATTTTTTTGCCAGCAGAAATGGGAATATATTTTTCTTATTTTGAAGAGCGTCCATTATTTCTAGATTTAATTCCTTTGCTTGATGATTTAGATGATTATAAAGAAATTGATAAGGAGCGAAACATGCAAGCTTTAAAAAAGATACTTGTTCAATAGGTTCCGATTGATGGAATGTCTTTGGTTTTTGAACCAGAAGAAGCACAAGAAATGCACGATGGAACAATAGAAATGTTAGCAAATAATAAGGATATTGATGTTTTGACTTCTTATAATAAAGTTTCTTTATTAGATATGAGTAGTGATGATGATGAAAAAACAGAAATTAATGACGTTCAAGACTTGATTTATGCATCTGCGGGCTTGTCAAAGGAATTATTCTATGCCACAACAGAGGCCGGCTTAAATTATTCTGTAAATAATGATTTAGCTATGATGATGATTCTAGGATAGAGATTTGCTCATTTTTTCACTGCTCTTTTGAATTATAAATTTGAAAATAAAAAAGTTAAATTTAAACTTCTAATTTTGCCAATCAGCTATTACAATAGCCAAGAGTATACATCACGTGCAAAAGAGCTTGCGGCATTTGGTTATAGCTTTTTAACTCCAATTCTTTCTACTGGACTTGATTAGACAAATCTTTCTGCTTTAAAAGACCTAGAAAATGACTTGCTTGATTTAGATATGATTCTTAAACCTTTACAATCTTCTTATACTTAGTCTGGTAAGGCACAAGGTCAACCAATTTCTGATGATAATAATAAGAATAAAACAGATGAAAATAAAGAATAGGAAGAAAATAGTAATAAAGAAGAAGAGTCAGGACAAGAAGAAAAAGAAGAGGATGGAAATAAAGAAAAAGGTGGTGATAAGAAATGAGTATGGAAAATTTAAAAGTTCCAACAACTTTAGACGTGACTATTTATGGGAATCAAGAACAAATTAATGATACATTGTCAAAAAGTAGAGTTCGAATTTTTTATAAAGGTATGAATAGAAATCGCACTTTTATATCAGAAGATTTTGCTAATTAGTTAATCTCTTCCCTACCATACACTCCGATTAAAGGAATTTTTAATAAGGATACGATTGATTACGAAGATCATGGAGAAAATAACTCAGATGGAAGAATTTACGGTATTGTTCCTGCGGAAACTAATTTTGCTTGGGAAAAACATTTAGACATTGATGGAGAAGAAAGAGAATATGCTTGCTGTGATGTTTTTTTGTTTACTGGCCTTTATCCTGAAGCAAAATTAATTCCTGGTGAGTCTTAGTCAATGGAAATTTTTAGAAATACACTTGAAGGAGAATGGAGGCTTTCGGAGTCTGACAAAATGCCTTATTATTATTTTTTAAAAGGAAGTTTAGTTGGTCTCTAGGTTTTAGGACAAGAAGTTGAACCTTGCTTTGAGGGTGCAGCTTTTTATGGTCTTAATAAGGACATATAGCTAATAGTTGAATATATTAAAAAATTTAATGAGAAGAAGGAGGAAAGAATAATTATGGATAAGTCAAAATTCAGAATTTCTGATAGTGAAAAAGCTGATATTTTGTTTGATTTAATTAATCCTAACTTCAATGAAGAAGGTAATTGGGCTTTAAATTGTATAATTATAGACGTTTATGAAGACTATGCTCTTTGCGGAAATCCTAGTGGATATTAGAGAGTTTACTATACTAAAGATGGCGATAATATAACCATTGGAGAGTCTGTTGCTGTAAAAATTGTTGATGTTACTGAAAATGAATATTCTGCTTTGGAAGCAATGAAGTCAATCGGCGGCTCTTTTGAGGAAATCAATACTGCTTATAGTTAGATTAAAGAAGAAAATGAAACTTTGAAGAGAGAAAAAGCTGAATTTTAGACTAGAATTGCAGATTTTGAAAATTCAAAAACTACTTTAGATGAAGAAACGAATACTAATGAGGAAGAAGTCATTGAAGAAAGTGAAAAAACAACAGAAGAAAGTCAAAATATTTCTGAAGAAACAGAAACTAATTATTCAGCTCAAATTGAAGCCTTAGAAGCTGAAAAAGCTGAAATTTAGAAACAACTTTTTGACATTAAAAATGAAAATGAATCTCTAATGGCTTTTAAGAAAGAAATCGAAAAGTCTCAAAAAGAAGCTATTCTTCTTAAGTATGAAGAATATCTCTCTGAATCTATTATCGCAGAACTTCAAGAAAAAATTGATGATTATAGCGTTAATGATTTTAAGAAAGAGGTATGTACTGCTGCCGTAGAGTCTGATTTAGATTTTTTCTCTAAGAAGAAAGAATAGTCTGACTTCATTTATAAAGGCGGAGAAGATATTACTAAAGAAAATAATGTTTCCCCAGCTGTTAGGATTTTAAATAAATATAAGAACGGAGGTAATAAATAATGGCGATTAATTTTTTCGATTGCAAAGGTTATGGTCAAATTGAACCTAGTCAAGTATGGTTTAATCGTGCTGGGATGGTTGAAGCACAATGTGAACTTGACCCTGATGTTTTTGCATCTTCTTTCCCTGTAACACCACAAGAAGTAAGTGAGGGAAAAATTGTAGCAGAAAATGGAGCTTTCTTGATGATTGATAAGGAACGCAAGATTGCTACTATTCCTACTACTACATTATCTAACTTAGGATATAAAATGGGCATTAATTACTCTACTGAGAGAATCTATAATCAGTATACTCCTGGTCGTAGAAATTTCTGTATGATTGCTGGTGAATATTTGCCACGTATTGGCTTTATTGAACCGGGCATGAGAATTTGCACTAATGCTGTTGCTTGGGATACTGAAAACTGCACGCTTACTGATATTGATGGGACATCAACTTCAGCTGACGTTTATAAGGCGGTAAAAGAAGCTATTGCAGCTATGAGAAACGCAACAACTGGCAGAAAGACTACTATTTCTAATGGAGCTTACACAAATACTGGATATACCACTCCAGCACCTATTTATTGTGCTGTAACAGAAGGGTCTTAGGGTAAACTGGTTATTGGCTTGCCTAAGAATAAAGTATCTGGTGTAAACAGTATGGTTTTAGGTAATGTTGTAGGAGTTGTTACTGAAGCTTATTATAATGCAGATAATACAGATAGTTTTAAGATCATGTTTATTGATCCGACAACAATTAAGTAATAGGAAAGGAGGTTAGATGAATAATGGCTAATGTAGATATTCAAGCAATTAAGGACTTGGTCGTGCATTCTTACTATGGCACTAACCCTGATCCTACTAAATTTTCAAATAATGATGTGAAAGAAGCTTTGAAAGAAGAAATTCATAAGCTTGCTCATGATTACAATTCTTATCGCAGAAATAAGATGGATTTGTTCGAAATTATGCAGGAAGCTTACACAGAAATTCTTCCTAAGTCTGTAGAAGATTTTATTGGAACTTTTGCAGAAATTAAGACTGTTCCATTAAAGACTAAAGCTCAGTTTATTATTAAAACTGGTCGTAGACGTGCAAAACAATTTATTACTACTGTCGCTTTGTCTGGTGTATACGAAAGCTTTAGACTGGATAGTAATACTTTTGAACTTGGTGGACGTTCCATTGGCGGTGCCGCTTACATTGATTTTGAGCGTTATCTTTGTGGAGATGAAGATATTTCTGAATCTACTAATTTGTTACTCGAAGGTATTCAGGAAGCTATTTATCGTGAAATTCAAAAGGCATTACTGGCAGCAGTTAATGCAGAAGATAGACCAGCCGCAAATAAGGCTTTTTCTAACGGTTTTGACCCTGAATTGATGAGTAGATTGATTGCTGTTGCACAAACTTATAGTTCCAATGGCGGAGCTACAATTTATGCAACTCCAGAATTTGTTGCCTCTATGGGGCCTGATGCTATTGGTCTTCCTATTTATGGCACTCGTCTTACTGGTGGCACAATGACTCCTGGATTGCCTCAAACTGCTGGTTATGCTACTCCTGTTTACAATCCACGTAATATTGAAGAAATTGCACAGTATGGTAGAATTAAGACATTCCGTGGAACTCCTATTGTTGAACTTCCTCAATCTTTCACTGATGAAAGAAATGAAACTTATGTGATGAATCCGGCTGCTGCATATGTATTTCCAAATGGAGATAACAAGCCAGTCAAAGTAGTATTTGAAGGTCCTACATAGGTTGATGATTGGCAGCATAGAGATAGAAGTTTTGAAGTTGAAGTTTACGCTAGAGTTGGTGTAGCAATTATCACAAATCACGACTGGTGCGTATACATTAATGGAGAATTGATGGATCAAGATAAGTATCCTACTCAATATCCACTTGAAATTAATGCAAACACCTTTAGCACTGGTGGCTAATTTAATTAATATTAATAAAATAATGAGAGCGGTGAGTGAGTTTTACTCACTTGCCGCTTTTGAGTTAAAAGGAGGATTTTAAAATGAGAACAGTAAAAATTACGAATATGGTAAATGGAATGGTAAGCGTAAAAGACCCCTCAACTGGTGTTAATAGAGTTTGGAGAAAAAGAGGACAATCTTCTGTTCTTCCTTACGAAACAGTTGAATCTCTTTTATGGCAAGATGGCTTTTTGAGATTGATTGAATGTGGGGTTCTTTACATTGAAAATTTAAAAGATAAATAGGATTTAGGTCTTGAACCAGTAGATGCGGTAGAACCTACAAATATTCTTACTTTAACAGAAATGTAGATGAAAAATCTTTTAACAGCTGTTCCCATTACTGTATTTAAGAAAGAACTTTCAAAGTATCCGAAGATTTAGGTTGATAATTTAATTGAATACGCAATTGAAAATAATTTAGTAGACCCTGAAAAATGTGCTTATCTTAAATAGGTAACTGGTAAAGATATTATGTTAGCAATTTCCAGAAGAGAAGATGATAAAAAGCACGATGAATTAGAAAAAATTAGACAGTAGGCTTATCAGTCTGAAGGAAGAAGAATTTAAGGTGATTAAATGGTTTCATTAATAGAAGTTTATGATGCTTTTTTAAGTAAGGTTAATGAAGATGAGTGGGCTGGTACATATTCAGAAGAAGATTTAGAATGGTTTTTGAAAGATTGGAGAGCTTTTCTTAACTCTGCCTTACCTTATTTTAAATTTCCTCGCTGTAATTTAGAAATTGACGAAAATTCTCAAACTTTTATAGATGAAAAAATGGGGTAGTCAGAAATTCAAGTAATTGCTACATATATGAAACAAGAATGGTTAAAAAGAACGATTGATTCTTGGGAAAATATAAAAACTCAATATGATGAAAAAGATTTTTCTTAGGCTAATTTATTAAAGACTTTTATTCAATTAAAAGAATAGGTAATAAATGAGGCAAAATAGCTTGAAAGTATTTATTATCGTTCTGTAAATAAAAAGCCTTATAGATTTAGACGACTAGCTGGTGGAAAGAAATGATTGATAAAAATTTAATAACTAAAGAAGCTTATGTAGACAAAATGAAAAAAAAGCTTTATGGTTTATTAAGAGAGAGAGAAAAGAATGGAGAATGGGAAAAATTTCTTGACACCATATTGATTGAGTTAATAGGTTATTCTGATAGTAGTAAGACGATTAATTATTATACTCTTTATACTAAATTATCCTCTTGCCGCTATTTGTCATATAAATACTATCGAAAAACAATTTTCGAATGTATGAATCTTTTTGATAGGATTGATATATAATGGGATATTTTGAAGAAGTTTATTTAAAAAGAATGAACGCTGACGGGCAGACTCAGCAAGAAAGAGTAAAAACAAGAAAAGAAAAGGAATTCGATAAACTGTTCTTAAAAAAAACTCAATACTAGTCTTTCATTTGGAAAAGGAATGAAGAAGAGGAAAAAATTCTTTGTTCTTTATAGCCTAACCGTTGGAATGAAAGTAATTTAATAAGTAATTTATTAATATCAACTTCTGCCCCTGTCTTATAGACTGGTGATATTTTATATATAAAACAGAAAATTAAAAACAAAGAATTTGATAAAATTTGGTTGGTTCTTTTTAATGAAGAAAATATTACTAAGGGTTATTAGTTATTTAAAATTATTTGTCTAGACGATACAATAAATTTAACTGATGAATATGGAACTACCGAAGAAATTATTCCAATAAAATTGGTAAGTGCCACGGCAACTTTAGTATAGGATACTTTTGTCCACTCTCATGCGCAATATGGATATAGAGAACCACAATCTGTTAGAAGTTTTATCACAAAAAAATTTGATTTTATTGAAAAAGGTAAATATTTTGAATATAAAAATAAGGGATGGGAAATTGTAGGTTTTGATGATTTAAGCATTAATAATGTTGTATATGTTACGATTTCTGAAAGACTACTGAGAGAAGAAGAACCGTCTTCATCTAAGAAAATTCTTGTTGGAGAGTCCGATAACTTTTTCTTAAATGGGAGGTGATTCTTTTGGAAATTAAATCTTAGGTTCGTTATGGATAGGAACATGGGAAAAATTTAATCAGGATTGCCAAAAAATTAACAAAGAATTAGAATTTATTGAAGTTATTAATGAACACTGATTTAGATCCTCTCAATTCAGATAAACATCCTGAACAAATTGATGGTTTGGATTTATTAAATAAAAATATTCGTTTTGTCCCTTTGCTATTAATAGATGACTAGAAAACAACCTCAAAGATTGTTTTAGTTTATGACGAAGGAAACATTAATAGTTTTAATACAGATAATGAAAATATGTCTTTACTAATAAGTATATATTGTCCTTTTTAGGAGTGGCTAATTACTGGGGATAATTTGCGTCCATTTGCAATTATGTCTGAAATTAGAAAAGATTTACAGGGCGCAAGAATAAATGGATTAGGAGAACTACAATATCATGGCTTTAGTCTTTCTACTTTAACAGAAGAAATGGGATCTTATGTAATGAGGTTCAGTATCAATGCTTTCTCGTAATCAAATTGAAGACATAAAAGCTCAAGCCTATTTAGGAATTCCTAGCATACTTAATAAAGTATGTAAGGTTTATCCAAAGACAATGCATGAAATTGTAGAAATGGGGATTAATAATTATTAGACTAAATTAGAAATTCTTTTATTAACAGAAATTGAAATATGTTCGTTAATAAAAAATAAAACTGGAGAAGAGATACCACCAGACCAAATCCGTCCTTTATCTTATTTATTAGCAAGTGCAAATGCAGATAATACTTTTTTTTTAGAACTTCAAAATATATTTACTACTTTTGTTTAGGAAGAAGTAATTTTGCTTCCAAAAATTAGTTCTGTTTTAGTTGGGTCGCCTAATGAAAAGAGACTCATAAATGAAAGTAATTATAGAGATTTTTAGGATATATTAAGAATATAGAATCGTAGAGAAATTATTAAACCGCCGCCAGAAGATGAATCTCCTGGGTAGAGAAAAATGAGATTACTGAGAGAAAAGGTTGAAGCGGTAAAAAGAAAACAGGCTTAGAAAAAAGGTACAACGCAATCTTTAGTTGAAATGCTTGAAATAGCTGAGACTTATGGGATTGACGTTTAGAATCATACACTTTATGCTTTTTATAGTTTGCTTCGTAGACATCAAATGAAGGAAAAATGGAATTAGGATATTTAGCTAATTTGTGCCGGAGCAGATAATAAAAAAATAAAAACACAATATTGGGGTGAAAGCCTTGATAAAGAATAAGGAGGTTGAACAAATGGCTACTCAAAATCTTTTTGAGAAATACGGTATTAAAGAAGTTGCTGATGTAACTTTTTATCGTATTGAGAAAAAAGAAGAAACTTATGAGTCCTAGAGGGCAATTGGTGTAGCTTCTATTTTAAAAGGAGCTATTGAATTGCAAACTGTCTATCCTATTGTAAATGGAATAGGAGAAGAAGATGGTTTTGAAGCATATGTTTTTAAGGATGCTACAATTCTTACTGGGACTAATTATGATTGTGATGATACTGATAATATTATTGAAAATTTAAGAGTTGTATATGTTTCTTCTTCTGAATTAACTGACTCTGAAATTGAAACTTAGGTTAGTTCAAATGCAAGAAATTTAGTATTATGGACTGTTCTTAATGAGGCCGCTGTAGAAGGATTTTCTAATCCTACTGTTTTGTCTTATGTAAATAAACGCACAAATATAGAAATGACTTCTAATAAAGTTAAGGCTTATGATACAATTGGAAATACTGTGACTGCTGATGCGACAGTTGTTGGTAAAAGAATTAATTACACAATTGAGGAAAGAAGCGTTACTGTTTCCGTTGCAGCAGATGGTTCTAAAATCACTTTGACTCCTGACGCCAATACCGCAATTAGTTCTGTCACCAGCTCTGATGATACTTCTGTATCAATTAATGCTGCTAATACTGAAATTACTCCAATTGCAAATAAAGATAAGGTTACTATTACTGTTTCTTTTACTGATAGCACTATTTCCGGTGTATCTATTGTAAAAAATAGTTTTGATGTATCTGTAGTAACAGATGATGGAGATTTAAAAATTTCCTTAAATAACGCTACCAATGGAACAATCACTTTAAGAGCTTCAAATGTTAGAATACCTACATCTTATGTTTATACTATTAATGCAAACCTTACCTTTACTGCAACTAATAGCACAGACTTGTCAACGGGTGTTTATAATTCTAATGCAGATGTAAGTCGTATTCCAGATACTCCATATGAGGACGGAATTGGAACTCATGAATATTCTTACCCTCAATAGGTTTGTATGGCTTTTGCTAGACATTAGAATTTGATTTCTAAAACTGGTGTCCGCTATCAATTTAATGGAACTGATACTATTTTTGGTGAAATTGATTTTAATGATGAATTTACTACTTCTCCACGTTCCTCTAATAAAATTGTTGTAGTTGGTTTAGCCGGTAAATTCACTGAGGGAACATATGACATTGAAGAAATTGATACTTATTTAAAAACTTTAACTACAGTTTTTAATGCTAAAGCTTATAATGTAATTTACGATGATTACGCTGAACTTGTCGTAGAAGATGAAATGGGATTCTATAGGAATGATTTCTTAGGATACGCTTATAATAAAAATAATGGTTCTGGGGATGCATCAGTTGATTTCTTTACTTCTGGCATGACTTATAGAGATTGGGTTGAAACCAATAGTCTTTTAAAGGATAATGCAATTGCAAATGCAGTAATGTGGGAAGATGGAGTTCACTATAGTATTAATGATGCAATTGAAGCTTTAAGACAGAAACAGTTAATTCTTGATGCTAGTGAACCGAGTGGAACTTCTGGCTTGAAGACAATTTTTGGCGGTTACAGAGTAAGTTCTAAGAATAATAATCTAACTGGAACTCCTAATGCAGGCACTGAAGATGTGCACAATGAAGGATATAGCAATAATACATATCAGTATACTTATACAGGTCTTGGTGTTGGAGATGAAACAATAACTTCAGAATATCCTTTAAGCAATGTAGAAGAAGCTCTCAATGAATTAGCAATCTCTGGATTGGCTTCTGGAAAAGATATTAGAATAGATGGCGGCCCAACTTCAAATAGAGCTATTTATATTGGAAATAATTCTGTTGATACTGCTATGGGAGCATATATTTATTTGCTACATAATAAAAATTCTAAAACTTTATCTACAGATAAAGATGGTATTTTCTCTTTTGAAGATAAGAAAGGAAATACTCTTTATTACTAGGATAAAATCTTTAAGGGGATTGAATATTTAGCTTTAGTAATCTTAGGAAACAAAGGATTGATTTTTGTTGTAAATAGAAATGGCAATACTGACGTTGAGCGTGTTGCTTGGATGATAAATGAAACTGGATATGTTGATAATAAGCGTGCAGAAGTTTTAGTTAAGAATGGACTAATTCATACTACTGATATTACTGTAAATGATGAAACTTTTGAAGCGACTTGCACAGTAAAATCCCTTAAAGTTCGTAAGATAGCAAAGAAAACAAATCATTATATTCCAGTTTTATTCCTTGACACTCTTAAAATTTCTACTATTGAACAAACGGCAGAAGAAGTATATGCTACTGGCGGTAAGGGCAATTCCAATTTAATCGGTTGGGATTTCAATAAGGAAATTACTTTGAATCTTCAAGATGCTTTGTTTACTCCGGCATCAATGAGTGCTATTTTCGGTAGTTATGATGGAAATGATTTCAGAAAGGGTGTAAAAGAAGTTAAGAATCTTGATAGATTTGAAAAAGTTACTGCAAAGAGAAATTTCATTGTTCCAGCTGGAAATAGTAATGGCACTCCAACAGAAGCAAATAAGACAGCTCAGGCTGTATTCTATGACCCGGCTACTATGGAACCATATCCTGATGGAACTCCAATTGCTGAGGGTGAAGTATTCTATAAGTTCACTCGTTCTGTTGCTTATGAAGGACAATCTCTTGGTCATATGATTGAAATTTCTGCTAATAGTTTCCCCGGAACTTACAAAATTGTTGGCGATACTTTTGTAAGATCTAAGGAAACTGGAGAGGATGAAAGATTCCAATTCGTAATTCCGCAAGCAAAAATGACTTCTGAATAGACAATTACTCTTGAAGCAGATGGAGAACCGAGCGTAAACATTATATATTCAAATGCGCTCGTTAAAGTTGCTTAATTGCTGGAAATCCCTTATAGTTAATAGAACTACAACGTAAGAAGCAATTCTAAGCGTGAAAGTTTAAAAATCTATTAAATTGGGCAATCAGCAGCGAAGAATCTGTTTTAGATTGACGTTCAACGACTATCCCGCAAGGGAGTAGGGTTTCAAGTGAACTCGAAATAGCAACCATACAAATAGTATGAAGATATAGTCTCAACTTCTAAGGAAACTTAGAGAGTGGATTAACGACCCACGTAAGATAACTGGTTTGATATGAACATGACTGTTCTTCGTCCAGATGATGGAGTAATGGTTAGATTTATTCAGTATAATGCTGTAGAAAATGAAGAAGAAAATGATGGTTCTACAATGGTTAAAAATACTGAAAACCTTAATATTCTTGATGATGCTGAATTATTTAAGGTTAGTGCAGATAATTCGATTGAATTTAATGCAATTGGTTCTACGGAATATTAATATAGATTATCAATAGGAACTATCGGCTATTGAACTTATAGTTCAATAGCCTTTTTTATAAGACCTAAACAAGAGGTGAAATAAAAAATGAATATATTTGAACAGTATGGTATTAGAGAAGTTGCGGACGTAACTCTTTATAGTATTCATAAGAAAAAAGACGGTAGCGGTGATATATATTATGTTCCAGCCCTTTATTTGGATACTTTAAAAGTTTCTTCTGTTGAAAAAACTGCTGATAACGTATGGGCAGAGGGCGGAGTAGGAAATGCTAGATTAATTAACTGGGATTATGGGAAACAAATTAATGTAACTCTTGAAGACGCACTTTGTACACCTGCCTCTTTAGGATTATGCTGGAATGGTGTTTTAAGTGCGGACTGGAAAGATAGCTCAGTTGAAATCAACACTGATGTTTGTTTTTGCAAAAATCCGGTTAATAGACTTTCTAGAATGGAAAAAGCAATATTTCCAAGAGATAGTAAAGAAAAAAGAACTATTAGTGAGTTATTACCTAAACTTAATGAAGATGCTATCGATAAAAATTTAGATATTTTAAAGAAGTCTTCCGTTGTTGACGGAACAATAATTCATGGTAATGGAATTGTAAAAAGTCACACTTATAGATGGAAAATGGCGATTGAATCTGAAGTAAAATCTATAGCACAAATTCCTGATAGATTTTTTGATGTATAGGGAAGAAGTTATCCAATAGATTGGAATAGAAAAGTTTCTGTAACTAATTTACCCACTTATGACAATTATAAAGATGCTATTATTTATAAAATAAATTCTTGTGATTAGATTGAAATTCCTAAAGCAAAAATAATTTATGATGAATCAATGGAGTCAAATCGTATTAATCTAATTTATAATCTATAGTCTGTTTTTTCTGATGATGAAATTGATATAGCCGATTTAACAGTAAAATTACCAAAAGCAGATTCTGAAGCAGATTATGATACTTTCACTTATAAAGATGTTATTACTTTAAATAAAAATGGAAAAACTTATGTTTATGCAGATGTAGAATTGTATCAATAGCAGTTAGATTTAATAAAAGGAGTGGTTTATAGTGCTACTCACCCGTCTGATGAAAATAGAACATATAAAAATGTAAATACTGCTACTAATGGATTAATACGTGCGGATGGAATTACCTTACAGAAACAAGGAAAATTCTATGAATTTAGAGAAGAGAGTCCATCAGTTGCTGATTCTAGTTTTTCTGGGACATTTTTTAATAAGAATAATATAATTGAAGTAGAACAAGTTACAGAGTTAAGTTTGGTAGAATTATAGGAGCTGTATAATGGTATAGGAACAGTCACTTAGCAAGACGTTATATTTAATCTTCCTAATGGTTTTTCAAATGTTTCAAATACCTATTCTTATAACACTCCGGCAGATACTTTTACTTTTAAAGATATTATTTGTTTAACAAAAGGAGAAGGCACGAATACAACTACCGGCATTCTAATTGATGATAATTTTATTAGTCAGCTTCTTTCTTTTGTATGGTCTACAGATTCAATTGAACAAGTAGACAAGAAAGCCTTTATGAAAATTTTATCTTCTTATTACTCATTTATAGAAGGAGATTATTTGAATAAATTTTATACCTATAATGTTAATCCTACTACTGCTAATGGATTGCTTGCTGGATTTTTAGGTATAGAATTTGATACAAAATATTATAATTATTTAAGTGAAGATTTAAGTAAGGCTTTATCTACTGGAGATATAGTAAGTTCTTATTTATAGAATCGTGCAACAACAAGTTTATTTACAAATTTAAAAGAATATTCTTTAATTCCAGATGAACTAGGTAGTATTGATAAAGGTAATATTCCTTTTGAAAAAATAGAAAACGCTAATTATCTTGCAATTATAATTGATGTAAATAATGACTATCACGCTTTAATTGGAGTCACAAAGAAAAAATCCACTTATTTAAATACCACCTATGACGATTCTTTGAATCCTATTACTTGGTATAGGCCTGAAACTGCAATTGATATAAGCCAATTTAAGGGATTGGATTTATGGCTTCGTTTTTAGAGTATCAATGAAATGATTTATTTCTTAATAACAAAATATGAGAGAGATATAGAAGATATTATTCCTTCTAATGTAAATGCTAATGAAAATAGAATCTTGTGGGGAAGTGGAGATGGAACTTGGACTGTAAATAAATAGGCAACCACGGTTGAAAAAAATGAAGATTCAGAAAGTATTAAAAAGCAAGGAAGACTTTGGTCTTATATTAATCCACGCACAATGAGTCCATATGAAGATGATTATTGGTTTCATCAAGGGGAGCCTATTTATATAAAATCTTTAACTATTGCACCTAAAAATAAAAAATTAAAGGCTAATAGAATTACTGTAAAAGCTGATTAGTGGCCAGGTATGTATATGATGATTGGAGAGACTTATATTCGAAATCGAGATACTGGAGAAGACGAAAGAATGCAGATTAAATTTCCATTATGTAAGGTGAAATCAGATTAGACAATTACTTTGGAAGCTGGCGGCGACCCCACGACTTTTACTCTTGACTTGGAAGTTGCACGTCCAGCAAGCGGGACTATGATGGAGATTACTTCTTATGAAATTGCAACGAAATTATATGAAGGAGAAAATGGATGTTTTTATTCTGTTGATGGTTCAACGGAAGTATTAAGTGAATAAGAGATAAAAGGAGGCGAAAAGAGTTGAACATATTTGAACAATATGGCATTAAAGAAGTTGCGAATGTGACTCTTTACGCTATTGAACTTGACAAATATGATGATGAAGTATATATTCCAATTATGTATTTCGATACTTTAAAAGTTTCCACAGTTGAACAATCCGCCGAGCAGACTTCTGCCCGTGGCGGATTGGGCAATCCTGAATTAATTATGTGGGATTACGGAAAGGAAATTACAGTAACCTTAGAAGATGCGTTGTTTACTCCCGCTAGCTAGAGTTTGATGTGGGGCGGTAAGTTTGGAACAAAGCGGAGTAAGATTTATGGAGTTTGGAATCCTATTAATTTCCCCTTAGATAATTATGGAAGAAAAATTTATTTAGAAAAGAGAATTGCAACTTTGATCGTAAGTGATGGGCAGGAAATTTATAAAATAACAAATGATAAGGGAGAAGAAAGAGGTTTTTTAGAGGGGCCGCTAGATGATTCTTGGATTTCCTTTATCAGTCCTTGTGATGATAAGAAAAAATGGTATAAATATTTTCCAATTGAAGCTCCTTATAAATATTTAAATTGGAAGTATTATGATACGCCCACAGAAGATCAATTAACACCCACTTCAATTAAATGCCCTAAGGGATATTCAATCTATGAAGAGAATGAGAATACTCCTAGTTTAGGATATGAGATAGATGAGATTAGAAATTTAGGAATGTGGAAAGATAAAAAGAGACCAGAAATTGCAGAAATAATTGCAGAAAATTTTGGAGATTTTAATCTAGAATACTATGCTTATCAGCAAAAAATAATTAATGATATTGAAAATGTATGCATAAGTGTAAAGACAGATGAATAGCCAGATATAGATCATTGTTCTGGAGCGACAGGATATATATGGAATCATGTTGATTTGAAAATGAACTCTTTGGAGGGAGAATAGGATTTACATTATTTAGAAAATTCTAATATAAGATTTACTATTCCAAAAGGAAGTAATAATAAAAATGTTTCTGTTGCTGTTCCTAAATTATATAAAACCGTGTATAATGAAGAAACTCTAGAGTGGGAAAGAATATCAGAAGAAGTAGGTAACTATGTTACCATAAAAAGTGAGAATGAAAATAGCTATGAATATTATGTTGATAATTATGAATCAAAGATTGATTTTTATATTGAGATAAAAGAAGAAGAGTCTTCCCCTGAAAATAATTTTTCAACTTTTTATATTAGAGTTAAGGTTGGAACTTTTTATATTATAAAAGATTGGAACTCTGGGAATGAACCGCCCCAAGATTGGATTTATCCAATTGAAGATGGTATGAATGATGTATATTATTTCGATAGATTTGAAAAATGTAAAGCAAGACAAACTTTTGCTATTAATGTTGATTCAAATCTTCTATTGGCTAATAGAAAACTTTCTCATAAATATGATCATTGCGAAATGACAATTTTTATTGATCCAAAAACAATGAAGCCTTATGAGGGCAATGCAGATATGTTTATGAGAAAAAATGGAACTGTAGTTACTGGAAATTTAAGAATTATAAAATAGCATGAAGTTTACTATAGATGGACACGAAGAAAAGCGAGTGATTTTACCACCTTAGGTCATGAAATTGTTGTTGACGCTATTCATTATCCTGGAACTTATCGTCTAGTTGGACAGACTTATGCGAGAAGTAGAATTACAGGAAAGGATGAACGATATTAGTTTGAACTTCCTTTATGTAAAATGTCAAACAATACAAATTTAACTTTATAGGCGGATGGAGATCCCACCACTTTTTCTATGGAATTAAAATGTTTAAGAAGAGACGATGGTACAATGATGAAATTAACTTAGTATCTAGTTGAATGTGATAAGAATGGAAATTATGAAATTGTAGAATAGAATGGTAAATATCAAAGTCCTACTATAAATGAATATTATGAGCCTTATGAGACTAATGAATTTAAATATTTCATCGTATCACCAGTTAATGGAGCTATTTATTATATTGATACAGTAGGTTCTTCAGACATAGGAGACTCTCAATATTATAATAGTGATGATAGCGTAACACCTAATATAGAATATTTTGATAATATTGGGGAGAAAAATATTTTCTCTATTGGTGGATAGACTAATGAAGAAATATTAGAACAATTACGATATAAGCTAAAAAGTGATTTTGGAGAAGTTAATAATAAATATTTAGTAATTGCAGCTGTTCATAAAGAAAGAAATTATTCAGAGGGAACAGGAATTAATAAATGCATATGGATTAATCCAGAAGAAATAGATACAATTGAGTTTACCAATAATAGCGAAACTATAACAATAAGAATGAAAGAAGAACAAATTCTTCAACGTTATTATAGAACTCTTTCAGAAAATGGGGGTGGAGATTAATGAATTTATTCTCTAAATATGGAATAAAAGAAGTTGCAGATGTTGTCTTTTATAGTATAACAAAAGTTGGAGATGAAGAATTTTACACCCCTGTTCTTTTTCTTGATACTTTAAAAGTTTCAACATTAGAAAAATCAGCAGAAAAAGTCTCTGCACAAGGTGGAATAGGCAATAAGAAACTTATTAGTTGGAATTTTGGTAAGGAAATTACTTTAACATTAGAAGATGCCCTATTCTCTCCAGCTTCTATGAGTATGATATGGGGTGGAAAATTAAATTCTAAACTCTCTTAGTATACTTCTGCAATTGTTAAAGCAAATATTGCAAATAAATATGGTAAATTACATTACTCTACAAAAGCTTATCCATCACCAGCATTTACAGACGAGGAATGGGAGATTGTTTTTTAGGCCGCCACAGATGAAAAAATTAATATTCCTTACGAAGATGATACAGATAATTTTGGGGCGGATTTAATTTTTAGAGGAAGTTTTGAAGAAAATGGTAGCTAGAAAATTTAGATTTTATATTTAAAAAAGATGGATGATTTCTAGCTTGATATATGTAAAAACAGCACAGATGATGAAGATGGTGCTTTGTATTTAGGGACAAAATATTATTCAGGAATTGATAATAATATTAATTATGTTGAAAATCACTTTTTAGATGATAAGATCGGATACACAGTGAAAAAAGTTGTTATAGACCCAATAAATGGAACTAAAGATATTTCTTATATAGATGTTGCTTATAAAGCCAATGACTATTATTATGTTAATGGAGAAAAAGTTCTATATAAAGGACAAAAAATTGGTTTTTTTCATTTAAATAATAATAAGCCTGAACTTATTTTTGATGGTGCTAGTGTTTTGAGTAGAAAAGAATGTTTGTGGGATAATTATGATAAGAATGCTGGAGTAACTAGCGTAGAAAGACTAGGAAGATCTGCACCTTCTACTACAAATCAAGAAACACAAAAAATATATTACTCTCTTAAAATAGATGATACTAAATTGAATTTTACAAATGAAGTTCTCCCAAATACAGATTCTATTCCTTATATTTATGATGATTCTTCAAGTAAAAAATATTATATTGAAGAAGCGAGAATGAATCTTCGAAAAGCTTATTTCAAAAGATTATGGGAATTTGAGCCTTATCAATATATACTTCAAGAATAGGAAAATACTGAAAATCAAATTTCTGATTAGAGTGCATTACCAAAAAATATAATAAATAGAATAGTTTCTTATATTGATAATATTAAAAAAATTGGAGAAATTGAACATTAGATTGTTGACCTTGAAGTAATTGATAGAATGGAAAGATGTATTGTCACTAAAAAAGAGGGGCTAATAATTAGCACTTCTTAGCAAAAAGAAAATTTATTACGCTATTATCAAGATGATCAATCTTCAAGTTATGTTATATATTATGATGCAAAGACGATGGAGCCGCTATTAAGTTTGTCAGATGATGGGACGATTAGAGGCTGGGATGATAATGGCATTTATGATAAAGATTTTGATGGAATTACGGATACTGATACTTTTAAATTGAGAATTGGAACTGTTTATTATAAATGGAGTAGAACTGTTAAATATAAGAATGGAGAATAGGATGGTGTATTAGGCAGAACATTTGTAATTGATGCTGATACTTTTCCAGAAGTTTATAAAATCGTAGGAGAGACCTATGTTAGAAATTAGAAGACTGGTAGAGATGAACGAATGTAGTTTGTTGTAAATCGTGCTTAGATTAATTCTGATACTAGCGTCACCCTATAGGCTGATGGCGACCCAACAACATTTAATATGAGTGTTGATGTATTAACTCCGCCTAATGATATAATGATTGAATTAAAACAATTCGATGTGGATGAAGATAAAGTGCATGGCGGCACTAGGATACTTCCACAACATTCTCGTTACAGTTATACCCATACAGACTACGACATGGAAGATGAAATATAGGTAGAAAACAATGAAATCTATTGACAAAAAGGAGACAAGTTATTTGTCTCCTTTCTTTGTATTTTTTCATTTGCCTTATGACTTTTTATAAGAAAAATAGAAAAGGAGGTGTTATGCGATGGATGAAAACTTTGTAGGGATAAAAGAACTCTATGACGTGAATCTGAGGACCTTGAAACCTTTAGAAATTGGTGGACTTAAATATGATATGAATGAGTCAATTTTAAGCTTTAAAAGAGCTGAAATTGCCTAGGTTTAGCAATCTATTAGATCAGTTTCTGCAAGGGGCGGCTATCATAATCCTACGTTAATCAACTGGGATATAGATAGAGAGGTTTCCTTTGGAATTACTCATGGAGTTCTTTCTCCTAAAAGCTGGAGTTTATTGAGTAATTCTAAATTAAGAGAAACGAAAGAGAAATCGGTAAGCTTTAATGAAGTGATTAGAACTTATGAGAATGAGGATTATTGTTATGTGGATTTAAAGTATTGTCCTAATGCTTGTGATAAGATGGGGGCGCAGCCTAATCCTTATAATGAGCCAATGCCAATGGGAAGAAGACCCGAGTTATTATTGAAGCCTTTGCCGCCCTCTAAGAAGAAATGGATTTTTGTTTATGATGAAGATACTGGAAAGAGAGTTAGGAATTTTTAGATTTATTAGAATAGGTTGTATTTGTAGGATATTGTGAAAAAGGTTTTTGTGGATTATACTTTTAATTACTGGGAATAGGCAAGAGCGATTGAGGTGGGTAATAGGTTGTTGAATGGGTTTTTAAAATTGGACGGAAAAATGAGTGTTAAGGATGATAGAACTGGTGAGGTCAGCACGGGAATTTTGGAATTACCTAAGATTAAGTTATCCTCGAGTTTGAGTGTTAAGATGGGGAGTAATTATGATAATTCAATTGTTAGTGATTTTTATTTTACTGGATATTTTGATGAGAGTGAGAGGAGAGAAAATTAGGTAATTGCAGAAGTTAGTTTTTTAGATAACGAATTGACGGGAGGTTATATTTAAGTTGTGACAAGAATACTACGGATTTTCTTTGTGAGGTGAGAAAATGACGGAGTGGTATAAAGAATATAAAAATAATATAGTTGAAAATTAGCGAGTTGAAACTTATTTTAAAAACTCGAGGGGGACTTAGACATTTTTAGATAAATATTATAGAATTGAATGGAATAATAGAAATATTTTAAGTAAAAATAATGATAAAAAAGATGAAATTTTAGGTAAAATAAACAAATTAATAAATAAACTTGAGAAATAGGAGGAATACATATATTATTCTCTTTTTTAGAGGGACATGCCTAAAATATTCGATTCAGCAAAAAAAATTAAATTTTGGACTAAAATTTTTAATATCAGTTATTTTAGGAAGGCAATAAAAAATAATAAAAAAGAGTTAAAATCACAAGATTATTTTTGGTTAATCCTTTCATCTGTTAATTTTATGAATGAATTTGGTAGTAGCACAAATAGCGGAGATAAGTTTCATAGATCATACATTATAAAAGCGTTTCAAGATTTTTTGGACTCCATAAAGAAAGACCCAAAAGAATTCGGTTTAGAGGGGAGGAGAAAAGAAATAGTAGAGGCTTTTGACTAGAAAAGTTTTTTTGAGGCTTTATTAAAAGATAATTCAGAAAAAGTTGAGATAGATAATGTTACATATTACTTTGGTAAGTTTAATAATAAGACTGGAGAAAAAAAATTACGTATAACAATAATGAATAAAGATCAACCAGATCGTATTATTGATACTACTGTTACTTTTACAAGTGAAACAAATAAAACAATTAGCGAGTTACTAAAGGATGAAGCAGCGAAAAATTTTAAACAAGAGATAAAAAGACTAAGCAGAGAAAAAGGATATGGTAATATTATTTTTCAATTACCTAAAAGTCCTGTTACAATATTAGAAATGAAAAAGGATAATAATGAATAGGATGAAAAAACACGTGGGAATAAATTTTTAACGGCAACAATGGATTTATCAGAGAAAATAAAAAAAGTAGCTGACAAAAAGATAAAAGAAGGAGAAGTAGATATAGAAAAATTTACTACAGCTTCGAATAAAACTATTACCAATTATGCATTGTGGTATTATAAAACTTTAAAGCATAAACTATATGAGAATTATCCAAAAGCTAAAAAAATAGCTTTTTTGAAACTCAAAGAAGAGATTGAAAAAATTGAAAAAGAACTTTTTTCAATTTTTTGTAACGCCATTAAAGACTCAATAGAAAGTCTTCGAGAAAAAGCAGATGAGAATAGTGGAGAATTAGAATTAGAATTGGGCTATATGAATAAGATATTTAAAATACATAAAAACAATATAGAATAGGCAATTAATTTTATTAAATCAGGAAGAGCCATTATATGGAAAATAATGCGACAATCAGAATCTATACATATTTTAGGAGATTTATATTCATATTAGGCTTAGTTAGGAGCAATTGGTGAGTTACTTGCAATTAAAAATTTTTCATTAAAAGATATAGTAGTTAAATCTCAAGGATAGACGCATGATATAGGAATAAGTGAAAAATATGGAAATGAAGAAAAAAAAATAAATTTTTTGGAAAGCTTTTAGGATGTATCAGTAATGATTGATGATTTAAAATTTGGAATTAATGTAAAACATTTTCTTTCTGATCAACAGAGTGGTATTAATTTATATAATAATAAAGATAAGAATACTTGGAATTTAAATTCTAAATTTTTATTTAAATATATGAGTGAAAAAGATTGGGAAGATATTAATTATTTAAATATAAATTCGCCTTATTTTAATAATAATGAAACCGAGAAGGAGATAAATGAGATTTTATAGAAATATATTCCTGAATTTTTAAGAATGATAGGATCACCATTATTAAAAAATGAAAGCGTAAATGTCTTTTATTAGTTAAATAATATGATAATACCATCTACTGTTTTATTAAAAGAAATAAAAACAAAAATAGAAAATAAGGGAAAATTTTTTATTTTATCTGGTATTAATAACAAAGTATATACTTATTAGGATATAAAGAATAACAATCTTATTACAAAATGTCTTAGTTGGAAAACAGGGACTAAAGTAACATTTACTGGTATTAAATATGAAATTCCAAAAGGAGTGTGATGATAAATGGCAAAAAACTCAATGAACTTTAACGTTAATTTTTCATCATCCTTTGATTCATCTGCAATAACAAAAGGACTCCAAGAAATTCGTAAACAAATGGGTTCAATTAGTTCCGACGGTCAAATCTTCAAAGGCGTTGATAAAGAATTAAGTAAACTCGAAAATCAACTTGTTGATTTAGAAGCGGCGAGAAGTCAAATGGATGACCCGAAGGGAATGTAGCGTTATCAAAAAATATTAGATCAAGTTAGACAAACTGCATCAAAAATTGGCATTGATTTTAGAGCAATCGCAAATAGTGATGCTTTTAAATTTAAGGCAGCGGACGAAGGAAAAAAGAAACTAACAGTTATTCAAGTCCAAATGAGTGCTTTACAAAAAACCCTTAAGGATTAGTAGAAAGCACTAGCGGCTAGTTTAGTTGATAATCTAGGAATTGAAAATAAAACTGCTAAGGCGATTGCTGAAACAACAACAAAAAGAGAAGACTTAAAGAAAAAACTAGTAGAAGAAGTAAAAATTGGAACTCAAAGATTAAATTAGATTAGAGAAGAAGAAAAGCTAAGAAATCAAGAAAAGGCGGCCGCAGCTTTAACTGATTTTAAGTCTTCTAAAAAGGTTGCAGTTTCAAGTATAACAGATAAGGGAACAGCTAAAAATAAAAATGCTGCAGCTGGTTTTATAGGAGAAACAATTAACACTTCTTTTGAAAGTGGATTAAAAGAAGGGAAAAGCTTTGAAGAAGTTTGGATTAGAATTAGTCAAACTATTGCAAATGCTGGTATTCAAGTCGGCAATTTTACTGAACTTGAAAGTAAATTAAATCTTGAATTTCAAAACTTACAAACCATTTGGAATGGAGATACTAAAGAATCACAAGAATTTGCTAATCAATTAGCTAGAATTGGTAAAGTTGGAGAAGATGGAAAAGTTATACTGTCTGATGTTTCAACAGAGATTTTAAAATAGGGTTCCTAGATAGGAAAAACTAATAAAGCAATGTAGGAACAATAGCAAAAAATAGAAGACGTGAATAAAGAGACAGAAGAACAAATTCAATTATAGGACTAGATAAGATAGACTTCAAATGAGAGCGCTCAGCAACAAGTTTAGAATACTATTGATGTTGCAAATCAAGAGAAAAAAGAAGTTGCCGAGAAACAAAAATCTCTTGAAGCTTAGGAAAAAATGAATCTAGCTATTAAGAATACTACCGAGCGTTTAAAGAATTTCTTCTCCATTTCAAATGGATGGATGAAGTTACGACAAATTATCTCTCAAACGTTCCAAGATGTATAGAGACTAGATAAAGCATTTGCTTCAATTGCAATGGTAACTGATAAGACTGTTTCAGGATTGTGGGATACTTATGACCAGTATTCTGAAATGGCAAACAGGTTAGGACAAACAACCGAGTCTGCGATTTAGGCTTCGGCATTATTTTACCAGCAAGGACATTATTCAACCCTGATGTTGTTTTCTTGACTTCTTCTCTAGTTTATGCTATAATATGTATAGAGTTCAGGAAAAAGGAACTCAAATATATTATAAAAAAACAGGAGATGATTTTCAATGGAAAAGAAGATTATAATTAACGGAGTAGAAACAAATTATACAATTTCAACAGAGGGCATTGTAAAAAATACTAAGACAGGCCGCACATTAAAGGGGTCAACGACAAAAGATGGATATAATAGAACACAGATTGTTGTCGCAGGAAAAAATAAGAGTATTTTAACCCATAGACTGGTCGCAGAATATTTTATTGATAATCCAGATAACTTTTTGTATGTTCACCATAAAAATGGTATTTTCACAGATAATAGAGTTGAGAATTTATTCTGGTCTAATAGCGTTAAGGATGGCCCAGAACAAGTAAATAAACCAGTTGTGAAAGATGATAAGAAGATTCTGTCAAAAGACGCTTATACTTGGAAAGAGTTAAGTTTTACGGAAGATTATTTAGTTTGTAAAGAGGGCTTCCTCTTTAATAAGAAAAGCGGCAGAGTTTTAAAAGGAAATGACCGTTGTGGCTACAAGAGAGTTCGTATTGACGGAACTTATTATTCAGTTCACCGTCTTGTATATGAAACATTCATAGGTCCTATTGCAGAGAACATGGTAATTGACCATATTGATGGAGATAAGGGAAATAATAATCTTGAAAATTTAAGATGTATTTCTCAATCAGAAAATATGAAGAATGCTTATAGCAAAGGACACAAAGGACAGCATCCTGTTGAACAGTATGATTTGGCCCGTAATTATATCAAAATATATCCCAGTTGCACAGCGGCTGCACAAGAAATGGGTTGTTCTTATAGAGCAATTTCTGCTGCGGCAGATAGAGGCGGCACAAGTTGTGGATATTTTTGGAAGAAAGTCGAAGAAAAAGCCTAACATCAGTTTAGGCCTTGAAATTTTCCTAACTGCGGGGATACCCTTAGAGATTTTACTACCAAGCTCATACAGTAATATATGAGTGATATTTTTAATAAGGTAACAACGTAAAATATTGGGCAATCCGCAACCAAGTTTCCTTATTAGGAAGAAGGCTCAACGACTATTCCTTTTCAAAGGGAAGTAGACTTAAGTAAGTCGAAAGGGAAAAACCTTTTGTTTGTAGGTAAAAGATAGTCTCATCTTTAGGGAAGACCTAAAGCAGTTCATAAGAGAACGTATTAAGTTTAACGAACTTAGTAGAAGATAATGTTAGATACAGCGGAAGCTTTAAGTTTGACAGAAGATACGATGAAGTTGGCTACTCTTGCTGGGGCAGATTTCTCAACTGCTACCCAATAGATGACAGCGGCTTAATAAACACGCAAGGTCGCTTTAAAATATTTTAATTGCTGGAAAGTTCTTAGAGATGATAAAACCACAACATAAAAAGAAATTTTAAGTGTGAAGGTTTAAAAATTTATCAAATTGAATAATCAGCAGCGAAGAATCTATTCTAGATTAACGTTCAACGACTATCCCGTAATGGGAGTAGAATTTAAGTAAATTCGAAAAGGATATGAAAAAGATATAGTCTAAACTTTAAGGAAACTTAAAGCAGTTCATAAGAGAACGCATTGGAATTAACGACTTCAATGGAATGTAAATGTTGCGTGGTTTCCATATGGAAATGGATGAAGGCGCACGAGTAACCGACGTATATTCTGAATTAGCAGCCCATGCGGCAGCGGATGTAAATGGTATCGCTTATGCGATGAGTAAAGCGGCATCAATTGGTGCTTAAAATGTTCAAATTGCTGGAACACCTTAAAGATTATTATGCTAAAAGTTTTTTAAAACTAATGCGGCGAAAGCAGAAACAAATAATAATATGGCATATGGAATGATTAACCTAAGTGCTTTATAATAGGCAATCAGCAGCTAAATGGAGGAGAAAAAAATGAGATTTGAAGAAAAAATAAAATATGTGTTTGATAGTAATGATATTACAATAATAGAATTAAAAGGCGAAAAGGAAAAGATTAAGTATTTTTGTAATTGCTGTAATAAAGAGTATGAGTATAAATGTGCAAGAAATCTTTTTTCAAAAATAAGTCTTTGTAAGGATTGCTATAATCCTTTTTCTCGTTGGAATAAAGAGAGCATTCAAGATAGGCTAAATAAATTATTTCCAGAATCTTAGATTGAAGTAATTGAATTTTTAGGTCTAAGAAAAGGTGGAAAAGTTAAATGTTTAAAATGTGGAACAATTGAAGACGTGAAGAATTTTGATGCTCTCTTTTGTGCTAGAAAAGATTATTTTTGTAATAATTGTGAGAAAGAATTGAATAAGATTTATAAACATATGGAAGAGGAATTAAACTTAGGATACTTAACTTTGTTGTCGTGGAATGGGGTTAATAATAAGAGTAAGTTTAAATGTAATAGATGCGGTCATGTGTTTGAGAAGATTGTTAATAGGAAGTTTAGTGGGAAGATTTGCCCTAATTGTTCAAAGGTTTGTAATAAGTTTTCTTTTGAAGAAGGACAAGAACTTTTGAATAGAAAAGGGAATAATGAGTATACTCTATTATAGTATGCTGGCACAAATAAGAGAAGTTTAATTAGACATAAATGTGGATTTATTTATTCGACAAGACTTCTTAATTTTGAAAACACTAAAGGTTGTCCTAAGTGTTATAAAAAGATTTCTAAAGAAATATTATCTAATCAATAATATTGCTTTTAATTTCTCCAAAATAAGTTCAACGACTATCCGAAAGGAGTAGCTTCAAGTGAAGCGAAGGAACATTGAAAAAAATATAGTCTATTCTTTAAGGAAACTTAAAGCAGTTCATAAGAGAACGCATTGGAATTAACGACTCCAATGGAATATGAAAAAACAATTGCAAATAACGCTGGTATGAGCTTCGAAACGACAGCAGCGTTTATAACTAATATGATAGAGACGACATAGGAGGCACCCAGAGACCAATCGGGAGTCAGACTCACAGTATGCCTCAAAAACTTAACTTTTGTTTCATTTTGTGATATACTAATAGTAGAAAAATGAAAAAGAGGAGTGATAGTTATGGCATATGGATATGTCTATTACAGTAAGAATGAAATAAATGGAAAAATGTATATCGGAAAGGTGACGGCGCAAACTCTTTCTTCTAGGCCCAATTATCGTGGTAGCGGTATAGATTTGAAAGAGGCATTGGAGGAATATGGAAGTAAAAACTTCTCAATACATTTCCTCGCTGAAGCAAATAGTAGCGAAGAATTAACTCAATTAGAAAAATATTATTTAATTTACTATAAAATCCCAAATGAAAATTTTTATAACATTAATCTTGCTACTTCTAATAGTGAGCAATCAAATTACTTTAATAAGAATAATAAGAAAGGAACTAATTTAAGAGATATTATTTGTTATAATATAAAAACAAAAGAAACTTATGTATTTAATAATTTAATACAATTTTGTAGAGAACATGGCTTTAGTCGTGGATGTATTTTTAATGTAATGTCTGGACAAAGAGTTACCCATAAAGACTGTGTTTTTTGGTATTCTGATTATCCCATATCCTCTGACGCATTAAATTGGATTATTAATTACAAATTAAAAACCACTTATAAAACGAAATACATAAAGATTGCAGAAGTTAAAGAAGAATTAAGTAATTGCTACAAAAAAGCCCAAAATAAGCTTGAAAAATTCGAGTTCCACGGATATTATATAGAAGATAATAAAGAGATAAAAATTGACTGGAAAGAACTTGAAAAATTTCAAAGTTTAATTTATAGAGATGGAGAATCTCCAAAGCCAGAAAAAGTTATTGATACAGTAGAACTCAATACAGAAGATGATAAAAAATTTGAGGATATAACCCGTCCTCATGAATATGTATTGGTTAGTAAGGACCACACTTTATATTTTTCCTATAATGAAATCAATAATTTAACAAAGATATACACAGACCTGTCAGCTCGTCTAGTTAGACAGGCAATTAATAGAAAACAGAAAACTGTAATGAACAGAAAATATCAACTGATTATTCTCGATTGAGGGCACATAATAAGTAATTATTATGTGAACTGCATTGAATTGACGGGAAACACCTTAGAGCTTTTGCTACTAAATAATATTAGTAATAATATTACGGTAAAAGATAACGCTTTTAGTATAGTAAAAAAGCAAAAGATTGGTCAACCCGCAGCCGAGTCCCATTACTACTAATGGAAACAGGTTCAACGACTATCGGAAATTTTGCCCCGTTAGGCTTCAAGTGAAGCCGAAGTAATGCACCTCTTTTTGAAGAGGAAGATATAGTCTGAGCATATAGGGAAAGTCTATAGCAGCCTTTTAATTAAGGCGAGGTAGATTAACGACCTACCTGAACATTACTGGAAAACATCAACACTGGTGTCCTTATGGTATAATACATAAACCATAATGGAAAAATTCTCTCTGATTGACTTGGACATCCAGAAGTGGATTACAGGGCGGAAGCTCATCGAATTTATTCGAGTAAGCACCGTGAACGACTGAGTGAGAGAACCCCATTTCGATGGGGATGCGACAGTCTCATCTTTGGTATAACTTAAAAAAAGAAGCCAAAGGCACTATATGTGCGGCTATTTAAGATTTTCTTTAAATGGCTAAGGTATTGCGGTACGGCTTTAAAGACTATTAACTAATAGTAGTCTAAAAATCTTCTTAATTGCTGGAAAATCCTTAGAGTCTATTAGACCTAAACAATTACGAAAGTGTTGACAATTTAATTTTGAATTGTGGTAAAATATTTATAGAATTGGATAATCAGCAGCTAATCTGCTAAGGAGGAGTTTTAATTAAAAATGAGTGAAAGAAAAATTATAATTTTAGATGGAATTGAGTTTGATTATTATATATATTCCGATGGGAAATGCTAGAATAAGATTACAAATAATTTTTTAAAAGGGTCTATTAACAATGGTTTCTTAAATTATTATCTAAGAAAAGGAAAAATCCAAAAGAACATAGCAGCACACAGACTAGTGGCTTTAATGTTCTTGGAAAACCCAAATAATCTTCCAACTGTTCAACATATTGATGGGAATAAGTTGAATAATAATGTTGATAATCTGCGTTGGGTAACTTACTCTGAAAGTTCGAAGAAAGCAGATCACTCTCACGTTAAGAACAGTCGCCCAGGTTATAAGTATTATACAGAATTAGAGAAAATTGAAGGGGAAGTGTGGGAACAATACAGAGATACTCATTTATATTTTTCTAATCTAGGAAGACTGAGGAATAGTAAGACTAATAGATTGTTAGTATAGCATACATCAAAAGAGGGATACAATTATTATTCCCCAAAGCTTGATGGAAAGACAAAGAAAATTCTTACTCACCGTGGAGTTTATGAAAGTTTTTATAAGATTGAACTGAAAAAAGAAGATTAGATTGATCATATAGATGGGAATAAGAAGAATAATAATTTAGAAAATTTAAGACTATGCACAGCATAGGAAAATTGTTTTATATAGATCTGAAAGATTAAAGAAAACTCCCTAAGCGGCAAGTTCAACGACTATTGGTGATGAATGTAGCCAAGTAAAACCTTTAGGTTTAAAAAAGGAGACATCTATAGTATAGATGAAGATATAGTCTAATCCCTTGCAAATATCTCGAAAGAGAGGGTAGAAATGTATAGCTAGATTTACAGAGCTAAAAGAAAACGTAGATGCGTCTGAATCAGAATTTGATGATTTAGATTACAATAAGGTAGATAAAGCCTTAAAAAGTGTGGGCATTTCAATTAAAGATGCCCAAGGACAATTTAGAGATTTGGACGACGTATTTCTTGAGTTGAGTTCTAAATGGGATTCTTTATCGAGAAATACACAAAGATATATTGCAACTATTGCGGCTTAAATTACGGGTCGCATTAAACCCTTTGAATTGCGGGGACTTAACTTAATTCTAGAATACTAAGCGTTCATCAACGTGGCAATGGGTAATTCCAAAGGTAAAGTAAAAAGTTTTAGAATGTTATAATCCGCAGCTAAGAATTAATTATCAGAATGGTAATTGATTAAAGTTCAACGACTATCGAAAACATAGTATAAGAGAAAGACTTATATGAAGAAGTGAGTAGAGTAGGATTTAAAAAAAATCCGAAGTGGAGGGCAATTATTTATTGGTTACAGAGAAATAATTGAAGATATAGTCTATATTTAATAAATATGGGTAGTAGACAACAATCACGTTTTATTGCGATTTCTTTAGAAGTCTAATTACATAGTAATATGTAATTAAAGCTCTTTGAATTGCTGGAAAATCCTAAAGCTAATTATACTAAAACAGAAGGATGAGATAAGCCTAAATGGAAAAGTTACGAAAGTAGAAAAAAATAATTAGATAATATATGGTGTAAACCTAAGTATTACTAAAAATGGATAATCAGCAGCCAAGCTTTGATGAGGAGAAGGTTCAACGATCATTCGTAAGAAGTAGGGTTCAAGTGAATTCGAAGTGGAGAGCATCCTATTGAGTATAAGTAGGATGAAGATATGATCTATACTTTATTGAAAGATAAAGAACAATTTATAGTTGTTTTTCTAGATTAACAAACTAGGAATAATATATTAGGATGGAAGACTACGACAGAACAATGGAACTCGTAGAAACAGCACAAGATTCTGCTGGAAAGAGTTCTGAACAGTTTGCAAAATATCAAGACACATTAGAGTATAAATTAAATCAATTAAAAAATACATGGGAGCAAATTAGAACAACCTTTATTAATAGCAATTTCTTTAAAGATGTTGTTGATATGGCAAATGATGCTTTAGGTAAAATAGCAGATATTGATTTACAAAAAGCTTTACCTCTTGTTGTAATGATAACGCCATTAATAAAAAGGTCTATTGAAATTATTTCAAAAGGTTTTATGGATAGTGCAAATACTTTAGGAAAAGTTGGAAGTGTAATAGGAAAGACCTTAGGAGAGAAGTTAAATAAAACATTAAAGGATACAACGCAAAAACTTAATAACTTAGAGGTAAAGCTTAGTCTTAACCAAGCAGCTAAGAAAAAACTAGAAAAACAGATTGATGAAGTTAAAAGTAAACTGAAAGAGTTATAGTTAGAAAAAAGAATATAGAATAATAGAAAATCAAATATAGAACAAGAACTTGATAAAATAAAAGAAAAAGAAGAAGAACTTACCACTTCTATGAAAGAAAATGCGGGAAAAAGAGATCAAATTCAAAAAAGAATGGCATAGCTTAGTGAGTCAGAAAATGGAAAAATAACTGAAGAATATAAGAATTTAGAAAAAGAATTAGAAGAATTAACCGCAGAGTATGGGAATTTAGATAGAGAAAGATATAAAGCATAGAACACAAAAGATGAGGAAGCTCGTCTTTTAACAGACGTAGAAGATTCCTTAACAACGTTAGATGAAAGAACGGAACAATATGAAGGACATTTAAGTGAACTAGAAGGAAGTCTTGGAGATGTAAATGAGAGACTTGAAGAATAGTAGGATGCAGCGGATGAATTGAATGAAAATGAAGAGCTTCTTAATGAAAGTGCTAAAAATGCATCCGATGCCTTGACTTTAGCAGGAACTACTATTGCTGGAGTCACTACAGCTTTACTTACGGGAGCAAATGCAACTGATACTTTTAAAACCGGCATGTTATCACTCGGCATTGCATTAGCTGGAATGGTTACTAAAATAGTCAATTTCGGAATTGAAGCAGCGGTGGCTGCCGCAGTAAGTGGGGAAAGTATTGGAGTAGCTCTTGGAGAAGGACTAAAAAATGGCTTTATTGCAACGAAAGTCGGCATTATTATTGTGGCTGCTGCAGCTGCACTTGTCGCTTTAATTACAGGAATTAAGGCTTATATGGAATTTTATGATAGATAGCATAAAACAATAGAATAGCAACTAAAGGATGCGGAAGAGTCCTTAGAGGAACTTGAAAAGGTGGAAGCTGAAAAAAGTAATAAAGCGAGAGACGAGGCAGAAACTTATAAAAGTACCAAAAGTTTAATGGAAGAATATGATGAATTAAGTAAGAAATTAGTAAAAACGACCGAAGAACAAGAAAGATGGAATGAATTAATAGGAGAAATAAATGAACAGTTCCCAGAAATTATAACTTCTTATGACGAAGCTAATGGCAAAATTACTTTACAAAGAGATTTATGGTAGGAAATTAACGATTTACAAAAGGAGTCTGCTTAGCAAGCTCAAATGGAGGCTAGTGTAGCTGGTTCGGCAACAGTTGGGGAAAAGAGAAGGATTGCTAATTTAGAGTTATCTTCTGAATTAGATAAACGACATCAGACTTAGAAATCTATTAATGCACTAAAAAATATACAAAATAGTGATTATTTTGTTCTTTCTCCTGAAATGATAAAAAACACTTTTTCCAATTCTTCTCTTGCAAAAGAATATCAATAGGCTTACAAAGTTGATTTCTCTAAATTAGATGATGCCGGATGGTAGCAATTTTATAAGAATATACAAGATTAGAATTCAGAAGGGTGGAAGACGTTATAGAAGTATCTTGATAATATAGAAGAAAAAGCAACGGATGCTTATAATCAATAGACAGCATACTATGATACTCTTGAAAAATAGAATATCTCTTCTTATTTATAGTCTGGAGGAACAGATTCTAATGTTGCCAATTTTGTGGCATCTGGAGCATATAATAAAAGAGGTTCCAATAGTAATAAATATAATATTACGACTCAAAGTTTGGATGCTAAATCTGGATTTTTTAATAACGTCCATAATGATTACGTAGAATGGAAGCAGTTAACAGATGATTAGAGAGAAATCCTTACAGCTATGAAAAAAACAGAAGAAGAGTGGAATAAAGAAAGGATAGATTTAGTAGATGATGCTAATTTTAATGCACAATACAGAGAAGCTGTAAAGATTTACGACGCTAATAAAAGAGCAGAGGAAATAATAAAAGCACTAAATGACTCTTAGGAAGCTTTTATTCAAGATTATATGACAAATTACTCCTCAATGACAGAACAAGAAATGACTGTTGCTGAAGAAACCATTAAAGGATATATAGAAGGACTTGACAATGACTTAAGGGAAACTGGTCTTAGTTCATTAGCTGAATGGAAAGCAGATTTTGACTAGCAGAAAAGAGATATAGCTACACAAGTATCTAATATCTTAGATAAAGACTGGACAGATTTTTAGAATTGGACCATTGATTAGCTTTCTGCTTACAATACCCTACTTCAAGATGCGTTTAATGAATTCGGTTAGGGCGGTGGAAAAGAATACGTACAAGGACTAAATAGTCTTTTTGACGGGCTTGATCCAAGTAAAATAAACTAGGCATTAAATGAAATCAATTGGGATACTGCAAATGCTATAAACTGGGAAGAATTTAGAAAAACTTCAATTGAAAAATTGAAAGAACTAGGCATTCCAGGTGCAGAAGCCTTTTTTGATGAATGGGCTGAATATGAACAAAAATTTGGACATTTAAGTATAAGTTTAATAGATGAAGATAAAGTTGAGGAATATCTTGAAGGAATAAAAGAAAAAGTAGACGCAATAAACGGAAGTCGTGGGGATATTGCAGAGCTTGCCGCAAAAGTTAATTAGGGCATAGCATTAGATTATGATGAATATGCAAAATATGCTAAAGCTATTGAAGAAATGGGATTAACTGTTGAAGATTATCTTAATATTGATGCAGATGGAAATATTTTAGCGAACGCAGAAAAAGTTTAGACTTTGTGGCAAGATGCTTATCAATAGTAGATCACAGATATTGAAACATAGATAAGTAATCTTGACGAAGAATATAGGATATAGTTAAATCAAATAAACGCAACACATGAGAGAAATCTTGAAGAAATAGAACTTTTAGAAATAATGAGTGAACAGACAAAAGAGCAGAAAAGATAGGAAGCAAGTTAGCATAGAATGATAGCGAATAACCTTAGAGCAGAAAAGAGATACACTTTTGCACATGTTCATGATTCAGAAGCAAAAAGAATAGAATAGGAGATAAATGGGTCAGTAGAAAGTGAAAAGAAAAGACAAGAATTAATAGATGCAGAAAATCAACGATGGGAAAATCAAAAGCAAGGCTTGATGACAGGTCGAGAATCAGCAAGACTGACTTTAGCCAAAGAACTAGATCGTTATAGAAAAACATACAATGCAGCATTTAAAGCATACCAAGAAGATAACAAAAATTCTAATGACAAAATATTAGAAGATTAGAAAAAACTATTAGAAAACGTCGAAAAAGCTAACGAAGACTATGCAAAAACAGTTGAAGATAATTAGCAAAAAGTTGCTGATGCTTGGGAGAAAGTTGCTGATGCTCAATAGAAAGTTCAAGATTCCTTAGATTAGATTACAGAAAAAGAGCAAGACGTTATCGATAAAACTAAAGAATTAAATGATATTATATATGGTGATGGGACTTATCGTAGTTCTCTTGACCCAATGTATAACTATAACAATAGACTCGACTCAATAAATGAAAGACTTAGTGATACAAAAGACGCTTTAGATAACTTAAATCCTTATGAAGATCCATAGCAATATATTCAATAGTATGAATAGTTGGCTCACGAAGGTTTTGTTAATCGAGCTGCTTAGAGAGAAGTTTATTAGGGAAGAATTAATAATACTTGGAATGCCGCCAATTCTGGACTATCAGATTTAATTGCAAGACAAAATGCTAAACATGGCACTAATATGGAAGCAGATTTAGGAAAATATATTTTATTTGATGGCGAAGCATATGGAATTGATTTTAGTTACTAGGGTGCATCGGTTAATGATGAGATAAAGAAATTCTTAGAAGATCAAGTTAATATATTAAATGATAGTGCAAAGAAAATTAAGGAATTAAATAAAGCAGATAAAGAATAGTTAAAACAAATGGAAGAAATGAGAAAAAGTGCGAGAGAAAAAATAATTTCAATTGATGAGAGCTATGCTAAATATTTAGAAGACCAGGCTAAAAAAGAAGTTGATATTGAAAAAGAAAAATATGATTCCATGAAAGAAGCTAATGATGATTATTTGTCTGCACTAGAAGACGCAATTAATAAAGAAAGAGAGTTAAGGCAAAGACAAGATGAATGGGATAAACTTGCAACAAAAGAGAAAAAATTATCATTAATGCAAAGAGATACTTCTGGTGCTAATTAGAAAGAAATTTTAACTTTGGAATAGGAAGTTCAAGATGATAGAGAAAAATTATTAGATTCTTCAATTAATGACGTTATTGATTCTATGAAAGAGTTATACGAATTATAGCAAGAAACAAGAGAAATGGAATTGGAATATCAAGAAAAAGTCCTCGAATCAACCAATTGGATGAAGTTAGCAGAAGAAGCTAGAAATGGAATTAATAGCGTAGATGAAGCAATTGAAATGTTTACTAAGACAGCCTTAACAGAATATGGAGATAATATTAAAACGATTGAAGACTTAACTATGGAATAGAAAGAAGAATTGCTTGCAAAAGCACAAGAGACTGTAGGCGGAATGATAGCTAGTTAGGAAATATTAAAGAGTAATATTAATAGTTCAGTTGATTAGTTAGGTAATGATATAGGAGTAATTACTAATGTAACAGCTGAAGAAGTTAGCTCAACTATTCTTAGCACAAGTGAGAATTTAACTTCTGAAGCCGAGTATAATTTGTCATAGGTAGAGACTGCTGTTGATGATGCAATTACAAAAGGAGAACAAGCTCTTACAGATGCAATTAAAGAGGTTTAGAATGCTAGGGATAATTATATTAGTGCGTTAGCAGATTTAGAAGAAGCCTAGAAAGAAGCTAGAGAAGCTGAAGCAAATGCTCGTGAGGCCGAAGGAGCTGCAAATGAAGCAAGACAACAGGCTTTGGCAGACGCCGCTTAGTATGATGCTTTGAAATAGAAATATGGTAATTTTAATGATGATGACCGTATTAATGTAGATACTCTTAGTTCAGACCAATTGAGAGCAAATATCTATGCAGCTATGGGAATGGCTGGCGGGACTGAATTTTTAAATGGAAAACCCTCTCCTGATGACCAAAGAAGAGTTCTTAGAGGATATCCAAATTATTATGAATCCGGCGGCCTTGTCGATTACACGGGTCCAGCTTGGGTTGATGGAACACCTTCAAAACCAGAAGCTTTCCTATCAGCAGAAGATACTCAAAGAATTGGATTTGCCGCACAACTCCTCTCTAAAATTCCTCTCCTTAGCAGCGACGACTTTGACAACGTATCAACTTCAATTACAAATTCTTCCGTTACTAATGAAGGAAGTTTAATAGAAGTTCACATTAATATAGAGAACATTTCAAACGATTTAGACTTAGACAATGCATTAGACAGAATGAAAAATGCGATTTGGGATGCTGCAAAACCAGCTGGTTCAGCTGTAATTCTTTCAAAATAAAAAAAATAAGAGTCCCTTATTATAGGGACTCTTTTCTTAAGAGGTGAATAAAATGCAAGATTTCACAGGTTTTCGTTTTGGTTAGGTTCATTCTGAAGACCTTCATTTAATCGTTGTTAGTTCAAGTAATAGGTATATTAAGACTTTATTGCCTACGCTCAAGGACCATACAACAGAAGTCCCTGGCGGCAACGGGTCTTATTACTTTGGACAAACTTTTTCGACGCAAGAATTTACTTTAAATATTGCTTTTGATTCAGTTGGAGAAAGAGATTGGAGAAGAATTTCAAATTTATTTAGTAATGATAAGCCACAAGACTTAGTCTTTGATGAATAGCCATTTAAAACATATAGAGCAAAATTAAAATCAAAACCAGATTTTAAATTCGTTTGTTTTATTGATAAATCAACTGGTGAACGAATTTATAAAGGTGAAGGAACTTTGAATTTTATTTGTTATTACCCTTATGCTTTTGGATTTAATAAATACGTAGTCAGGGCCGCGGATTATTATAAATGCTTATAGCCTTCTCAAATTTTAACAGGTGCTGTAAGTCAAAATCCTTATGAAGAAAAAAGAAAAAGAGAAACAAACTTATGGGGGACTAAAAAGTTTTATAATGTGAATTAGAATATGAAAACTCCTTGGAAAGGAGGCTATCCATCTTTAGAGCAGGTTCAACAAGGTGAATTATATTTTAATGACCCAGTAACTAATAAAAGAACTATAATTGATACTAGAAGTTATTTTAATAACATTCCCGAATGGGAAATTGCCGCAAAATTACTTTATACGCCAACTTTAGATTATGATAGAGATTTAATTTTTATGCCTTAGTATAGTAAAACTAATTACTATAATATGGATTTAGGATTAACTAGAGAAAATGGAGTTATAGGAAGTAGATTATTAGTTTATAACCCTGGCGATGTCCCAATCGATTTTGAACTTAAATTAACTGGAATTTTTCAGAAGCTTAGAAATTTTGATTAGCATGATAAAGATTATTATAGATTTAGAATTAGTCGTTATAACGTTCAAAGACTAACTATTGAATAGGCTGTAGATTGGTGCGGCCTTACTACTCATGATAGGGATGAAAATATTAGCTATAAGTATGGAACTAGATATTTTACGATTTTAGAAAATGATGGTGAAGGAAATATTATTAAAAGAGATTTAAATAAATCACATCCTGAACACACTTATTATGTTGAACCAATTCCGAGAGAAAAATTAGGAGATTTTATTCGTTCTTTTTATTGGCAGACAATGTAGATTCAATAGTCTTGGAATGAAGATGGCGATTGTCTTGATTTAGGAGATTTGTGTGACTTTTGGGAGAGGGGAAAAGAGTTTGCGAATCAATATGAAGAATATAGAGAGTAGTGTATTTCAGAAGAGGAAGAGTTTGAATTATATTGGGATACTTTAGATAAAGCTATACTATCTTTATATGAAAAACATTTTCTTGATGAAAAAGGAGAGGCTAAAATTCCTTTCTTAACTTACAAATAGTTTAAAGATAATTATATTAATAGAGGTCCTGAATGCTTATATGATGTTAAAGATAATAGATATTATGGAGAATATAATTTTAATTTATACACAATCCCAGAGTATTATACTGATGATTATCTTGAAATAAATAATAACGATTTTGACAAAATTCTTAAGCATAATTGTAATAAAAAAGATTGTAATAGGTTTGTAGAAGAATCCAATTCATCAACTATTAAACCTCTTTTCATTGACTCTGAACGCAGAATGGTGTATAATATAAATGAGCCAGAAGTAGATTCAGATGAAAAATTTCATAATTTTTATAATTTTAAACCATCAAAGATTATTTTTAATGATAATATAGAAAGAGGTCATTGGTTCAAAATTCCGCCAGGCTGGTCTTTAATCGATATAACTCCAATTATAGATGAAGACATGTGGAATAGAAAAAGATGGAATGAAGCAAGACCGTTTACTTGGGGTGAATCAAATGAAGAATTTAGAATAACATTTGATAAAGCTTATGAACAAGCCGCAAGAAATTATTTATATGAGAATTATGATAGAATTAATAATTCCAATTTAATTAAAGAAATTTGGGGAATTACTCTAAATGATAAGGATGAAGACATAACACCATCAATAATTAATTCAGATAAAAGAAAGAAAATTAAAGAGGAATTAACCCTTGAAGAAATTGAAAGACTAATGCCTTTTAGAAGATGGTTTAATGATAGTTATTATGAAGTAGCTTATGGAGAAGAAAAAGCTAATTAGCTAGAAATAACTGACCGTCTTAATACATTCAAGAATAAATTATTAAAAAGAGAATTAACAAATATTGAGTATGGTTTTCTTAAAACATTAAATGATTATTGGAGAGTTTCAAAAACTGATATAAATGGATTACCAGCTGGCACAATTGATGATTGGTATTGGTATGCAAATAGTTACATATGGGCTAACTTTCCACCAGTTTTTTGGGCTTATACAGATTTATTAAATAATGCACAAATAAAATATACTCCATTATTTTATTAAGAGGTGAGATAAAAGTGAGTATTCAGAAGAAAGAATACGAATTGAGTGTTTGGAGTGAAACGCTTGGAGAGCATGGACAAAAAAGTGAAAGAAAGGAATATATTATTGGCGCCCATGATATGGAATATCAAGGTCGGGCAACTGGCATTAAATTTGTAAAAAAGTTAAATGGAACTCATGAATTAACTTTTTAGATGCCAGATAAATGGTATGATAGTGAGAAAGGAGATTTTGTAAGAAATGAATTTATTGACTAGCTTTTTAATGAAAGGAAGCTTAAATTACATTATAGAGGAGAATGGTATGAGTTTTATATAAAAAGTATTGCTGATGCTAAAAAATTTAAATCTTATATAAAAACTTATACTTGTTCTGATGCTTTCATTGATGAACTTAGTAGAAACGGTTACGGGATTACTTTTGATGAAGCATTGTATAACAATGTTGAAGAAATGGGAATTTTTACGGAAGAAATTTTAGAAGATAGTGTTTGGTATTACTCTCCAGAAAACAACTGGGGAGATTTTACTGAATATTCAGAAGAAAAATTATATAAAATACCTATTAAATTTTTTGATAATTTAGAAGCTTATGAATTAAATTATAATATAGATGATGCAAAAGGACAAATTATAAATTTAGTTACTAATGAAAAAAGAGATATTGAAATGGGTGATGACTTAGCTAGAGAAAAAGGCTATTATTGGGATTAGATGAGTAATGATGGTAGTATTAAACACCCCTTGATTGGAGAAAGAAAAACGGTTGAAAATGATGGGTATATATATGTTTTTATGTCTTGCCTTGATTTTTGTTATAAGACTACAAGCGATGATGGATTAATCGCTACAGAAGAAGTGTAGTATTATGGAGATACTAAAAAATTTGCAGTCGCACCAACATCTGTTGACCCATCAGCTTTAATTCAATTTATGGCCTTTCCGAAAGATGCTATAATTGAAATTGATGAAGCTGGAATGATTGTTAATAAGGATTATCATTATATAATGACAATCGGCCAATGGAATGAGTATTTAGAATAGACTAGTGATTATTTTTATAAATTTGAAAGTTTAAGCAATGAAAAAAGGAAATATTTTTTAGCAAGGGGAGAAGCTAATAGCAGAATGGCTTTATCAGAAAGATAGATTACTGGAAATTGGACTGTATATTATGAAGATTATCTTTCTAAAATCGGTGATACTGATGTTTTAACAGGAAAAAAAATTAGTATTACAAATCATACTGAAATCAATATTACTGATGAAATCGATTAGTATGTAACTGTTTATAATAATAAAAGTAGTGAGTTTAATGATTTGTATGTAAATCCTACTGAAAATTGGAAAGAAGGAGAAAATTAGGATAAAGACTCTTATAATTATAGAGTTTGTTCTGTTAATAAAACAAGATAGATAATTCCTCAATTAGCTAGAAATTTAGTTGAAAATGCTATTGGAATAAAATCAGAAGACGGATGGGCGGTCGCAGCAACAGTTGATAACATTAATATTGGTTCTACAACAATTAAATTTATAAAAAAAGAAAACGAAAATATTGGTTAGCTTGAAATTACTCCTACTAGTGATACAAATGATGACAATAAAAGGTATAGAACTATTATAAATTTTGGTTTAGTGGGGCAAGAATATGAAATTACTGCGGATAAAATATATTGTATTGGAGTAAAGGGAATCTTTGATGATAATGATAAAGTTATTATTGGAAAAGGAGGAATGATTTCTTCTGGTGAATATAAAGTAGAAGAAGTTTTTTCGCTTAATTGTTTACAAATAAATAATAATTTTTATTTTATAAAATTTAAAAATAATATAAAAAATCCTTATTTTGCTATTCAATTATCAAATAATTCAAAAAGTTTAAGATATATAGATTAGGTTTATTTCTTTGAAGCATATACAAAAGGGATAGACTAGTTTGGGGAAAAAGCTGTATATAAATATAGCGGCCGAACCATTTTTAATGGTATTTTAGACGGCGTTTCTGGAAATAATAATTTTAGTATAAGTAGATCATATACCGAAGAAGAAATGAGAGAAAGAGTCATATTTGAAAATGATATAATGCCGGGAGATACCTATGAATATAAAGAATATTTTATTCAATAGCTATCTGCAAATTCTTACGTAGCGGACACCTACAAACAAAAAGAATTTTTGTCTCCTGATGCACCTGAATTAGAAGATATTGATAATACAAATTTGAGTTATAGAAATTTACCTTATAGCTCAAAAGATTTTACTGATGATGATTTAATTATATCTACTAAATATATTGATTTAAATAAATGTCAATATTATAATTTTAATAATGAGCTAAAAGCTTGTGATTGTAGCTATGGCAACAAAGATAATTACAATAAATTTTGTATGTATCAAAAATATGGATATTGTCCTTATTTATTCTAGTCAGAGAAGCACTGTAGAAAGATTAGAACGTTAAAAGGAGAAAAATCAAATAGATTTAATTTGACTTAGGAAATAGGAAAAGTTTTCAAAGTGTATCCATGTTACTGGATAAATCACGAGGAAAATGGAAAGACAAAAATAAAAGAAAGAGAAGATAAAAATGGAGAAAAATATGAAATGTTAGATAAAAGAGTGTATTATATAACAGAAAAGGGCAAGGAAAATAAATTAGGTTTTAGATATGAAATTAATTTATCTAATATTTCAAGAACGATTAAAAGTGATTAGATTGTGAGTAAATTATATGTTTAGGATGTTGATAGTAGTTTATCAAAAACTGGGTTAAGTTCTATTAAAACTGCTCCAGATAATATCTCTAAAGATAGCTTTATTATTGATTTTTCTTATTATATTGCAAAAGGCATGTTATCTGAAAAACAGGTCTATGCTGATTTATATGGAACTAACGAAGGAGATATGGCTTATTTGAGAAAATTAGGTCATTATAACGAAGAATATGATAAAATTTCTAATTTAATAATAAATCTGTCTTCTCAGTCTTTTACTGAATTGGAAGCTAATGTTAAAGTAAATATAGATGGCATTGAAGCAGCGCAAAAAGAATTATATAAATTAAAAAAATAGGCAGATAAATATAAAACTCTTAATAAAACTATTGAATTATAGCAAGAAATTAGTAATAGTAAACAAGAATTAATAAATAGGTATAATGAAGCATATCAAATGAGTATTTAGCAGATTACAGAAGAAATTAATAGTTATACAGAAGCCTAGAAAGAAAAATTAAAGGAAAAAGTAGCTGAAAGAACTGCGTATATAAAATGGGCTTAGGAAATGTTAGATAAAGAAATATATAAAAACTATATTTAGCAAGCAGAACAAATATCAATTGATTTTTCAATTATTAGTAAATTGAAAGATCATAAAGTTCCACTTGATTATATAAATTATTTAGAAGAAGAAACATTAAGAATTAATCAATTAATAAATAGTGCCCAAAATCAAACTTATTTAAATTATTTAGTTAAAATTAATGAGCAAGTTGCTATTATAAATTAGCTAACAAAAGAATTAATGTGTGATGAAAATTATAATTTTGAAAATTTTTTAAATAATAATGAGACTATTTCTGATAATCTTTATGATAAAATTTTTGGAAATTTACCAATTGCAGATTTTAAAGAAACGGATTGGTATAAAAAACATACATATTTGAAATACGGAATGCTAGGTCAATATAACAGAGAATACCAACAAATTCAAGAGTGGCGAAAACAATAGGCTGAACATTTGAAATAGATAAATCTTCTATCTTATAGATTTTTCCAAAAATATGAACCTTATTTAAAAGAGGGAACTTGGAGTGATAGTAATTATTTAACGGATAACGCATACTATTTCGGGGCGAAAGAAGTAGCCACATAGGGCGCTATTCCAAAAATTGAATATAACATTTCAGTAATCGATTTACAAGATTTACCAGAATATGAAGAATATGACTTTGATTTAGCTGATACAACTTATGTTGAAGATATAGGTATGTTTGGAATAAATGAGAAAACAGGATTGCCAAATAGATTAAAGGTTTTAATTTCTGAAATTTCTTACGACTTAGATTAGCCAAAGAATAATTCAATTAAAGTATAGAATTTTACAACTTAGTTCGAAGACTTATTCCAATAGGTTAGTGCTTCTGTTTAGTCACTAAGCTTTAACGAAAATATATATAAACGTTCTTCTAATTTTACTTCAAATCAAAGTATTAAAGAAGAAAGTTTATAGGGAGCATTAGACAATAATAATGTAACTTTATTAAAAACACAAGAAAATAATATTGAATTAGACGCAGAAGGACAATTTGGAAGTGATATAAATAATCATAGCAATAAATATAAATTAAATGGATAGGGAATGTTTTTCTCTAATAATGGCGGCCAAAGTTGGGAAGTTGGTGTTGGTCCTAGTGGTATTAATGCTGATTATATAAAAGTTGGAACTCTTGATGCTGGCAAGATAAAAATTGTTGATAATGATTATTTATATTTTTTATGGGATAAAGGTGGCATTTTTTCCTTTAGGGAGCCATAGTCATAGTCAACAAGTGAAAAAATAAATTTTAATGATTATGCCGTTTTTAATAAACATGGGCTATCATTAATTGAAAATGGAAAAATTAGATTAAGAGCTGGATATAGTAATGTTGGAGAGAATGGTGTCTATAATGTTGAAGATCCAACAACTGGAAATATAGGTTTTTATTTGTTTGATAATTCAGGAAAACCTATTTTTTCTACCGAAGGTTCACCCACTGAAGAAGGTGATAATTATAGTGCTAGAATATTATTATCAGGTGAGATGTTAGCATCGGCGACGGCAAATGCTAATCAACAAATAGAAACTTTTTATTATACTAAAAAACTTTAGCTTATAACCTTAAATATTAAATACACTAAAACGCAAGAAGAAATTATAGTTGAAAATACAGGAGATCTAGAATCATTAGGCACTGCTAATGTTTTTAATGATACAGAAAAAAGCTCTTTCGTTTCCATAGGACTGCATCGATACAATGATATATATTGCTTTACTGAAGGTGGTAAGTATTATAAATTATTGATTGATAACAGCGTATATATATATTTTTTGACAACTATCAAAGATGGAGAATTCTATCCACCTGATAACCAAGATTTAAGTAATGCTTATGGGATAACTTATTATGACAACAATGGACGGAAAGTAGAAACTTATAAGAATACATCTTATCAATATTATGAAATTGAAAATAATATTAAGATAATTTTATTAGATCGACATTCAAAGTAGACATCAAGTGGAAATACGACAATTTCAACAGGAGTTTTTATTAATAATAAAATTATGAATCCTAATGATACAGATGAAGACATAAGGCTTTTTAGTTGCGTTTCTCTTGATAATAAAAGAAAAATAAATAATCTTTTTACAGTGTATAGAGACGGTCGCCTAATGATAGGAGGAAATTTTGAAGGAGAAGCTGATGACATAATTTCAATTAATGATAAATTACATTGGGATGAATCTAATTAGAGTAATACTATTAGAATTAAAGATGGACAAATGTATTTAGGAAACGACTCATTAACGAATATGATTAGTGGAGCTGCGGCAAGTCTTCCTAGGCACAGTCATAGTTTTAATAGACATAATGATTATTATCGTTTTTCTAATGATGGCAGATCGCCATTAACAGGCGAATATAATACTTATTCAGTCGAGCTTGTGATTCCAATGAAGGATTCCAATGGCAATCCGGTGAATGATCCCAATAATAATCCCGTAACATCTTCAACAACTTTATATATACATGAATATCTGGACGATAGCACAGATTATACCGGAGAGATAGGAGGTTAATTAATGAAAATATTAAGACAACAAATTCAATCACTCTTCTCTACTTTAAAAACTTTTGAATAGAATGAAGATTTTTCAATTTCTACAAAATACAAGATATTAAAAATGAAGAAAATATTAGAAACAGAATTAAAATGCAATTTAGATTTATTAAACGAACTAGTAAAAAAATATGGAATGACTTCAGAAGATGGGGAAATTCTTATAAAGAAAGAATTTATGGATAATGTATCTAAGCAAATTAATGATTTTAACAATGAAGAAATAGAACTTCCAAATTTATATTTTACAATTGATGAATTATCAGTTGCAAAAATAAATTGGAAAGACCTCGAGATACTACTGCCATTAATTAAAGATTGATTTTGTATAATTTATATAAAAATCTAAATGACCCGTATGAAAGTTTTTGCTTAAAACATAGAACTTTTCATATGGGTCATTTTCATTTTATAAACCTCTCTTTTTAAAAATTACTTCTAAGTGTAAGAACGAAAAAGAGGTGATGAAAAATGGCTTATAATTACAATCAACAGCCACAAAATCTTACACCACAACCTTTTCAACAAAATCAGCAAATGCTGAATTAGCAAAATGTACAACCATTATTTCCTCAACCGCAAGGCAATGTTTATAATATAAATTCAACTCTTGAAGTTGCAAATGTCCCTGTGGGTGCTGGAGTATCAGTTGCACTTTGCTTGCCTGAAAATGTTATGTATATAAAGACAATGTAGAATGGTAATCCGTTATTTTATCCCTATAAAATAACTCCTTTTACTAATGAATAGTCGCAATAGGAAGAAAAACCGCAATCTTCTTCTACTACTATTGATTAGTTAATGGAATAGATAAAAATTTGTAATGATAAAATAAGTAATCTGGAGGCAAGATTGTCCTCAAAACAAAAGAGAGATGATTTGGTATGATAGAAAATTTAACTCAATTAGTCTAGGTTTTAAGGGGCCGCAATCCCCAGGAAATGGTCATGACAATGATTTAGAATCAAAAAATTAATGACCCGAACATTACTCAATTAGTTCAATTCGCCTAGAAAGGTGATATGAATAGCTTAGTTAATCTCGCTAATAACATCTGCGCATAGAGAGGAGTTGATTTTAACTCTGAATTTCAAAACTTTATGTCAATGATGAAATAAGCGTGAAATATAATATTTTTGGAGGTTATATAAAAATGGAAGAAAAAGGTTTAACAGTTGCGGACGCATTGGCGTTACGTAATGGAGGAAACAACAACGGTGGCTTTGGCTTTGGAGACGGCTCCGGTTGGTGGGTTATCATTTTAATCCTCTTCTTGATGTCAGGCTTTGGCGGCCGTGGTTATGGGAATAATGGTGGTGGAGACAATACTAACACTGTTTTTGTTCCTTATGGTAATGGTGGCTTTGGTGGTGGATACAATGGCGGTTGGAGTCCATGTTGCTCACCAGCTACAGCTCAGGGTGTAACTGATGCTTTCAATTTCAACGCTTTAGATACCGGTGTTAGAGCAACTCATGAAGCGGTTACTAATGGTTTTTATACTAATAATTTAGCAACTACAAATCTTGGAACTGCAATTCAGCAATCCTTCGGTCAAGCTGCGTTACAAAATTGTCAAGGCTTTAATGGTGTAACTAATGCAATCAACGGAGTAAACAATACTGTAAATCAGGGTGTAAATTCTATTCAATCCAGTTTGTGTAATGGCTTTAATAGCGTAAATCAGGGTTTGGCAAATAATGCCTATAAACTTTCTGAATGCTGCTGCGATATGAGACAGTCAGTAATGCAGTCTAATTTCAATAACCAGACTGGTTTCAATACTATTGGAACAGCAATTGCAACTAATGCTTGCGATATTGAAAGAGGTCAAGATGATATTCGTTACTTGATGGCTCAAAACTAGAGTCAAACAATGGCAGCAATCGATCATGTTGGCGACCGTCTCATTGACTATATGAACAATAGCAAAATGGATGAACTTAGAACAGAGCTTCAAAATGCTAAATTCTAGATTTCTTAGGCTGCCCAAACTGATGCAATTATCAATCAGTTGCAGCCAATCGCAAAGCCTTCTTGGCTTGTAAATTCTCCTTATCAATCCTTAAATTATAACGGCGTAAACGCTTGCGGCTGCGGTAATTTTTGAGAGGTGATATAAATGGCTTGCCCAAATGTATCATGTCTTTGCAATAGATTGATTCTTTCTCAAAGTGTAACTTTTGAAGATGACACTTTATTAATTGATATTCCAGCTGGTTCATACGAAAATGGTGAAAAATATTGTCTTGTTATAGCACAAGACATTCCAGTTGAAACAACTATTGCCGCAGATGTTGCGATTACGATAGGTGGAGATACCACAACTACTTATCCTTTAGTTAATAATAATTGCACAAACGTACAAGCTTGTTCTATAAATACTAGAACTCGTTATGCAACAAGAGTATTTACTAATATTGGAGAGGGAGTTTTTAAATTACTTGGAAATATAAACTGCTTTAATTGTCGCAGAAATAATGCGGCCGCAGCATTACCAATTCCGACAGTTGAAGCAACAGGAGGGGAGAATGGATGATGAAAGAACTTTAGAAAAAAGTTAAAAAGGAACTTGATAATATAGCGGAAAAAGGTATCACCTCTTCTAATCTTGAAGTAACAAACAAACTTGTAGATATTTATAAAGATATAGTAGAAATTTGTGAAAAAGAATAGGGAGGTGAAAACGGCATGTATGATGCTCGTGGACGTGGACGTGACGGCAGATATAGAGACTATGATTACGATGATTATAATGCTCGTGGCAGCCGCAGTGGTAGAAGCTATAATGATTATGATAATTATGGACACTACCCATTGGATGAACGCACTGAAAGATACCTTACTAGAATAAGAGAAGGCATGGAAAATTATGATGCTGGTTGTTCTCGTTATAGAGATGGCGGTTCTAATGAAAGAATGGTTGAAGGAATTGAAATGACTATGGGTGCAATTGTTAATTTTATTGAATCTTTAATGGATATAGCTGAAACTTCTTAGGAAAAAGAAATCGTAAGAAAATATGTTGATAAAATTAAGAAGATGTAATGTTTAAATACTATAATGCTAATCCTTTTGGACGATTAGTTAATGATTGTACCGTAAGAGCAATTTCTTTAGCAACAAATCAAAGTTGGGACAAGACTTATTAGCAATTATCCGATTTCGCTCGTAAAGAGGGGATTACTTTTTCAGAGATAGAATTTATTAACGATTATTTAGCTGATTAGTTTCCACGTTTTTGTCCAAAAGAACGGATTTATACACTTTAGGATTTTACAAAATTAAATCTTCCTGGTCGATGGTTAGTAACAATGAGTGGACATATAACTTGTGTAATTGATGGAGTATGTTATGATACTTTTGACCCGTCAGATAGATATGTGTGGTGTATATATGAAGTAATATAAAAAAAAAGAGAGACAGTTTTCTGTCTCTCTCTTTTTTTTTAAAATTCAATTATTTCTGTTGTCTTATGTTGATGTACGGCCCAACGACAAATTAGAATAGCGTCTGCTTCATCCTAAGTTACACTAACGTCATAGAAACGTTTAACTTTTAACTATGCACTCTTTTTCTTATCTGACCTTGTTTTGCCTTTAATTTCTGAGAAGGCCCGCCATGTAGCTGGTGCTACAACAGTATATGGGAGATTTTGTTCATAGCAATAGTTCTTTAATACTCCCTATAAGTGAGCTAACTTTTTAAAGGTAATAACCCCTTCACTATTTTCTCCAAACTTCTAGAGCTAAATGTCTTCGAATATAATCTAATCAGGCTACCATTTCTGTATCATACTGGCAATCCAGTATTTTGTTTTTGCAATTCTCTCTGTACTATGAGTTCCATCAGAGGTCCATTTTCCATATTTAATAAGTGTGTCATTATCAAACACAGCCCACCCAGAAGTTATACTAGCCTAGTCAAAAGCTAAGATTCGATAGCCGCTTTTCTTAATAGCGATATTATCAACTTTATAATATTGATTCTATTTACATATTGGACATTCAAAATTACCACGTCTCCATTTTTCATAAGAAACAAAACATTCATGACCTTCAGGACATACAACCTAAAGGTCAGTTTTTAAATTTACATATTCATTTGAAATCAGTTCCCAATTTTTATTTTTAAAGTTCTATCTTACTTCTTCAATCTTTATTTTCATTTAAATCAACTCTTGCCAGTGCTTCCGAAGCCTCCTTCTCCTCTTTCTGTCTCATCAAGAGTAGAAACTTCTTTCCAAGCAATCATAGGAACAGGGGAAATAATCATTTGTGCGATTCTGTCACCTTTAGAAATCTTCTGGGTAAGATTCCCAGTGTTTTCCATGATAACGCCTATCTCCCCACGATATGAAGGATCTATTGTCCCAATCGAATTGGCAATTCTTAAAGGAGTTTTATAAGACAGGCCGCTACGTGGCCTAATCTGAATTTCATAACCCAATGGAATTGCTACCTTAAGTCCAGTCTTGATAATAACAGTCTTATGAGGTGGAATTGTCACGTCTTCAACAGAATAAATATCAGCACCAGCATCAGAATCATGAGCGTAAGTAGGGAGTATTGCATCTTCTGAAATCTTTTGAACTTCTACCTCAATTCTTTCTCTAGGATTATCAGCTAAAGAGAAAGTCATTTCCATTGAACTTTTAATTAAACTAATAATCAAATCTTTTTTATTTTCAGAAAGAGTATCATCTTGACTAACTTCTTCAATAAAGGCGTTCAAAGTTAATTTTGCGTCCTCACGGTCCTGTTCTGTGATCGGATTTATTTTAGCTACGTTAATAATTTCTTTCTGTAAATCTTGATTCATAAAGAACTTTGTAAGCTGTGGCTTTAGATGTTCATAAGCCCCATCAAATTCTTTATCTGGCAAATCAAGAATTGTTATCATTTGATTAAAGCTTTCTGCTGAACCAGAAACACTCAATAAGGTTTTTAAACTCTCTTTTACATTATCTTTCATTTCAGTTTTCCTCCTTAATTTAAGATTTCTACAATTTCATCAATAACACCATATTTTAAAGCCTCTTCAGGATTCATAAACCAGTCATTCTTTTTTACATTTTCATACTGCTCTGGTGTAATGTCAGTATTATCAATAACAATATCCTTTAGTCTTTCTAATTGAGCTTTATAATGATCAACTCTTTGAATAAATTTATGGGCATCGCCGCCATCCATTGCAGACCCCTCATGGAACATATAAGAACTATAGGGGAAACCATAACGTTTGTGTCCGTTAATAGCAATGAAGAATCCTCCACTATAAGCATTTCCAATTACATATGTGTGAACAGGAGTTTTAGATAATCTTATTGAACTAATAATACTAAAAGTTGCATCCAAATCTCCACCAGGGGTGTTGATATAGATATTAATAGGTTTTCTTTTTTCTGCTGGTATTTCATCTAAATCGTCTACTTTATTCCAAAATTTTAAAAGTTCAAAAACACTATTTGCATGAGACATTTCAATTTCTTCAGTAAGAAAAACTGCCCTATCCATAAAGTCAAAAGATTGAAGAACTTCTTCTGGGTTAATTTGATTTTCTGGATCAATAAAACTTTCAAAGGCACTTTGCTCCTCATTATTTTCTTCCATCTCTTCGATAAAAGAATCATATATTTCTTCGACATCTTTTAAAAATTCTTCTTTACTTTTAATTTCTCCACTCTCGTTAGTGAATGAGATTTCTTTTTCTTTAGTCATTCTTAAGTTCCTCCTCAAGTTCTTTTTTCTCTTTTTGCAAATCGTATATTTCTTTTACTAATTCCATTATCTTTGGGTCATAGACAAAGGTTTCAATTTCAATTTTATTCAATTCTTTTTCTTTCTAATCTAAACAAAAACATACTTCTTCATATCTTTTTTTATCCATTTTATCACCTCTTTACATATATATATTATATCATAAATTTTTATAAAAGTCAAGATGAGAATTATTGATTTTTTTAGGGTCTTGTTTTAAAAGTAATCTAATTTTAGAAGATATATTTTCAGGAATCGCCCCATTATATTTTTCAAAAGATTCATTCGTATTAGTTCTTATCCACTTAAAAATTAATGAAATAATTTCATCATATTCATCATAAATATGTGAATAGAGAACTTTCCCTTTAGCTTTATAAAAAAGTCCCATTTTAATAATTCTTTGCTTATAATTTTCAAGTGTCTCATCTTCTCTTTTTTTAAGATTATAAATAACTTTGTTATTTTGAATATTATCAAAGAAGAAATCTTCATTAAATCTAAAGTCTATTAAATAATGATTATTGATTATATTCATAAATCTTTCAAACTTATAAAAGGTTTCGGAATCTTTTATAATTAAAGGGTAAGCAAAGAAATAAGTATGATTTTTAAATTCTAGTAAACAATCATACGCATTTTCTTGGTAGAAGAAATTATGATCAATAAATACCATATTTCTTGCTTCCTTTTTATAATCTAAAAAATCATTTGATTCAAGCCTAATTAATGAACTTTTTTTAAGCTAATCGTAACTTCTTACAATTTTTTTTAATTTATAAGAATAAAGGTCATAGGGTTCATAGTTAAGTCTTGTTTTTTGAATTTCTTCTGATAACATTGTATATTTGTTATAGAATCCATAGCCATAGGTTTTCTTTTTATTATCATTTAAAATTAATCGTCTGGGAATTTGAGTATTGGGATTATCTTTAAAATAAACAATCTTATTAAAACGCCCTTCATTATCATCAGGTCGCATCATTATTACTATATGTCCTTTCTGTTTATAGTAATTATAAACTTTCATTAGTTCGAGATTAATAACAGACTTATGACCGTGCCATAAATCTATATCATATAATCCTAGTGTCATTCTTCCACCTCAATTCTCTCTGTCGCTGATTTAGTAATCCATCCTTTATCATCAATTTCAATAACTTTTTCGAACAGCGGCCACTCTGTATTTTTATACTTTTTAGGAATGAAACTATCTCCTCTTTTTATTCCTGTTATAATTAATTTTGTTCCTCTTTGAAACCAACTCTTTTCTAAAATATGTTTAACTCCATCAGACCCTCTTTCAGAAATTTGCTTATCCCAAGCTGCAAATTGATTCTTCCAGACCTTTACTGTTATAGCTCCAGTAGGTGTTAATAGAGTTACAGAACTGTGATTTTTGTCCTTATCAATTACTGTCCCCGCAATTCTTACAACTTTAAAAATTTTAATTTCAGTTCCGTCTTTCGTTATAAAAGTTCTTTCAATTTCCGGTTCTTCCTTTAATTTCGTAATATCTACTATTCCATAAATATCATTATGAAGTTTTTTTAATTCATGGTCATGGTAATAGAAACCTAAGCTATCCATTTCCCACTTTGAAAGATTTCCTTCTGCATATTTTTCGTAAGTTTCATTAAATAATTTATTGTTTAGGGCTACCAATATTTTTTGCTGATTTGCTTTCATCCAATCTCTAACTGGGGTCATTCCTTTCTTGTAAATATTATCCCATGTTAATTGCTTAATCTTTGCTGTTTGTTCTTCTCCGTTTATTTCAATATCTTCCAACTTGGTGTCGTCAAAATTATCTAAATAAAATTTCATAGCAATTGAATCTAAAAGATAGTAGTTTCCTTTCTTGAAATTCTTAAGATATTTGTTGAAGTTAAATAATCTACATTCAAATCGAAGTTCTATTGGGATTAGGTCTTTGGATATTAACATTTGCATATTTTGAAGTGTGATTCTTTTCTTTTGGTCTGATACTTGAAGGAGATATTCATTCATTGCTTTAAGTCTATCGTCGTTATAAAGGCTGTCGAAAGCTCCGCTTTTTATTAAGGAGACCATTTGAGTTTTATTTACTTTAACTTTTGCTAAAAAATCTTCTATTGAGATATAAGGTCTATTATTAATTATATCCTTTACAAGTTGATTTCCTACTCTTGTAATACCACGAATACCATAAAGAATTGTATCATTCTTTATATCCGGAACAAAAGTAATAGATGATTTATTTATATCTGGAAGAGAAAACTTTATTCCATTTACTTTTGCTCGGCCTATTGCGGCTGCAAGTGCTCCGTAATCTGTAGAAGAGTTTTCAAGCTTCTCTTCATCATCTTCTTCTTCATTATCTTTATTTATTTTATCATTTAAGTTCATTGCTCCTGAATCAACAATTAGATTAGCTGTATTCCAAAATATAATTGGAAATTTATAAGCCAAATTCATTTCCTGTAAACCAATTATTGAATACGAAAGAGTGTGTGCTAAATTAAAACCATAACCACGTGATGTGCACACTAATACCTGCCAAACATAGCGACAAAAATTCTTACTTAAATGTTTTTCTTCCATTACTTTATAATATTCTTCTTGTAATTTTTCAAAAGCTTCTGGATTCTTTTTTGCGACCGCTTTTCTGAGTTGATCACTCCATGCCAATGAAAAACCACCAGCCTCGGGCATTTGAACTAATTGCATAAATTTTTCTTGTGCTTCACAGATTCCACTAGTTTCTAATAGGATAGGTTCTAACAGTTTCTGTTCTTCTTTGTCTAACCCATAATTTTCCATTTCATTGTACCATTCTGATATATTCTTTTTAAATCTAGCAAATTTATCAATCGGCTGTTCAGCACCTTTTTCTTGAACCATTAAACGAATAACTGAATTTAATGTTGCTAATTCTTCAAGTGTTGTAGGCTTTACTGCTTCAATACCCTTTATACCACTTGATTCTTCCATCTGGAATAGGCTTTCAATTTTGTGTTCGTGTATCATTTTCCACATTTCAGGTGATGTTCTGTCTATATTATAAACCCCAATAGTTCTTTCGTAGCGTTCTCTTAGTGAGAGAGTTGAATCTATATAACCGTAATCAGTTAATAAGTCTAAACAAGCTCTCATTCTATCTAACGCTTCGATTGATAACAGATCTATTTTAATAAGACTAACTTCTTCACAAGTGTGTAAATCATACTGGGTTACAACATCTCCATTTGTTGTCTGCATTAACGCTGTTGAATTGATTATTGGTTCATCATAAAAGATTACTCCCCCAGCGTGGCTGCCTACACCGCAGCAAAGTCCTTCAATTCTTTGTGCGACTTTCCAAACTTCTGGATAATGATTCATCATTAAGTCTTGAAACTTTAAGTCTGGCTGTATGTCATTTTCTAAATCTCCATAAAAAGTTTGAGCTAATGTTCTAGCTTGTCCTCTATCACTTTTTATAAAGCTAGCTAAATATGAGGCTTCGTCAGGATCAATCTTTAATCCACGACAGGCAGTTAATAAAGCTGACTTACTTTTTTCTGTACGTATTGTCAACACTTTTGATACTCTATCACTTCTATAAGTGTCTTGTAATGCCTTATAGACTTGTGGTCTTTTTCCTCCTTCTATATCAGTATCTATATCCAATACAGAAGCTCTCTCAGGATTCAAAAAGCGCCAACTCCTAAGTGGAGCTTTCTCTCTTAAGGGGTTAATTTGAGTTATGTCCAACATATTTAATAATAAGAAGCCACCACCTGAGTTGTGGACCGCTGAACCATTTATTACATAAGAATGAATATTTTCAACTGATAAATCATAAACTTTTCCATTATATCTTTCTATATCTATAGATTCAATAATTGTATAAAAGCAATTTTCATCTTCTAAATAATCTTGCCTAGAAAATTTTTTATCTTTCCTTATTTTTACAAGAGGAAAATCTTTTATAAGTTTAGTTAATTGTTTTCCGGAGGCTGTCCATTTATAACTAATATGCCATCCTTCTTGAACATTTGTTCTAGCTTTAAAGTTCCCATATATACCAATTGAGGCCCATAATAACTGAACTTGTTTAATTAAATTTAAATTTACAGAATCATAACAAATTCGTTCACTTTTTCCAGAATCACAATCATAGTGCCCGTCGGAGGCCATCAATCCCAATAATAATGCTTTTGTAATTTTTTCATCAGAAGTTATTAACCAATTACTCACATGCTTTTCATAGGTGTTTAAACCAAAGTTCTCTCTAAAAAAACACCACCATAATCTTGAATAAACTATAAGTTGAATAAGTTTTTTATCAGAACTTTTTCTTTCGTGCGTTTCAAGTCCATACTTAGAAAATATTCCCTTACATTTTTCTAATGAATCTAAATCTTTCTTATTTTCAGAATGAAAAGCTAAACCAATTTCAGATCGAGATTCCGTTTTTGTCCAGCCATCTCCAATAAAAACACCGCATAAATAGGCTAAATCTTCATCAAGTTTTATATATCTAGAAAAAGATTTTCCTTCTATTTTTGTGTTGTTACCTACATAATATCCGACTCTATTGTCTTTAATAAAATAATAATTTCCATGTAAGTATTTTGCCATATCAATCTGCTTAATAGCTTGTGGTAATTTCGGTTTGGGATAGGCAAGCATATCTCCCACTTTAAGTTCTTCTGCTGGAACAAAAAGTGTTTCATGGCTTTTTTCAAAAGCACATTTATTATGTCTGCGACAAGTCTCCTTACACCAACTATTCTTATAAGCTGGATTTTCACAATGGCCGCATCTTTTTATCCAGAATTTATGGTTTCTTGTGCAATGTATTGGCTCCTTTCCCTTTCCTTTAATTATATAACAATCTTCATCAACATCATAAGATAAAACTTTTAATACTTTGTTAATTTGTCCATTATGATTAAAAACAGTCTCTCCCTCTTCTATTTCACTAATTTTTTTCTCTTGCCCGTTAGATAAAAGGACTTTTTCGTCAGGATAAAAACACCCACGTGAGCAACCTACTAATGAATCTCCTTTTTCCCAAATGATTTTAATGTAGTCTCTCATATTTAAAAGATAAGCACTCCATCTAGTGTTTTGTTTATCACTGGATATACGAATAGCCTTTAAATTATCATCCATCATTTCAAAAGTTTTTTCATTATTATATTGTTCTGGATCTGAAATAATCTTTCTTATTAAGGCGGCGGCCATATCTCTATCTGATTTATGTTTAGATTTATAAAAATATTCTAATTCTTTAATCTTATCCTTAAAAAGGAGAAAATCTTTATCTGTTATTTTATCTACTGTCAATGGTAAATAAGGTATATGAAGTGGCTTAGTTAAATCATAATCTTCACACATATCATAAATTATTTTTGTGTTATTCATCCATAAAGATACAGTTTCTTCTCCAATTGTCTCATTCATGTAAGAATGAATTTCTTCTCTACTCATCATATAAGTTGATGCATAGAACTCTTGAGTTTCCCTTTCTCCTTCTTGTGCCGTTAAAAAAGCATGATGTATTGCTTGGTCTTCCTTTTTTAAATAATGAGCATCCAAACTTATGACCACTGGTATCTCTAGCTCCTTAGATAGTTTTTTATAAGTTTGGTTTACAATAATTTGTTCTTTATTAAAAGACGGTTGAACCTCTAAAAAATAATTCTCCTTTCCGCAAATTTGTGAGATGTGTAGAAGCCATTGCTTTATATACTCATACTTTTCATCTGTCTTGTCTTTATGCCATTCCAGTACAAGTTGAGCAATCCTTGATCCAAGGCAGGCTTGCGAGAAAATGACATGACCTGGATTCTTTCCTACTACTTCTTGCAAGTCAGAATAGTAAGTAGGAACTCTTATCATCTTTCCTTGACGAAAAGCGTGACTCCAAGCTCTTGTTGACAATTCTCTAATTTGCCTGTGTCCCTCAAGATCTTTTGCCAATAGAATGAAGTGATAGAACTTGTCTTCTCCTCTTTTATAATTTTCTTTATTTAACCCATTTCGACATAAGTAAATCTCGTTTCCTCGAATTATCTTAAAGTTTGGATATTCTTTTCTAATTTCTTTTTCTACTTTTTGACAATCTATCGCCGTAGCAATAGTTTCATGGTCTGTGATTGCTATAAAATTATGTTGCAATTCTTTTGCGGCATACCAACATAGTTCATCAAGTCGATTCGTCGAATCCCTAAGTCTAAAGTTTGACCTATCCGTATGATTATGTATTGACCCATAAAATTCCATTTCTTTTCCTCCTTTAAAGTTAGATAAGATATTTATAAAATTCTTATCTTTCTTTATTTTCTATAAATATTATACCATATTTTATAAGAAAAGTCAACATTTTATTTAAAATGTTGACTTAATTCTCATTAACCATATTTCTTGACAATCTTTACCAAATAGAAATCATCATCTTTCTTTACCTTATGAGTTGCTTGATAGGAAATAATCTCATATCCTTCTTCGTAACCTTTTTTCTTAGATTCCTCAACCAGAATCTTTGCGTCTTGTTCAGTTTCTACTCTAATTTCATCTGTTCTTTTCAAAAGTTCTCCCATTTATATCTCCTCCTCTTTTATTCAAATGGAATTTCCATTATTTCAAGAATCTTTTTTATCCCTAATCCACCTTCGTCCATTGGCTTCATACAATATTCATATATTTTTGGATCTGTCTATTTTAAAAGCTAAAATCTATTAGGTTCTTTTTCCTTATGAGCTCCAAACATACAATAACAACATCCTGTCCTACTTACTCCACTACATTTTAAAATTCCTTTTTCTTCAATAATTTCACCATACACGGGGGGGATCTATAAATTTGTTTCTTTTATGTATCTTAAAATATCTTGTTCTGTCCAAAAAGCGATAGGTAAACTTCGAGGTCTTTCTCCATCGTGTACATTAAAACAATCTTGTTTTAAAACTTCTGTTTCTCTTAATTTACTTTCCTCTGCAAGCATTCCTAAAAAGGGATGCTTTTTGTTTTCCTTTTCATATTTTTTAACTGGATTCTTTTTCATAATTGTGCAACATTCAGCAGAAATTGGAATATCAGTTTCTAATAACTTCATACTTAACTTTGATAATTTATTAAAATAATAAACCTCTCCATTCTTTCTCTTCCTCTTTCCTAAGGCATAACGTTCATATTTTTCTTGATCTCCTAATTTAAGTGCTCGTCTAGCATACTGAATGTTTCTTGCTGATTCTTTACTAATAACAGGATAACCATATTTTTGAATTACTTCTTTAAAACTCATTTTAGGTCTTACTATTTCTACATTATCCCAGGTTCTTATAAACTTTTTTACCTCAGGATATTCTAATCCTGTGTCTATATATACAGCTGAAATATTAGGATTGACTTCTCTGACCAATTGCAATAACACAGTAGAATCTTTTCCGCCTGAAAAAGACACATATACATGTTCTTCTCCTAAAGAATCTATAAACTATTTTATTTTTTCTTTTGATAAAGAAATTTTCTTATCTAGAGATAATTCCTTATTCTATTTTAAATATTCCTTATCCATTTTTCATCTCAAAATCCATATTCTGAAACCTCCTCTATTTCAATTTCATCCACTAAAATTTGTGGCTTTCTTCGTCCGCCCCATTCATTAATATTACCTCTGCCTGCAACAGTGATAGATAACTTTCCACTCTTATTCTTTAATTCTTCAATTAAGTCAGTTGCTTTAAACTTTATATAAGTAACATCATTAAACTCGAATCTAATTGTATCATTATTCTTTCCAATTACTGAATAACCTTGATTTGGAATTGTAATTCCTTCAACAATAATAATTGGCTCTTCACAACCCTGTCCCCAGAATTTTTTTCCATTATCTAAGTCTTCAATTAGATCTTTAATATAAGAACAATTTCCCTTTATAATAAAGTCTGCCTCATAAAAACCCTCATTAAAGTTTATATCCTTTAATTTTTCGTTTGCATATTGAGTAAGTTTTTCGATATCTTGATTCAGGATTCCCTGACCGAAAGCGTTAGCATGACCCTGACAAAATTCCATCAGGTTACTATCAAGTAAGAACTGTCTAAAGTCCTTTAATTCCGTTTCTCCTCTCCCTCTTGCTGAACCTCTAAAATACCCATCAGGACACGTCCTTCCTAACATTACCGGTTTTTTATATTTAGCTGAAATTCTCATTGCACACAAGCCCGTCAATGTAGATGGAATATCCATATCGTCCGTATTTAAAATAATAATCTTATTATCATTCAAACTATTATTCAAAATCTGTATATCTAGCAGTTCAATTGCCTTATCCGTTTCTCTATTTTGTCTTGCTTTTGCATTAACACAATTTCTAACTGATTGTGTGCAAATTGTTTCTGTCAAACCTTTTTCTCCCCTTTTTGTAGAGGGAACTTCAAGTTCAGGGGTTATAAATGCTTGGAAAAGTCTTTCTTTTTCGATATTAGAACCGACTCTTATCAGTGCATTAACTAATGGAGTTAAATAAAATGCAACTCCAATCTATGTTAGCGGCCCATCACCTAATGAGTAAGACTGCTTTTCGATTAATTCTTTTAGGAACTGATTCTTGATATGAGATAATCCATAGTCACAAATTAAGCGGTTCTCAATCGTATTCATTTTCATCATATCAGAAATTTCGCTAAAGGCCGCCAAATCTAAATAATCATTAGCATAGTTTATTCCAAACAATTCATCTAAGTAACAAATGAATTTGTATACAACGCCTACGCCACTTAATTCTTTATTCTCATATTGTTCAGATAATTGATTATTTATTACAATTGCATCTTCGCTATAGGAATCCGCAGAGTGATGGTCGAGGATCAGGACATCCATTCCCATTTCTTTTAATTGTTTATGTTCCTCATAATCATTACTAGAACTATCAGGCAATACAACTAAATCCCATTTTTTCTCGCCCTCAAAAACATCCATTATAGTTCTTAGTCCATGTTCTTTTCCAGTGGGAATGTGATATTCAATTGTGAAATCATATCTGTCACTTAAATGTTCTGTTAAATAATTATAAAACATTGCGGCCGAACCATAGCCGTCACAATCAGAATCCACGATCAAATAAATTCTACAACCTTTTTCCAAATGGCTAATTAATAATTCTGCTCCCTCTTTCATGTGGTCTAAATTAAGAGGGGATAACAAATTCTTTTCAAATGATGGATAGAAGAAATCTCTTCTCTTGTCTTCCTCATTAGGCAAAACTCCTCTATCCTTTAAAAGTTCAATTAAAAAATCATCTTTAATATCATGACTGGTTCTTCTAATATACTTCATTACAACCAGACCGCCTCCTTATATAATTTCAAAAAAGTTTCTTTTCCTTTATCTAGGGGTGAATCTTTTAATTCTAATAAATTCTTTTGGTCATAAATAAAACCTATTTGACATCTTAATTTATAACGCTCGCACATTTTCTTTAATTTATTATAATATTTTTCTTTACCTTTGTAATCTTCTCCTTCCTTATCGAATGCAATTAAAATTCTTTCTACTCCTAACTTAAGTAGTAATTCCGCTTGATAATTATGAAAATTACTGCCACAGGCCGCAACACATATATTATTACCATGCCCAAACATAGTATCATACAATAGAACAGATTTTTCTCCTTCTGCGACTACAGCCATTCTCTTTTTCCTAATGTTCTCTTTAATAAAGTTTAATCCATAAAGGTTATATCCCAAAGAATGAGCTAATATTTTCCCCTCAATTTGAATTGGCATATATTTTCCAAGCTCAATATCTTCTTCGTTCAATGCACGTCCCCTTATTCCTATTAAATATCCATTTTCATCATAATGAGGAATGATAATTTTATTTTGGTCAATTGAATATTTAATTCCAAAATATCTCATTGATTCTTCACTGATGCCATCGTCAAGCCATTCTTTTGTTGGATAGAAAGAGAAGGTATTAAGAATTGATGGATTTAAATGATTAAAATTAACATGAACTTCTTGAGCTGGGGTAAAGGCTGAACGATAAGCTTGACTGAACCCTTCTTTCTCAGTCTTATAAGAATCTCCAATGATTACTAATACTATATCTTTGTAGAAATGATATGGGATACCTAATAATTCATAACGCCTCTTAAAAAGCTCATAAATATTAAAATTGTCGCCGCAATCAGTATAGCAATGGAACTTTTTATTTCTCTTATAATAATAGAGTTTCATACTTGCTTCTTCAGGATTCTCATTATGGCAAATCGTTTTAAACTGAATATAATCATCATGTTCTATATAACTATCACTACCTAAGTTTGTTACTAGCTCAATAACCCTTTCTGGAGTTAAACTTTGTTCTAATTCTTTTAAATCAATCAAAGTAAATCATCAAAACTAACATTTTTCAATTGCTCCTTTCTATCATTCTCATCACCAAAAGCCTTTGCAACTTCATCGAGAAGTGAAACTTCTTCTTCCTGAGAAGAAAAACGTTCAATTAAATCTTGTTCCATTTCATCTGAAACAATTCCGTCATTATATAATGATTCTAAGTCAATCATTTCTTGAGATTTTTCTTGGATAAAATCGACAACTTGAAAGTCTTGGACTTCTTCAAGTGATGGGGTTGTGACAAATAAGTCATATCTGCGGCAAACTCCTAAATCTACTTTAGACCATATTCTCACTTGATTCCAGCGGCCCCGTCTATTTTTAAAGATGTCTGTTACACAGTTTGGAGCAAAACTAAAAACTTTTTGAAACCCCGCAACGGTTTTTAATTCTTCGGGAGATGGTCGTGACATTATACAAGCTAGGTCTACCAAATCCACGATTGCTCTTGCGTTAAATCCTACCATTTCTAGTAGGAACTGACTATTTTTTAACTTCACAAAGAAGCCATACCCATTTCGATTCTCATTAGCTTCGTTTCCTAAAACTAAGACACGTATTAATAGTGTCTCTACTCCCAGCATCTCAGCACAGGGATAGTCGATACAGGTTATTATTTTATTAAAATAATCTTCCCACGAGATTACCATATCTATTACAGACTTAGGTTTCCTCGTTAGCTCACTATTCTAGTGAACCCCCATTCATAAAATGGGAAAAGGCATGATAAGGCCAATTTGACCCTCGTATTTGATGAAAATCTCGGAATCCATCGCCATCGTCATTACTAATTTGAGTTGAAGTCAATATAAAAGAATTAAGTTCAACAGCTAAGTTTTTTAAAGTTGTGGTAAACATTCTAAGTGTAACATCTTCTCTGATCTTCAAATCCCTATACTCATTAAGCATAGCTGGAGAAGAAAAGATATAATCATAGAAGAAATTCTCTACTCCATGCTACAAGTTGTATCTCCTAAAAAGGTTCTTTATAATCGAACTACAAGGGTCAGGAATTTGAGCAGTTAAGAAATTATCCTTATATCTCTCCATTATATCCACTGCTTTATTAATTCTCTCCATATGCTACGGACCGTAAGTTCCATATAAAAAAATCTCTTCATTATAGCCTGTTAAGTAAGCTAAAATCATTGTTTGGATTTCTTCTGGATCTTGTTCAGTCATTATATATAAAACTTTTTCAGGAGTTCCTGTAGCAATCCATTTATTATATCTAGGTTCATATCTAATCGGATAAGCAATATTACAGGCGTCGCCGACCATTGAACGAGTCTTTCCCATTCCGCTTGACCCTGACCGAAGATAAAGTTTTCCTTTTCTACCGCCTCTACAAATTGTATTAAAAATATCTCCTTGTAATCTAACTCCAACCTCTGGGGCAGATTGTAAATTCTTAATTAAATCCCTAACCCCATCATAGGCTGTTCCTTCTTTCATTACAGAATTGATTACATATTTTCCTTCAAGGCTAGCAATTTCTCCCTTAAACAAATTCAAAATTTCTTCTGTCGTCATTTTTTCGAACTTATCGTTAATCGCAAAATGATCATCGTCTAAGGGGTCTTCAGAATAAATATTGGAGATATTATAACCAGACTTTTGAAGTTCTCTTAGTAAATTAATTTTCTTAAATTTTTTATAATAATAAGAGAAATTACTCGATTCACTATATGTTTCACAATCAATTAAAAATTGTTTTCCATTCTCTCTTTCTAGAATATTTTTTGCTACTTCATTTTCAGATAAATAAGTTTCCACATCATTTGCATGGATTTTTTCTGCACCACCTACATATAAATTATATATCGCAGAAAAGATAAATTTATCAAGAGGTTGCGAAAAATCGCTAGGTTCAATTTGATATTTGTCAATGTCACTTAATAACTCAGGTCTAAGCATCAGGCCGCCAAAGATTTGAACTATAGTCTTTCTATCAACACTAATCATTCAATCGTATCCCCTAACTGACTGAGGTCAATCATCTTTTTATTTTTCTTTTTGCCTATATAATCAGCAGGATTATACCTGATTTCAATTCTGTCTTGCTCCAGTTGCTTCTAAATCATTTTTGTGATTTCATCTGCTTTTTTAGCCTGATTTTCATAGTAGTGTTTTGATTCAGAAAATATAAAAGGAATGATCCCGATACTGCCGTTAGACTTTTTTATTGTGTTTCTCTTTACTTCATAAAAATATTTTAAAGCTAACAGTTGCCCACGATATGGCATCCCTTGGCTTCTAAACTTCTGCATTTGAGTCACATTCCAATCGCTAACAGGTTTATCTTTTGAGTATTCTCCAAACAATCTATAAATATAAAACCAAAGTGCGTCCCTATCATTCTTTTCATTCTTAACTAATTCTAAGTTTTCTTCTGATAAATGCCTCTTTACTGTGCTAGCAGAAATACCTAACTCTTTTGCGACCTTACTCATATTTTTATATTCACTATATCTCTTATTTATTTCTTCAACTAGTTCGTCTGTTACTTTAATCCTTTTTTTCTTTTCTTTCTCCGTATGAGGGGCCGCTTCATATAAATTTAAGTATTTTGTGACAGTAGCAACTGAAATTCCTAATTCTTCTGCTACTTTCTTCTTTACACCTAATTCACAGTATAAAAGAAGGATTTTCTTAATCATTTCTTCGTCAATTTTTCTTGCCATTTTTATCACCCTTTCTTTTATTCTATAAATATTATATCATATCTTATTTAAAATGTCAATAAAATAGACAGCAATTTTATTTTGCTGTCTTAAATTCCACCAGTTATTTCGTCTAAAAATGCAGAAGACTGTGCTGTTAAACTTCTTTCAATTGTTGTTAATTTTACTGTTGCAAAGATTTTTGAGTATATGGGAGATTTTCTTAAATTCAAAAGTAGTCTTAATCCATTTTTGTTTCTGAATAGTTCTGAGTCTGCTTGCTTTAAATCCCCATCAAACAAAATTCTTGACCCCTCACCACAGCGGCCGAGTAATAATTTGATATGATCTTCTGTTAGATTTTGAGCTTCATTTACGATAATAATTGAATCTTGAAAACTTCTGCCACGAATAAAACTCATTGGAACAACTTCAAGTTGTTCTGTGTTAATCCAGTCTTCAATCTGGTCAATTCCAACTAAGTCGATTAGCGGCCCTATCTGTCCGATTGTCTTGTCCAGTAGTTCCGATACTCCTATAAATTTCTTTATAGGTCAGACTATATCTTATTTATCTTTTAAAAAATCATAAAATTTTTTCTTTCTTTCCAAATAAATTGTTGAATTATCATAAAGATATTGTAAAATTATTTTACAAATTTTATTGCCTTTCCATTTGCAAACGTAGGCGTTGGATTTATTAATTATATTGTGTTTCTTTTTCTAAAGCACACTATCTATAGCCGACTAAAAACTTCCTACGAAATCTTGGTTATAACCACAAAAACTAACACCAACAGTTGAAGTTTGTGATTCAATCCAAATAGATCCGTCTCCATCTAGCAAACCTCTCAAATAATGTCTCTACAAATTTAAAGGTATTTTATCAATTTTTATATCTTTTAATAAATATGTTTTGTTAGGAATAATGTCATATAAAGCTAAATCATCACATATCTTTTTATTAGTAATTTCTATTGCATAACATTCTTTATTTGGTCTTTTATCATGAAGTAATTGAATATCACTATCTAGACTTGTCTTTAATCTTTCTACCATATACTTATCTTCTGCTTTTAGACTAATTCCTAGTACATTAGTCCCCTATCTCTATTTGATATATCCATCTGTTTTTAAAAGACCTATAAAATATGCTTTTTCTTCTGTATCTATCGTTTCAAAGTAATTTTCATTTATGTCGTGATTTTTTAAACTACTTTTTGTTTTTACAATATTGTTTTCTTTCATAAAATTAACTAAAGTCTCATAACAACAACCTACTTCTTTACCAATTTTACTGTAAGAATATTTTCTATTATTCATATCAATAATTTTTTGTTTTTCTTCTTCTGTAAAAATTCTCTTTTTAGGCATATTTTCACCTCCTTAGACAGCGAATAGAAAAGAAAGAAAGAAAAAAGATAAACTCTCGCACTTCGAAATATTATAATATTTCTACTCTACTAAGCATTTATGCACTTTTCGATAGTCGTTGAACCTTCTTCCTTGTTTGGAAGGAAGCTTGGCTGCGGATTATCCAATCTTTTATTTTTTTACCATACCATAATAATTAATTATGCCATAATTTTATTACTAAAATTATTTGGTAATAAAAGCTTTAAGGATGTCCCCGTCAATTCACGAGATTTAACCCGAGCAATTTAACATAACCCGGAAGGGCGCCTAACTCAATTGTGTTTTCAGTAAAAGCATTATTAGGCACATAGACAATTTTCTTTATTTTTCCTAATTCTAGTTCTTGAATTGCGAAATTATTTAGAATGTAACTCTTGCCACTTCCAAATCTACCGCCAGCGTAGATAATAGTTTTACTTCTATCTAATAAGGCTTCAAACAAACAAGACTGTTCGGGATTTCTTGGCTTGATATGTTTAATCCATCTATTTTTTATTCCCTTATCAAAAAACTGCTTAATTTCTCCATTAGTATAAACGAAAGTAGCCAAAGTTTCATATTCTTCATCACCATATTTATTCAAGAACTTAGCATTTGTATCTTTCACAATTATATATTCATTCTCATATAATTTTACTTCTGGATCAGGTAATGCTTTATTGGTAAAAATGTAGTCTAAAACTTTGTCATACCTATTTTCATCAGTGGCTACATAGATAGTTTTTATTCCTGAATAATCTTCTGTCTTCCCATAACCACTAGTTTTTACGCCTTTTACTATCGCTTTTACTTTTAAATAAACATCGTTAGTAATTAATTCTCCAAAACTTTCTTCTGCACACAATAACAATTTATCATCAACAGATATTTTCATATCTTCATAGCAACTTTTCCAGATAATCTCATCTAAATGGCGAGAAAGCGTTATTGCCGCACGTCTTGCTTTAAAGGCAATTTCAGGATTTTGATTTAATTTAAGTCCATCTAATTCTTTAAGAACATCAGTAAGAATGATTAAGTCTTTTTCATCTTCTAAAATTTGAGGAAAATCAAGCAATATATTAGTATCTATAACTTTTAACATTTTTAGCCTCCTATAAAAAGAGAGAGGTATTACCTCTCTTTTATTCAAGTAATGTCTTAACTTCAAACAGGACTTTACTTAGCTTATCAATTTGTTCTGGAAGAATTTCACTAAACTTAGTTGGCTTACCAAATTCTTTATCTAAAATTTCTGCAGCTTTTCCTTGAAGGTCTCTTTGAATTACTTTACCCCACAAGGTTTTTGCTTCATCCATCATATCATCAAAACTCTTTTGATAATAAGGATTAGGAGCAATATTTGTTTCAAGATTTTCTGTATTTTTACCAGTTGTATGTTCAATTTCCGCATCAATAGCATCATAGATTGCTTTTACCAAATTCTCATAAGATAATTCAACTTTTGGAACAATATATTTAAATCTTGAGCCAGCATAAAAATCATCAGTCTCTCTTAAAAAGAGATACCTTTTTCTGACAAAAGAACCATCTTCACGTTGTTCTACTGGAACTTGTTTTAAATAAGCAATAATATCAACCATTTTATTTACAATATTAAAAGGTCTATCAGCTAATGCTGGAACAACTTTCGTATGTTCGACCCCTTTTTCTTCAATTGTTTTTTCTTTTGCGTGAGAAATAAAAAATAAACCATAACCAGCAAAAGCAATTTCTCTTAAAGTCGAAGAAAATTCGTCATCTAAAAGTTTATAACCACCGCCATAAGGAATATCTTTTATTTTTTCAATCCCATTTTGGTCACAAATATATTTTTCACAAAGTTTATAAGCTTCATCAACTGTGTCGATTGCAATTATATGAATTTTATTTTGTAATTCATCTTTTTTTCTTACTAATTGCTTAACAACAATTTTCCAATCAGTCCATTTAAGTATTGGTTGAACCAATACGTTATTTAATGCATTAGTTCCTGGTTCAAAAGATGCAATCAGCACTTTATCAAGTTCAGATGCGAGTGTGGTTTTCCCGCATTTTGGATCTCCGAAAACTAAAGCCATTTTACCCTTCAAATCTCTACTAATCTTCTGTGGTTCAAGCGCCATTAAATCAATAGCCATTTAATCTCCTCCTTTACTTATATAGAGAAAAATTTCGGATTTAATTAAAATCCGAAATCAACGGGCTTATTTTTTGTGGAACTTTTTGTATTTGAGTTTGTATTTGCAAGATTATCTTGCTCTTCCTTTCTTCTCGCCAAAGCTTGCTTAATAGAATCAGCATCATAAGATAAAGCTTCTTCCAGTCCGCAAGGAGAACCACCTGTAATAATCAATTCTTTCTTAGAAACAGTTCTTGTTCTTTCAATGGGTTCGCCGAAACCTTGTTCTTCCATCCAAGTCTCAACCTTGTAAGACATATTAATTCTACCGGTTACTTTTACAGTGTCTTGTGCTTGCCAATTTGTAGTAATAAAATCAGCTGCACTACCCTGTGCAATTAGTTCAATCTTATTAGCCTTTCCGCCCCAAGTAATCACAATAAAATCGACAATAATTCTTCCTGTTTCTTCTCCGTCCTTGTTTGTCTCAGGTCTCATTTTACCTACAACGCCAGAAAGTTCAAAAGTTGCCTTTTCAGGATCTCCCTTTCTAGCTTCATTGATGAAATTTGTAGAAATCTGAAAACCAGAACGAACAATATTAGTGCGGGCATCATACCAAGCATTTTCTTCAATCTTTCCAAGGCTAATTGTTACACGAGAAGCCTTAGATTCATCATCTGCTGCTGCAACAGAAATCAAGTTTTCTTTATAGTCAATAATGCGGTCATAAATTTTATTAAGAGAACCATCAGTCTTTTTTCTCATTGAAAAAAGTCTAACTGGGATGATATTTTCTGTTACAACCCCATTAATTTCTTGATCAACACGAATAGATGCTGTTCCACGCACATATTCCTTTCCAGCACTGGATACACCTTCAATAATTTCAAGCTCATTCAACATACCACTAATATAAATCTCATTATCACTCAATCTATTTGTATCTAACATTATAATACCACTCCTTAATAATAATAATAATAATAATCCAGTTTAATTTTGTTGAGTAGGAGTATGTCTCCTACTCAATTTTTAAAATAATTAGTCTTCTGTTTCAGCATCTGGATCGAAATTAGCGCCACTATCAGTCAAGGCAAAATACTTTACTTCTCTTACCTTAGTTTCGCCTTTTTCAGTTGTATATTCCTCTGTTTCAGTAAATCTTTCAGCATAGCCCTTGCGAACCAAACCAGTTACAGAACCAGTTACAGAACCAGCCTTTTCAAAGCCAAGAGCTTCCTGAACCTGCTTAGTTGTAAACTTCACACCAGCACCTGCAGCCTTCAAATATTCAAATACCTTTCTTGATCCCTCAGTCATTTTCTTTGCCATTATAAACCAACTCCTTTTAAAATTTTAAAATATTTTTTATAATAAAATAGCAGACGGTGTTTCCGTTAATATGCTATTTATTTATCTTACATTAATATTATATCATAATATTTTTTAAAAGTCAATTTCTTTATTTTCTAAATCCATTAACTTTTTAGTTAAATCTTCTGCTTTATATGCAGCTTTAGTAAATTCTTGAATCTCTTTTTTAAGTCTAACTGACATATGAAGAAAAGTTATGCCAATTGAGTTAATTTCAGTGAGAGACAAATTAAAGTCGCCATCGATTATTCTACGTCTAAGATTTTCATATCTTTTTGAGTCTTGTTCCAATTCTTTGATAAAAGATTCTAATTTTTCATCATGAACTAACTCTGGGTTTAATTTCCCGTCTTCATCAAAGTAAGGCTCATATAAATTATATATATCATCAAGAACTCCATTCAATGCGGCGACAACCGCATCTTTATTTTCTTTAATTAAATTAATCTTTTCTTCTAAAATCATCATAAACTCCTCACCAAATCTATTGCAGTATCATTTTTAGCAATATCAATCGCTTTGACACCTGTTGCAGAGCGAGAAAGTATTCTTAGTTCACTTGTAGAAATCTTAATACTTTTCCGCTTTACTATAATTATTATATCACAATCTTTATCAAAAGTCAAATATTTAATTATTCTATCGTTTTCTCTTATATCAGAGATTTTCTTACCTTTAATTCCTCTGTTGCATACTGGAAATTCATCTAAAGTAGTCTTCTTAATTAAGCCTTTCTCAGATAAAGTTATCATATACTTATCAGAATTCTTAATTACTTTTGCGTCGATAACATAGTTTGAGTCAGACAACTTAATTGCTTTCACACCAGCTGTAACTCTTCCTGTTATTCTCACATCTTCTGTATTTATTATAACATAATTTCCATCATAAGTCAATATTCCAACTTTTTCGTCATTCATAAAGAGGACATTAACGACTTCGTCGTCTTCCTTTAGATTGATAGCCTTTAAGGATTTCCCTCTTTTATTTTCATATTCTTCAGCCAATGTTTTCTTTATTATACCATATTTTGTAATAAAAGTAAAATATTTAACTTTTTCTTTTTTATTAATTGAAGTAATGGTAGTAATTCTTTCATCTTTGTCTAATTCGAAAAGCTGGTTAATGTTAATTTTAGCGTTAATTGGCAAATCATCAATTGAAAGATGATACATTATGCCTTTATTAGAAAAGACTAAGAGAGAACTAAGGTTGTCGTCGTTGATTGTTTTTATAACGACTTCGTTGCTTGCAAGTTTAATTTTTGTGCCTTTGCCGCCACGTCTTGTTTTTATTAGAGTTGTAGATTCTTGGGTATAAAGGTTGCCAAGATTCGTGTAGTGGATTAAAAGTTCTTTCTTTTCAATTGGTTCAGGATTATTTTCTTCTCCAGAAAAATCAAGACTGATATTCTTTGTTTTTCTTTCATCTCCATACTTATTAGAAATAGAAGTAATATCCTTAATCATTTCTTCTTTTATTTTTTCTTCTGATGAAAGAATTTCTTTAATCTTATCAGCTTGTTCTTGTTTTTCGTTCTTTTCTTTTTCCAATTTCTCAATTTCCAAATGAGTTAAGCTAGAAAGCTTCATTTTCAAAATAGCGTCGGCTTGTATCTCGTCTATATGATACTTTTCAATTAAAAGATTCTTTGCAGTAGAAGTGGAAGAAGAATTTCTAATATCTTTTACTACTTCCTCAATATTGTGATAGGCAATAATAAGTCCTTCCAAAATATGAATTCTATCTAATAACTTTTGCAAATCATATTGATAAGCTTTAACAATAACGTTTTTTAAATGAGACAGATATGTTTGAAGATGTTCTTTCCAAGAATACAGTTTAGGTCTTAATCCATCTTCCAGCATATTTACATTAATTGAAAAACTATTTTGAAGAACAGTATGCTTATATAATGCCGCAATAACTCTTTTTGGGTTTGCTCCCTTATTTAATTTAATATAAATGCGAGGACCGTTGAAGTCAGTTCCGTCAGTAACACTGTCAATTCCCAAAAGAAGTCCATCTTCTATGGCTTTACTAATAGACGCAACTGCATTAGTGGTAAAAGTCATATAAGGCATTTCATAGACTACAAGTTCGTTCTCTTTCTCATCATAATCAATCGAAGCCCTAATTAGGGCGGCCTTACCAGTTCCGTTCTTTAAACTTTCTTTAACTTCCTTCTCATTAATGATAGTGCCGCCAGTAGGAAAATCAATTGGACAATATATTTCTTCAAAAGAAGCGTCTGGATTATTTAAAAGTTTAATTGCGGCCGTACAAACATCTTTAAGATTATGTGGCGGTATTGAACTGGAACAAGCAACGCCAATGCCAAAACTTCCATTAACCAGTCCATAAGGAAATTTTGTAGGAAGGACAGTTGGATATTCTTCCTCATTAGTATAATTCATTTTCCATGTGTCAACTGTATTCTTTTCTAAGAGATAACTCATGTCATAAGCAATTTCGTTTCCTCTCATTTCCAAGTAACGAGCTTGTGAATAGTCATCTCCCGAAAGATAAGAACCATTGTTACCTTGCACTTCAATAATAGGATAACGTAAGGAAAAATCTTGAGATAATCTAACTGCTGTCCCCAAGATAGACGCATCACCGTGCGGCGAGAACCGCATTGTAGCATTAACAGTAGCAACCGCCTTCCTTCTCTTTTGCTTACAAGTCAACTTATCCTTATACTGTGCATATAAGATAAATCTAGCACCTGTTTTTAATCCATCTCTTGCGTCTGGCAAGGCACGGGTTTGAATAACATAAGACGCATAGGGAGTATAGAAAGCTTGTAAAGCATCTGATACTTCCCAATCTTTATTATAAAATTGAATTTCAGGCATTCTTTAATTCCCCCTTTACTATTAATAGTATATCATAATTTTTATAATAAGTCAATCATCTAAATCTTCAAAATTTGCATTTTCAAAAATATAATTGCGTCTTTCTTCTATATTTTCTCCTAATAAAATATCAAAATACTTTTCTGCGGCCTCAGCATCATTCATAGTGAACTGAATTAGACGGGGTTCTTTTGAACAGATAGTTGCCCTAAAATCTTGCGGAGTGCTTTCTCCCAAACCTTTCAATCTGGATATATCACCCTTAGGCAAGGACTTCAGTTCTTCTTCATTATAAGCATAATAGCACTTCCCCTTTGATTCAACCTTAAAGAGAGGGGTTGCACCCCAATAAACTTTTCCAGCTTGAATAAGTTGAGGATAGAACTTATATAAAAAAGTTAAAATCAAGCAATTGATGGAGAACCCGTCCTTATCCATGTCTGCGACCAAAACAATTTTCCCATATCTTAATTTCTTTAGATTGAAGTTAGGTCCATATCCGCACCCCAAAGCTATGTGAAGCTGTTTTACCTCTTCATTCTTAGCAAGCTTCTCTTTATCATTTTTAAGGGCATTGATTAACTTACCTCTTAAATCGAAGCAGGCGGTAGTCATAGCATCTCTTGCTTTTACGATCGCACCCTTGGCCGACTTTCCTTCTACGACGAAAAGCATTGAATTTTCATCATGCTTTCTACAGTCAACTAATTTTTCAGCTAAAACTACTTTCTTTTTAAGTTCCTTTTCAATCTCCTTATTCTGTTGCAAAATTGCCTGTCTTACCTTATCAGCTGCTTTTTCTGCTTTCTGGAATTTCTTCATCACCTCAATAACTCCAGAAAAATCAGGAGTATGAGAAAAGTCTTCCAATCCCTCTTTAAAGGCCGCAGAAGCAAGAGTCCTAAGATTTGCGTTGTTAATCTTCGATTTTGTCTGGTTAGAGAAAGATGGATTTGCAACCTTACAGTTGATCGCATAGACTAAACCCTTACGAATCAAATCTGGGTCAAAATCTTGTCCACTTAATCTTTTAATTGTGTTGGTAATAGCAGTCTTAGCTCCTGTAATGGGAGATCCACCCTCAGGCACGACTAACCCGTTGACAAAAACGTAAGATTTCTCTTGGCCACCAGTCCAAATGAAAGCAATTTCAATTTCATCAGAATCATCTTTCTTTGAAACAATAATTGGAGCTTTCATCATTGGCTTACTAAGCTTTTCAGCAATAAAGTCAGCAATACCATTCTTTGAGTAAAATTCCTGTCTTTTTCCAGAAACAGTTTCTACAACAAATTTAATTCCTTTATTTAGATAGGCAATGTTCTTAATTTCTTCACAAATTCTATCATAAGAAAATCCTTCCGTCATATTCTTGAAAACCTCTTTGTCTGGTTGAAACATTACATATGTGCCAGTTCCATTTGTAGGGCCGGCTTCTTTTTCAAAAGTTTTAATATCTGTTTCTGAGTAGTTTTCTAAGTTACCTTCGAAGAAAGAAGCCTCGGCAACTTTTCCATCTCTGAAACTTCTTACCATGAAGTGCTTAGAACTCATACATACTGCAGTGCCACCAATCTTTTGTGTTCAGTAGAGGTCGCTACTCTCTACTCGGGACTATTACCCAGCTTATAGTTTCCTATAAGAACAGACTATATCTTCTTAGACTCCTTTTTCGGTTCGCTTGAACCTAATTACTCAAACACTACAAGTGTTCTTTCAATAGTCGTTGAACGTTCATCAATTAACTTGATGCTTCGCTGCGGGTTATCCAATCCTTAATAATTTTTACCATACCTCGGTCATTACCCTCGCCATGATAATATTGCTACTATCATTTGGTTATTAAGGCTCTAAGGATTTTCCCGACAATTTAAGAGTTTTTACAACGGCTATGGTGTTAACCGTTTAAACCTGAACTATTTTTATAAGCATTTTTATCAAACTTACCGCCAGTATGAGCTTCGGTATAAATGGCAACAAGTATATTTCGACCGTCAATAATGCCAAAAGGCACGCCACGACCTAAATCAGACACTTCAACAGTACTATCTTCCTCATTTAATCTAACTCGAATTTCCTTACCATACCCAGCTAACGCCTCGTCTGTTGAGTTATTAATAATTTCTTTTAAAGCCTGATAAATGCCCTCCGTATCATCTGAGCCGAGATACATGGGAACTCTACTTCTTATGGCCTCTCTGGTTTCAAGGTGTTGGATATTCTCTGCACTATACTTACTTTCAGCCATTCTATCTTCCTCCTTTTCATTATTGTATAAATATTATATCATAATAAAATAAAAAAGTCAAGATACTTAATCTTGACTCATTAAATAATTATATAATTCACTATCCTTATCTCTAACATCAAAAGCATCTAAAAAAGCAGTTCTATTAGGAATATTGGCATCTAAAGTCATATTGCAATACTTATCAATTTCAACACTAATATACTCCTTAATATTAGCTCCAAGTTCCTTTAGACTTATGAAGCCGCCGCCCATACCATCATACATTGACAATACTAAAATTTCCTCATTCTCAATGTTAGGAATGTTCTTAAGAAAATTTTTAATTACCTCAATCGTCCAACCATTACCTAGTTGCTGATAACTTTGATTTTCGCTAATTGGCATTTTAACCCAATCAGGAATTGTCTGTAATTTTCTAGCTTCATTTATTGTTAGTTTTCTAATCTTTCCATCAATTAAATAAAGACCAGTTCTTGCGCCAAGGCCGCCACTATTGGCACACATTGTGCAAGATTTTCCTTCAATTGAGTAAACTCGATTCCCCTGTGAATTTGAATTATTAATATATCCTAAACAAATCATACCAGTTTTTCCTTGCTTAATCTTATCTTTATACTTTATTTCTTTGTCAATAAATTCCCCATCATATTTCTCAATTATATCCTTAACATACAAAGGACTTTGTTCCTTAGGGATTTCAACATTAGGAATATTAGTTATATAAAATCTTGCTCGACTTTGAGCAGAAAACAAATTACTATTAACATTATATCTTTTATAGCCTAATAATTTTTCAATTTCTTCTTTAATTTCCATTGAAGCAGAAGAATTATTCTCATATAAAAAATAATCAGGTTTAAAAATTTCTTTTGCAATTAAATAATTCTTAAACAACTCCCATCCTTCGCCCTCACATTGAGTTTCTCTATTTTTTTGTGCAATACTCCATTTAGTGCAGGGTGAGCCGCCTAGTAACAATTTTATCATATAAAATTATTCCTCCTTATTAGATTTTTCTTTTTCTACTCCTTGTCCTTTATTAAAATTTTCTGGAGATACTACAACAGCATCCCTAAATCTACTATAGGTATAGCATTTTTCAGTTACGTCAACATTTTCAATTTCCTGAACAGTCCAATCACAGTCAATGAACTGTGCGCCCTTACCATCTTCTACTTGTTTAATTGCTTTACCATTTCAGGCGTTAGAATAAAATCCATTACATATTTCATTTAAATCCTCTCCTTTCTTAATTTATATTTTGAAAAAAATTGCATAATTTTCTAAATCAGGAATGATATACTTTTCACCATTAAAATACTCAAAGGAAACATTAATCAATTTATATCCATCATTATAAGGAATTACATGATAGCATTGTTGATTATAACTTCCTCTTAAGTCAATTCCTTTAATTTTTTTGTCTTTTTCATATCTACCATCTATTAAATAGTTAATTTTTGTTATAATTTCTTTTCTTTTTCTATTTAACTCATTAGAAACTAGAATTTCATCAACTGTCATTCCTGTATAGAGAATGATTTCTTTTTTTGAGCCAAATTTCTTTCTTATTTCAGAACAGATTAAATTAACAGTATCAAGATTTTTATAGTATAAAGGGTCTCCACCACTAAGAACAAAATTCTTTACATATGGTTTATCTAGAGATTCTAGAATTTCTTCCATTACTTTAAAAGTAAATTCTTTTCCGTAATTGAAATCCCATGTTTGGGGATTATGACATTCTTCACAGTGATTGGCACAACCACTTACAAAGAGGGTTGTGCTAATACCATGAGAGTTACCAGTATCGAATTTTATTATTTCACTATAGTTCACTTTATTCTCTCCTTTTATTATTATTTAATTAAGTTAAAGAGGAACTGCTCTGAGTGAGTTTAGATAGATTTATCCCTATGACAAGAAAAAAATAAGAGAGTAGGTTTAGAACCATACTCTCTAAGAACTGCTCCTCGTGTCGTCTGAGATGAGTTCATCCATTGGATATAATGACTTTAACGTGCAGGTATACACGCCTTGAAACTGGAAAAGAATATTTCGTCAAAATCCCTGCTTACCATTCTCCTAAGCAGAACCAGTTTCTACGCTTTTCATGGTCCTCCCCCAACTTTTATAGTAATTATGTATACTATAGGTCTTAGATACCTTTTTAACTTTTAGATAATTACATTTTTCAAGCGGTCTTTATCTAACGTGTGATTTCTTTCTCACCAGCTCGCAATACTATATACAGCATGGAGGAATAAAGTCTATCTCCCGACAGTCCTTATTCCTCTTTTTTGTATCGGAGAGCTGTTTAGAGCATTCCATCTCTCCGTAAGATAAAAGATTATCTTAATTTGTCCTTAAACAAAGGACTATTCACTTGTAACCCAATTGTTATAAATTGGAGGTAATCACCAGTTGAGCATCTGGCGAAATATTAGTCCACAGACTAAGCTCATTTTTACCGCTAATTTTATGTAATTGAAGTTGGAGTTGGAGTTATCTCTAACTTTTTCTTACAATATAATTATATCATTATTTTAATGAAAAGTCAATTAATTCAAATGCTTTACCCTATTAGCTAGATCTTCGCTTCTACCTTGGTTAGGGGTATAGTTACTGATGTAGCCGCAGATCCTATAACTCGTATGAACTTTTTCTGGGTCTGTTTCCCCACAACATGGACATTTCCATCTTACAGTTCCATCTTCTGCAAACACTTTCTCAAAATCATATCCTTCAAAACCACAAACTCCACAAGTTGAAATTTCAGAGTTAATTTCAGCATACAAACATTCATTACTAATATGTTCAATTATTTCTAACATTGCATCTATATTGTTGCTCATATTAGGAACTTCAACATAGGAAATTGAACCGCTTAATGTTTTATTACTAAATTGAGCTTCATCGGTTAATTTAGTGAAAGCATCGACTTTATCTTTTACAAAATGATGGTAAGAATTTGTAATATAATTACGTTTAGTTCCATCTCCAACGTGTCCAAATTTATTAATACAAGCTTTAGCAAATTTATCTGTTAAAGTTTCCATCATTTCTACCCTCGGTTTCCCGATATTTATTAGGGGATTAGACTATATCTTTATCTCAATTAAGATACCTTACATTTCGGTTTTTTGATATTATCTCACCTACATTTCACCCTATGATTGGGTCTACTCAGTTCTACAATATTGTAGCTTTTCCCTAGTCGTTAGACATTTATTAATTATTATTCATTATTCATCATACTCAAAATAATATCCAGTTCTTGAAAAATGGACTGTCTTTTTACAATGCCGAGAAATAGTGCTTACACTTACTCCATATTTTTTAGCACATTCACATATCGAGCCGATATGATCTATAATTTCACCATTAGAATTTAAAACACGAACAGGATGAGACTAAGAATCTTCATAGCCTTTAGTGTTTACTATTAATCCATCATCATGTGCTTTCTAAGAATTTTCAGAATATGTTGTCCAATATAAATTTTCAATTCTGTTATCGGTTTTTATATTATTCATATGCCCAACTATTGGTAAATTTTCTGGATTTGGAATAAAGGCCTATGCTATTAATCTATGTATTCTACAAGAATGATTTTTTCCATCCTTCATAGTAACATTACAATATATGTATCCACTTGGCATTATAATTCTATTCTTTTTAGGAATAAATAACTAATTTGAAGTCAATTTATAAACATGACCATTTTTTGAAATATAATCCGTTTCACTTCCTTTAATTAGAATTATTTTTCCTTCGTTCTTTTCTATTTCTTCCTTAGCTAAAGTTCCATTTACAATAGCTTATCACCACCTTTTTTATTTAAATGAATAATAATTAATTTTAGTACGGTGTTATCTCTGCCCTCTCGGGTTTAGAATTTCTTACCAGCTTATTTTTTTTATTCAGCTATGACCGTTTAGTAAGGATCGCTTTAATAATCACTTATTAAAGCCCCATGATTTTAGGAGTTCCATATAAACCAGCGGCCAATCCAGTATTTTTCTTAAATTCTGCATTTGAGTTATTGAGATAATCAAGAATTTTATGAGCTAATACTTTACCTTTTCCTTCAAATTGATTTTCTCCAGTAATATATTTAACACACTCATAAAGTCCTGCATATCCCAATGAAATTGATGGACGGCCGCTATAAACTTCTTTTTCAAGTGTATCTTCTGGGTTGAGTTTTGTTAGTCCACCAAATACCCACAGTAAAGGAGACTGACCAGCTTTAATCTTAGCAATATGGTTGGCACGCCATAACATATCTCTATGAGCAATGTCAAGATAGTAGTCAAGATTAGAGAAAAGAATTTCTTCCTTTCTGTCAGGATTATTTTCCATTGCAATAAAAGGAAGATTTAAACTTTGAACTCCAAGATTCCATCTGCCCCATAATTCATGAGCATTAGTTTCTGGATTGATATACTCGTGTAATAGTGATCTACAACCCATCGGAGGCGTAGGAACACCTTTTAGTTCCTTATGAATCTTAACGCTCAAATAATCAGGAACTAATCTCTTTGCACTACACTCCGCACACAATTTTGTTATATCATAGTATTTCCCTCCTTTCATTGTATCCTCATCAAGAAAATACAAAATCTTTGGGAAATTAGGATTCGAATAAATACCATTCTTTTGCTTAATTCCTTGGATTCTTTGTTTTATAAATTCCTTAAAAACAAGAATTAAATCCTCAGTATAATTACTATCCTCATTTAACCAAACAGAAACAGATAAGAACGCCGCTTGACCTGTCCCAGCACAAAGAGTATTATTCTGATATAAAAAGGTTTGCATACCATCCTTAATTTCATTAGACAAGTCTTCTTCAACCATTGCTTTCTTTACAGCGTCATCTACATTATATTTTTCGTATTTCTTTTCAAACTTCTTTCTACTTACATCAACAAATTTAGCAAGATGAAGAAGATTGATGGTTATACCCCCAAACTAAAGGTTAGTACTATGAGTGAGGACCTAAGTTGCTACCGTGCAAGCTGTTCTAAAACTCTTTGGCTTTTCAATCCAAATGCCATTAATCTCACAACCTTTAAACAATTCTTCTAGGTTTAAAAGACAACAGTTTGACATAGGTCTTGCACTATAGGCCATATCATGGAAGTAGACTGCACCCTTATCATGAGCTTCCAAGCAATCTTTAGGAAGCATTTCTCTCATAAATTCCTTACTAGGAATCTCAGCTAAATAGGCACTTTTAATATGAGTTAGATTGGGGTTCTTGTTACCGTTTTCCTGAGCAATTTCAGGACTTACAAACAAAACCTTTTCGATTTCAGTTGGATTAGTCAAAGCTTTCTCCTTTTTTACTTTATAAGAACTATATTCTCTCGCTACTTGGGGCGGTGCCTCACGATAAAGGACACTCATTACCAGATTTTCAATCCTATTATTCTCAATTTTATTATCCTTTGCGTAAAACCAAATTAAATCTTCAATTTCATCTACAATTGTATCAATTTCTTTAAAGTTAGGATATGTTACTTGGTTATAAGACTGAATAATTGCATTTCTAATCTTATTACGGTCATACTTCTGTATCAACCCATCTTCTTTGATTACTTCCAAAACAATCAACTCCTTTTCTTTTTTTTAAATTATAACATAAGATAAAGAAAAAGTCAAGAAAATAATCTTGACTTTAAATAATTTCTTCCCAAACTTTTATTTCACTCATAATTGTCTTTATATAAGAATTCCCATTCAGAATTTCATACTAATTATACAATGATAATGCATTTTCCTTTACATAATGAGGAATCCTTTTTGAGTCTTTATATTTAAAATAAATTTGAGTAATTTCATTACGTAATATTGCTAAATCTGTCTTATCTGAAATATCAATTCTCTACTCAATTTTTTCTAAAGATTGTCTAATCTCTTCATTAGCACCAGTTGATTCTTCACGGATAACTTTCCTAAACCACTCCTTAGGCTTTTTGGTAATAATAGCTAGAAATGTTCCTAGTGTAATTAAAGAACCAGCTATTCCACCAATTGTTCCTAAGGCCGCAATTATTGTTGCCCACATTTTAATTTTCACCTCTTCAACATATCGTTGTGATAAATTGATTTGACTCTATATTTAGAATTAGTTAAAATTTCGTTTAAAGTAATATTGTCAATTTCCCAGTAAGGGATTCTAATTAAAGGGATGCTATGTGCCAAACAGTAACTGTTCTTCTTCCTATCTCTTTCCTACTATTTAAGAAAATCAGAATACTTCTTATGAAAATACGGAGTATATTTGAAATGTTGCTACCCATCAACTTCCAAACAAAACAAAATTTTTCCATTAACGAAAACTCCAAAGTCATAACGTAAATGGGATTTCTTTTTTCCTTTTAAATCCTAAAAATTTATTTCTCTTACATATGAAATTCCGTTTTTTCTAAAAAGTTCTTCAATTTTCTTTTCCCCTTTTGAGCTCTTAATCACAGTCTTCTCGCCGCCTAGGTGGTTTCTCATTAGAGGGCTTAGGAATAAAAACAGGATACGGCATCGGCATAAAAGCAACTTGCCCATTTTCAGGATGGTATTTAGGAACTTTATAAGGTTCTATATGGAATGTTGCAAGATGGTATAGGCTTCCGTCTCTGCAAGGAACTCCATGGGGATACTTTTTAATGATTTTCTTAATTCCTTCCTCCTAATTTAATCCTTTAATTCCTTCATAGAAATCACAATTTAAGTTAGCAGAAAAGTGGGTTGTATTAATTACATCATATTTTTCGTTTTCTTGCTCCTTTTCAATCATTTCTTCGCGCCAGCCTTCAAGCCCTACAATAATTTGACTTTTTGATTCATCAGAAAGTTCATAGGTGCCGCCATAGTAAATTTCTCTACCTTTTTCAATTTTAAATTCCTTATCAAACTTATCATAGAATATATTAAACATTACATAGTATTTTTCATCAATCATGTAAATAACTTGAACTATATCATAATTTCTCCATTTAGCATCAAGATAAGTTCCAGTCTCATCCTCAGTGATAGTCGTAATGGTAACTGGGAAATAGTCCTCAGGCTTGTGGAAGTTATAACCCCTATAGTCACACAAATGTTTACCATGAAGTTCGCTTAATTCTCTATCTTCCTAAGGGTCGCCCAATACTCGTTGGATTAGTGCTGCAGTTTTGAGATAGTCTTCTTTAATTGAACAAACATCAAATTTCTTGCAAGTAAAGCAACGTATTGGTTTTATCTATGTATGTGGTGGCGGTTCATGAATGTTAATGGGAGTTAAAAAGTGTTCTTTCATTTTATCACCTCTTTTCTTTATTGCGGCCGCAACAACCGTTCTATTATTAAAGGTGGAATTTAAGGGGAAAATTTCTAAGATTTTAGAAGAGGTTTAGTTGCTAAAGATTTAAATTGGAGCGACGAAGTCGCCAGCCTGCTTCTGCGCTGCTGCAGAAGCCTTTCTTTGATTACTTTCTTTTGGGAAAAGAAAGTAATACTATATGATAGGAAAAATTTCACGAATCGGTAGGAAAAATTTCACGAATCGGTAGGAAAAATTTCCTGGAACGATAGGGAAAATTCCACGAACGATAGGAAAAATTTTCGCACCATTTTTTTTGAAGTTTTTTTCGTGGAATTTTACTTATATAATGGCGAAAGCCAGAAAAAATAAAAAGGAGGAATTTTCATGACAAGAACAAATCCAAAATAGGCCGCACCAATGCCTAAAAAAGAATCGTCAATTACAGATAATCCAATGAGGTTATATACTTATTTAGTCTGTATTTCAGGATTAGCTGACTACCCAGATAATACAAGAATGTTCAGACAGAAAGATTTAACTTTAACTAGAATACAAGAAACAACTGGAATAACTCCAAAAACAGCAAAACTCTATCTTTATTGTCTTGAATAGAATGGGTTAATTAAATATCGTGGTGATACATCTTTTAATTTTGTCGATGAAACAGTTTTTGAGAAGAAAACTGAATTAAGAAAAGCGAAACAAGATGAAGCAAGTAGAATCTGGAAATATAGAAATAAATATGAGAAGACTGGTGTTTATCATATACCTCGACCCATCCCCTATACGCCTGTCCCAGAAATTACATTAGAAAGATTAAATAATGAGTTTAACATAAATGAATTGGAATTAAAAATATATTTATTATGTTGTTCTTATAGAGATACTTGTGTTAATGAAAATAGAAGTTTTAAGGTATTAACTTTTGAAAAAATTAGAGATACTATAAAAATGACCCTGGATGCAAAAAATAACGCAGCAATTAGAGGAGCACTTGCTTTTCTTTATGGAGTTGGACTGATTGATTATACTGAAGGTGCTATAGATAATAGAAAAGGTGGTAAGATACCATGTTTTAAATTAAAGGAAGTTTACTACTATATTTCAGATAAAAATAGAAATGTTGATTTTACTGGATAGGAAGAAGAGAAAGATAGCGTTTTTAAGGAAATTTAGGAACGTATAGAAAATGGTTTTTATAAAATTGAGAATCTAGAAAATAACATTAAAATCTAACCAGATAGTAACTATTAACATTTTTCTAACAAACAAAAAGGAGAGACAGTCGCCTCTCCTTCCCTTATCATTCAATTTGACTAAAATCACAATCTTCTGCCTTTTTATCCTCTCTCCAATTCACAATCTTTAGATTGAATTTATTAAATTCTATAAGTATTCTTCATTAATTTTCTTGTAATCAGTATAAGGAATTTCAAAGAGAATATATTTTTTTTCTTTACAGTATTTTCTTTTTATTTCATCATTTTTTAATTGTCTTTCAAATCTTTCTTTACCGCCTGGAAAACCTGTTGACTCATAATGCTATTGACCCTAATATTCAATAAAAATTTGAAAATCAGGAAGATAAAAATCAAAAAATAAAGGGAAATTACGGTAACTGTGTAAATCATTTGGAGAATATTGCTCTTGATAATTTATCGCCATTTCTTTTAAACAATGGCATATCAACTGTTCTCCTTTTGATTTTTTGATGCATCCGCAAGAAAAAGTCTTGTTTTTTATTAAATTACTATAACTAATAATCTATCTCTTTCCACAGCTACACTCACAAAGCCAATAAGAGTTCCTCTAATCTTTTTTCTTATCACTTTTCTGTATAACTCTCCAATGACCATATATATTACCTGATAAATCTCCTGTCCTATAAAAATGATTTAAAGATATGTTATATTTCTTCGCAATATTATCAATTATATAATTACAATTAGTTGAATTTTTCTAATATCCAAAATTCTCTAAAGCTTCTTTATAACTAGTGGAATTCTATAAAATAGAGATAATTTCATCATCTGAAAAATTCTACCATTTCTATTTAGAACCTTTTATCAACTTAGATATATCTATATTATATTTATTAGCTATTTCTTCTAATATAGAAGTTTTCACTGTTTCGGCATATCCTAATTTTAGGATTACTTCTTTATAAGTTTTACTTGTATTTATTATTGAAATAATTTCTTCTCTAGAAAAGCGTTCATATTTTTTCATTCAATCACTCCTTTTTATGTTAATAGTTATTTTACTATTTATAAGTAATTGTAATAATATTATTCTCCAGAAATTTGGGAAAAGTCGCAATCTATATAATTTTTTTCTGGTCGTTCTTGTATGAATTTTGCATGGCGCAAAGAATAATTCTCATCAATTTTTTCTATTTCCATGCAAGTAATTTCATAAACTTTATTAATGTATTTTTCTGGATGACGGACTATTCCCTCTCGCATTTCATCGGGGATTCCTGAAATATATCCAATATGAAAAGGCTTTCCATTTTTCATAACTGAAATTGATACTGCTGCAGCACGCTCATAAAAATAGTTTTTAGTTACTGGTTCCCATGGCATACCCATACTGTATTCAAAATACATATTTTTATTTTCTTTTTCACCCGTTTTAATATTTTCGTAATATTGCCAATTTTTAATTTCCTTACCATTATAAAGTCTAGTTGGAAGTTTGTAGCCGCCATCAAGAAAGGCATCAATTGTTTGTTCGATTTCCATTTTAACTTTAAGAGTTTTTCTAGCAGTTCTCTTCCCCGGTTCTGGCTTACTGTCATTACGAGTTATGACGATACCCTCGCCACCAGAACTTAAAGTTTCTCCGAGTAAATTCCAGAGTTCTTCACCCTTAAGATACTTAGCAAACTCAACATAAGGATTGGTTCTTTCTTCTTTAAATCGCTTTTCTAATTCTCCAATAAACTCAAAGCGTTTTTCCGCAGTCGTATTAAGAAAAGATTTTCCATTATAAGACCATACATCAAAGATATAATAACTTAATTTTTCTCCTTTTTCTTGTCTAATAATAGCCTTATCCATAAGACACCCCAGAATTGTTGTCACTTTTCTAGAACCTCTTTGATTCGGAAAGTAAAGTTCTCCCAAAAGACAAGTCCCATTAGGAAGCCAATCAAAGAGAGATTTAAGTTGCGGCACCCATTCGTGTTTATCAAGATACTCTCCATTTACAGACTTACTTCTTCCTTGCATTCTGATATTACCATCTTCGTCTTTGATAAGACGACAGTAATGTCCATCTTGTTTAAGACTCCCAGAAAAAATACCAGATAAGATGAAGTTTTTAGTCTCTGCTTTTGCGTCTCCTTTGTAAGTTTTGGGGAAAGACCAATACTTTTCAGCAGGAAGTTCTGTAAATGAAATTCCATCAATATATCCTCTCATAATAATTCCTCCTTAATAATATCTTTATCTGTTATTTGTCCTTTAATTATAATTAAAGGAATATTGTTCTTTTTACAATATTCTTTTTTTAAATTATCTCGCCATTGCCTGTCTTTAAAATCTTCTTCTCCTCCATAATATTTTATGGGATAGAAATGCTATTCTCCTTGATACTCTATTAAATAGCATAATTTATCATCTTTAAAAATGGCAAAATCAAATCTTAGAGGGTGTTTCTTCCCTCTTAAATCAGAAAAAGAATATTCTTTAATATAACTTATATCATTTTGTATTAAAATTTTTTCTATTTCTTTTTCATATGAAGACTTTAAACACCCACAACTTTTAACGTTGCCATTTCGTATCAGACTGCCATTTTTAACACAATCTTTTCCACATAATAGACACTTACAATTCCAATATGCGTGTTTTTTCTCAGCAGTTACTTTTTCATTTAAAGACAATATTTTTAAATAATTATAAGTTTCACCAGACATATCAATTAAATGAGTATCTCTAATTCTCTCTTTATTATAGCATCCGCAAGATTGAGTTTTCTTTGAAATTAATTGTCCTGCTGCTACAATTGTCTTATTTCCACATTTACACTGACAATTCCAAAATAAATCTCCATGAGAATGTTTTCTAGTTTCTTCTTCATTAATTGAAATTGCAGTTAAATAGCCAAAGGTTTGATTAGAAAGATCTTGTCCTCTTACTTTTCGCATTGTTTCTTTCTATAAACATCCACAAGACTATGTTGCACCACTTTTTAAATGGTCTATTCTTATTTCTTTTTGATTACCACATTCACATTCACATAAATAATAAGTTTGATTATTTTTTCTTATTCTATGACTTATAACATGTAATCTACCAAAATAAGAATCATAATAATCCACTCATTTTCCCATTTTATCACCTCTATTTATAAGTAAAATACCAAGTTTCTCTTATAAGGTTTTGGGATTTTATTATAACATAAATTAAAAGAAAAGTCAAGCATCTGCTTGACTCATTTTTACTTTCATTTCAACTGCCAGCGCATCAACATATTGATTAAATTCATCTGTTGAATGACCTTTTACTTTAATAAAAATAACCTTTATAAATTGCTCTTCAAGTTCCTTTATAAGGTCATAAGTATCTCTGATGATAAAGAGGTTCTCAATTGGCTCATGCTTCTTTCCGCTAGTCCAACCATTTTTCTTCCAGTTCTTTGTCCATTGAGTATAAATATTTATTGAATAAGCGGAATCAGAATAAATTTTAATTATGTCGCCTGGAAGAGATGCTCTCTCTGCATCAATTAATGCTTCCATAATAACAGTAAGCTCCTGTTCATTATTTGTTGTTTTCTTAGCACCGCCGCTAGAATGTGTTGCAATTTCTCCGTTTTGAATTCGAGCATACACCCAGCCGCCAGGACCTTTAGAATATACACCATTATTATTTGTCAATGTGTAAGCACCATCAGTATAATACTTAATTACCATTACTAATCTCCTTATTATAAAAATCAATTGCCAATTCCTTTAATTCATTAAGCGTTCCATCATTGTCAATTATAATATCATAGTCAACACTCATTACATTATCATCTGCGGCGTTACCATATTTTTTAAGGTCTCCTCTCTTTACAAGTATTACTTTGGCCGCAAAGTCATTCTTCAACCTAATTATATCTTCTTTCTCTCTAGCATCTACAAAGACAGCATTAACGCCATCATTTTTAAAGCTCATAATGTCCTCATAAGTATAAGAGTAAGAGTAATTACAATATCCATCACATAATTGCTTCAGATTATAAAGAAAAACTCTATCTCTATTTTCTTTGCTAATTCCATCCCATCCTACGCTTTTTGCTAATTCTTTAACTCCATTAATCATAGATGTCTTTCTTACTTTCATCCTATCCATTTTCCAAGCAATTTCAGAAACAAAATCTTCAAATTTACTCTTTCCTACAGCTCCCTGTCCATTAACAATAAAAACTTTCATTCAAATCTCTCCTAAAATCTCATATTTTCTTTTATCATACTCCCAATTCCCAAAAAAGTCAATATGAAAACCATATTGTTGTCTTAAATTAGAAGGTATTATATAATTATTTATATTATCTTCTTGTGGTAAGTTAGCCCAATTCTGTAGACTAAAAAGAAAATTAATATCATCTAAAAGCTAAGGCTTTTCCTTTTCATAATAATAGAAAACTAATCCTTTATAGTCTTCAATCTATCTAAGTAACTCTTGGTCTTCTTCAATTTTTCCAGTCAATTTAATTAATGCTAAATTATTAATATGTAATAAAAAATAATTATCGCCCCATTCATTATTTTTTCCATTTAAAAACTTCACAAAGGAGACAATTTTTTCATCATTAAACTAAATTTTGTCTTTTTTTAAATATCCAATATGATAAAAAATCTATGAAGTTTGAATCTACTCAGGGGTAAAATCTATAAGAGGTTTCCAAGTAGGACATAGGAAATTCTTAAATTTTTTCTTATCATCTATTACATTATATAGAGGATTAACTGGCTATACAATTATACACTATTTTTTTCTTTGAAGAGAATTAGTCTTTAAAATACTAATTCTTTTATCTTTACCTAAATATTTTTTAGTATTAAGAGTTTTTCCTAATATATAAATTTGAAAATTGAACTAACAAATTGCCTAAATATTTTTTAATATTTTATAACAAATTAAACTCAACAGGTCATCCTTATAATCAATAATAAAAATACGTTCGGAACAGTTTTGAAATTGAAATTCAAAATTATTCATTTTTCTGTTAATTAACCAATTTGTTTGTTCTTCAATAGACCAATTTTTATTGGGATAATATTTTAAATTTAAATCGTATAGAACCAATTTTCGTTTTGCTTCAACGAGCATTTATATCACCTCATCTTCACTCTCTAATAAAAGTATATCAAAAAATAAGGAAAAAGTCAATATATTTATCAAAGAAGAGATTGTTTGTTATTGCGTAGCAATAACAAACAACAGATTACTTTTACGAAGTAAAAGTAATCTGAGAACAAAGTATTGATATTATATATTTGACTTTTTTTAAAAAAAATGTTATTATATTAATATAAGGAGATGATTAAAATGACCTTAACTTATAAATTGTATAGGGATGTTGTAGGTAGGACGGCAGCATGTCTTAATTAGGAGTTAAGAAAAATGAATATTTCTATTAGAATTATAAATAAAAATAGAATGATAAACGGAAATAGTCTTGTTGGTATTTTATAGTCACATATGAGATTTGGTGATGTTATAAAAGTAATTTTTGAGGAAGAGAAGCAATCCGAAAGAATAAGAGAATTATTCAATGAAATAGGGAGGGAAATATAATGGCTTATAGATGTGTTACTGTTTCAGCAGAACCGAACGAAGAAATTTTAAAAAAAATTTATAAGATTTTAAACCAAGAAGATGGTTATTTTAATACAAGATTTCAATTGCGTTTTATTGGTTTTGAAGCTGAAAGAGGAACTGAATTTAAGATTAACAAAGTTAAAAATAAAGTTCCATCTACTGGATATTTTATTACGCCTTATGATGGAGCGGGGTATATGGTAATAAATTCATTAACTTTTGATGATGGATGTAGTAATTAGTCTTTTTATATTATATATTAAGGAGTGATAAAATGGGACAATTTAATCCTTTTATAAAAAGTAATTATAATGATTTAAAAGTTGTCATAGATTCAGCTTTGTCTTCAACTTCAGAGAATCCGGTATAGAATAAGACTTTGAATGCAATTATTAATGGAAATGGAAATGATAGTATTCATTATAAGATTATATCAGAAATTGCTAATGTTGTTGCAAATGCTCCAGAAGATTTAAATACGCTGAAAGAAATTGCAGACTGGATTGATACTCATGAAGATGATGCAGCCGCTATGAATACAGCGATTCAAGAAAATAAAAGAGCTTTATAGAATTTAGTTGGTAAAAACGTTACTGGAACCGAGTATACGATAAATGGTTCAACTGTTTCTGCAGGAACAGGAGCTGAAATATTTAATGATTATTCTGATAATATGTCAGCAGGAGACTATTCTCATGCTGAAGGAAATGGAACCGAAGCAATAGGTAATTATTCTCACGCTGAAGGACAAAATTCTTGTGCTGAAGGAGAAGGTTCTCATGCTGAAGGATTAGATACCCACGCAAATGGTATAGCCTCGCATACAGAAGGATATCAATCATATTCAACGGGAGACTATTCTCATGTTGAAGGATACGGTACATATACAGATACAGATTATTCTCACGTTCAGGGGAAATATAATGCATATAATACAGAAAGAAAATATGCTTTCATCATTGGGAACGGAACTAGTAATAACAACCGTTCTAATGCATTTGCCGTTGATTGGGATGGATTGATTTATGTAAATAATTCATCTACGGGGATAAACCTAAAATCTTTATTCGATGAAATGACTAATAAAGTAGATAAAATAACTGGGAAATAGTTATCTACAGAAGACTACACAACAGCAGAAAAAACAAAACTTGCTGGTATTGAACAATTAGCAACAGCAGTTGGTAAAAATGTCACAGGGACTAAATATACAATAAATGGTTCAACTGTCACCGCTGGTGATGGTGCTGAAATATTTAATAATTATACCGCCAATAAAGCATCAGGCTTGGATTCTCATGCCGAGGGACTTAGTACAACTGCATCAGGAGAGTGTTCTCATGCCGAAGGAGCTGGTACAACCGCATCAGGACGTTATTCTCATGCCGAGGGACAAAATACAACCGCATCAGGTGATTATTCTCATGCCGAAGGAGCTGGTACAACCGCATCAGGCTTGGATTCTCATGCCGAGGGACTTAGGACAACCGCATCAGGCTTGGATTCTCATGCCGAGGGACTTAGGACAACCGCATCAGGCTTGGATTCTCATGCCGAAGGAGCTGGTACAACCGCATCAGGCTTGGATTCTCATGCCGAGGGACTTAGGACAACTGCATCAGGTGATTATTCTCATGCTGAAGGAATTGGTACAACCGCATCATCTACACAACATGTTCAAGGACGAAACAATATTAAAGATGAAGCTGGCCAATATGCTTTTATTATAGGAAATGGAACGGATGATTCAAATCGTTCCAATGCATTTGCTGTTGATTGGAATGGATTAATTTACGTCAACAATGCACAAACCGGTGTCGACGTGTCCAAAATGAAAACAATTTGGCAAGGGACTCAAGAAGAATATGATGAATTAACTTCAACAAATGAATATGACTTTTATTGTATTTATGAGGAGGAAGATTAATGATAATTAACCCAACAAATAATAAAAGAATTGCAATAATTAAAGATTCAAACGAGAAAGAAGTTAAAAAAACTTATGATAAAAATGGAAATTTAATTTTTAAAAACTGGAATACACTTTAGGGAACTTCACCATTAAATTTTAAAAGTCGTAGTTTGACATTACAAGACTACCGGATTTATGGAAATACTGTGCAGAACGGCACTCCTGCTCCTGAAACTCCGGTTGAGGTTCAGGGAGTGGGGGAACAGACGGAAAATTTATTTGATAAAGATGTGGCGGTAGTATATAACGCTTATATAACAGGTGGTGGAAAATGGTATTACGCTAATGATTCCAGAAGTGTTAGGATTCGAGTTAAGCCAAACACGCAATACACACTTTCCACTGAGGGAACATACTCGATTTTTCGAATTATGGAAATACAATCAGATGATGTTCCAACTGAACAAAACAAATATCCCGAAATGCAAGGCATTGTTATCGTGCGTGGCGAAGATCAATCACACTATACTTTTAAAACAAGTGAAAATGCAAAATATATTGTTTTTCAGTCAAATCTTTCCGTTGTAAATAAGTGGCTAAGCGAACTGATGCTTGTTGAGGGTGACTCTGTCAGAAGTGATTATATTCCCTACGGCTACAAAATTCCTGTGACGGTAAGCGGAGTGAATTTATTTGATTATAACTGGCTGTGGACAAAAGAAAATGTGAAGCTAAACGACTATTTTAATTATATAACTATCGCCATGAAACCGAATACAGAATACACAATCAGCAATAATTATAGAGTATTAAAATCGTCGGAGCGTATTGAAACAGCATTGATTGTCGTAAATTCAGAAACTGAAATCATCACAGCTAATGGTGGGGTGGATAGAATTAGAACTGTTACAACAGCTTCTGATGGATTATTGAGAATTGCCTATAGAATACAACTAGCTAACGTAACTTATCAAGATATTGTTGTAAACAGGGACACCCTAGCTGATGGAACTTATTATATCCAGATCAATGAAGGCTCGTCCGCTTCGCCTTACGAACCCTATCACGAACCAATCACCACTTCCGTTTACGTTGGTTCAGAACCTCTCCACAAAATCGGAGACTATGCGGATTATGTCGATTACAATCGTGGTGTGGTTGTGAGAAGGATTAAGAAGCTGGTGCTTACAGGGGAAGAACGAGTGACGCAGGATGGTATGACTAACACCGTGAATGTCCAACTTACAACGATATCGGCAACACTACAAGTAGTTTGCACACATTTTATGAGCACGCCCACGATTCCAGCTGATGCATACAGATTTGGTTATGCGTTCATCAGACTCGATCTACAGAAGTTATATTTTGGAACAAGATTATTTGACGACGATTTCAAAACCTACCTCGCCGCCCAATACTCCGCCGGAACTCCTGTGACAGTTTGGTATGTCCTTGCTACACCAGAAGAAGAACCGCTTGAAAACCTGTTGCCAATTTGGACAATCAAAGGCTCTGACGTTCTCACAACTGAAACAACTGTTCAGCCGTCTAATATTTGGATAAAAGGAAAAATTAAAGCTATCAATTGAAAGGATGATTTTTATGGCAAAGGGAATTGATGTCAGTAAACATATTAATTATAAGTACAAAAAATAATCTGTTCGCAGAAAATAAATGGGAGTTGTGAAAGTATGCAGAACAATGAAATAGCACAAGCATTCAAGACAGTTTTAGAGGAATTTGATATAAGAGATACACATTGTAAGGATACATACTACTATTGTCCAAATTGTAACAAATCGTTTGGTAATAAGGCAAATTTACTCGAAAAATATAGTGAAATGAAATTTTGCTTTAATTGTGGGTTAAAATTAGATTGGAACGGTATAAAATGAAACAGATTTTAGGTAGTATGTCCACTTGATTTTTGTCATCAATATTACGGTAAAAGTAGAAAATACAGAAAGGGTGCATAAAATGAATAATTACAAAGATAATTATATGAATATGGTCAATATTATAAGCCTAGTTTTAGGAATGATGAATTTATAGGAAAATTTGACTCAAGGAGATAAATAGGATATTATAGATGACTTAAATAAGAAATCTGAACTCCTATTAAATGAAATTCATCAACATCTAAAAAAATAGGACGAAAAAATTGATTTGATTTTAAAGAAAATAGAAAATATAAAATAAAGGAGATGGTTTATATGAGTAATAAAACATTTGGAATTGATATATCCAAACATAATGGTTTAATCAATTGGGATGCGTTAAAAAACTCAAAAAAGGTAGACTATGCAATTATTAGAGCTGGATATGGAAAGCTATTGTCTCAAAAAGATATAAATTTTGAAAGAAATTATTCAGAAGCAAAGAGAGTAGGAATTCCAGTAGGATGCTATTGGTATTCTTATGCAAAAACAGTATCTGAAGCACAAACAGAAGCGAGAGTTTTCCTTAAAGCTATTGAAGGTAAACAATTTGAATATCCTGTTTATTTAGATTTTGAAGAAGAATCTCAATTTAAACTTGGAAGAAGTACTTGTTCAGCTATGGCTAAAGCCTTTCTTGAAATTATAGAAAAGGCAGGATATTTTACTGGAATTTATTCAAGTAAGTCTGGGCTTGAAAATTATATTGATACAGATACTAGAAAAAAGTATTCAGTTTGGGTAGCTCATGTTAATGTAAATCAAACTACATATTCAATGCCATTTGATATGTGGCAATTTACTTGGAAAGGAAAAATTGACGGAATTTCTGGTGATGTTGATTGTAATTATTGTTATAAGGATTTTTCCACTATTATCAAGAATGCTGGCTTAAATGGTTTTACAAAAGCATCTGGAACAGTAAAAGACAGCAATGTTATTATAAATAATGATAAAAAAGAAGATAAAAAGGAAACAATAAAAATTACTTTAGAAATTGATGGAGTTAATTATACTGGAACTCTAGAAAAATCATAATTTGAAGTAAAAATTTGTGATTTTTTAAATTAGCAGATAACATATGTTAGGTAGTAGCGAAATAGGCACGTCTGTAAGAATAAGAAACTCCTAATTTCAGGCAGAGACTTAAATATCGTTCTTCTTATGAAGTCGCTCCATTTATAGAAGTGGGACTCAAGTAAAGATAGTAATATATAAAAAAAGAGGTGATAAAATGGAGCTTACTAACAAAAAAATACTTTTTGAGAGAAAAGACGCTGGAGTTAATAGTAATATTCATCCTTATCTTGAAATAAATGCAAAAGAACATAAGGAAGAAATAAAAGAAGGCATTGAAATAAAAAGTGATAATATTTCTATTGTAGCTTCAACTAGAATAGGAGATTATGATTTAGATATAATTCACCCTCGTATTCCAGATTTAAACTGTTATGCTTTTAATTCTGAAAAGGTAGGAGATGGGAAAATTAATGCAGAAGATGCGTCTTTAATTCTTCAAATCGCAAGCACTGTAGCAAAAGATTGTCGAGGACATAACGTTGGTTTTTTAGAAATTAAAGATAAAAATATGAATGTTGTTTTTGAAAGGAAAATGGTTGATTTAGATAGACTTGAAGAAGATTGGGGAATTGATTTTACAAAAAGTCCATATGCTGAATATACTAAAATAATTGAACCTATTTTTAATAGAAAATAGACTTGGAGAGCAGATGCCAGTTGGAATAGTTTTGAAAATATTTTTCTTCCAATTACAATTCGTGATGCAATATTGGTAAATAATTATGCTGCTTATAGAGGAGCAGGTGAGCCATTAGTAATAAATTTTGAAGATACAAGCGAAAAAGATTGGGGGAAATTTTTGAAATTAGTTGATGAAAGGGAGCTTTCTTTGAAAGCAGAAGTTATTCCCTTTTCTTATTTCTTTCCGGCTGTAATAGATATGTCCAAAATAACAAAAGAGGATTATGATATAATTAAAATAGCTTATGAATAGAAATAGAATGGAATCGCATTTGAAGATTGCATATTAGCTCAATATAAAGTTAATCCAAAATGGGAAGAACATTATAACAATGGAAATATATTAAAAACAAAAATCTATAATTTTGATTTAATAAAACATTTTCTAGGTCTTTGTGAAATGAAAACATTGATGAAACCGCAAGGATATTATACTGATGAAGATGGAAAACCTTATGGCACTCCTTAGGGATGGAAGGACTATATAGAAAGAGAATTTGGCACACTTTCTGCAATAAATATTGAAAATATAGAATTTATTTTTACTGATAAGGATAACTATTCAGAAAAATCAATTAGTCCTTTTGGCGAAAACAATCAAATATCTTCAGTCATTAGTGATACATCTTATAATGTTAAAGGAGTTGGAGGAATAGAAATTATTTCAGAACTTGGTGGTAATGTCTAGAATACAGCTGAAAAGAATGGAGAAATTAAGTTGTCTTTAAGTCAACTTCATGATTATTCTGAAGATTTAGGAGAATTGTTATCTCCTATAAATTATCAATTAGATATATCAGAAGAATCAGGTTTACAAAGTCAATATTATCTTTATCCAGAAAGTCCCAGCTATTATTTCAGAGGGAAATATAATTATGAGTATGATGAAAATACCAATACTTTAATATCATAGAATATAGAAATAAAAAACGATGATAAGGCTATCATTACAGTTAATATGCCTTCATTGCAATCTCAAATTACTAATGAAGTAGAAGTTATAGACCCTTTGCCAAAATTAAGAAGTTTTTCATTATATGTAAAGAATAATAATAATGAATGGGTTACGCCTGGTGGAATCAATTAGCGACAAACTACTGGTACAGATAACGCAGGAATACCTATTATGAAGCAAAATGATATTATTGGGAGACCTCTTTATCTTAATTCTGGTAATGAAAAAGGAATTATTTCTTATCATATAGACAGGTTAGGACGTTTTTCAAATGAACTAATTGAGTCAGGAAGATAGTATTATCATACAAATGAAACTCCTTTTAATCCTACCACAGAAGAATATTTAAAAATTGAATTAGCTTTTAATGGCATTCCAAATGAAGATTATAAATTGCCACAAGTTGATAATTATACTTCTAATAATTCAGAAATTTATTGGTCTTGTTAGTTAAATAATTTAAAATTAAATAATACCATTGAAATTATTGAAGCCGGACTTGAGAATGATATTGTTCCAAAAGAAGTCAGTCCAAAAGGATTTTATACGACAACAGGAAGAGAAATCGTATTTTATTGTATTGTAAAAATAAAAGGAAATATTGATAATTCTCCTATAACACAAGAAGGTTCAATGTCTATAACAGATTATTATGATTATTCATACAGAGACAATTTGTATTCATAGATTGCCTATCCTTTGGTATTTACTTTTAGACATGATACAGAAGAATCTCCTAATGGAGAAATAATAAATTTTGGAGAAAAAATTTATATTGATTTATTACTATAGAAAAAGGAGGTGTGATTAGTAGTGTCATTAACTCCAGATAAGGTTGAAAAAATTAATGGTGTTACTGTTAAATAGTATTTTTTGACTAAACATAATATAAATAAAATTTCAATGCCATCAATTGCTATGACAAAACCAATTGGGATAACCATTCATAATATGGAATCTATTAATACAACTTCTAATATTTCTCCAGCAGAACAATATACTAATGCAACTATAAATGACAGTATGGGGACTATTAGAACACATTTTTATATAGACGAACTTGGAGCGTGGCAAAATCTTCCTTTAAATTTAAGTGGCTGGCATGCAGCAGATGGAAATGGCGATGGTAATAAATTAACTATTTCTTTTGAAATAATAGGAAATTCACTTAAAGCAGAAATTAATGCAATTAAACTAGCAGCATATTTTTTAAAAAAGTATGGAAGAACAGTTGAAAATGGTCTTTTTACTCATACTTATTGGTTCAATATAAAAGATGGGAAAAAAGGAGACATAGATTATTTGAATACTTTATATAATTCAAACAAAATTTGTCCAGCTTATATTATTCCTCATTGGTCTACTTTCAAAGAAAAAGTAAAAGAAGAATTTGAAAAATTGCACGCTACAATTAACCAGAAAGATACTATATCTTCTTTACTTAATGAAAATCTTTATAGAATAAGAAAAAAATGGAATGAGCCAGAAACTGAGATAGGAGCTTATCCTTCTCTTGATATTGCAAAAAAAGAATTTAAAAAAGGCTATTTTATTTATGATTCCAAGGGAGTATAGATTTATCCAAATAAAATTTTAGAAAAAGAAAAGATTGATGTTTTTTATCGAGTATTTTCAAAAGACAGTTGGACTCCAGAAATAAAAAATTTAGAAAATCATGCTGGTATCGAAAATAAAATAATGAGTGCTATTTCAATTAAGACTCTAAAAGGACAAATTCGTTATAGAGTGCATTAGTTCAATTCAAATTGGATGAATTGGATTTATGATTACAATATAAGTAATGTAATTACTGGATGTGCCGGCCTACCAGGAATTCCAATAGATGGAATCTAGATTCAATATATTGGAGAAGATGGTTATGATGTAAGATACAGGGGCGCCGCACGAGGTCAAGATTATTATCAATGGGTATACGGAAAAGATTAGAATAAGTTTGCCGGATATGCTGGGAAATATCTTGATAGACTTTAGATTGAAATTGTAAAGGAGTGATTTAAGTGGGAAATTTGAGTGCTCATTTTAATGATTATGAATTTGCTTGTAAATGTGGATGTGGAAGAAAAACAATTTCTAAGGATTTGATTAGTGGTCTTGAGAAAATTTTTTCTATAATGAATGCAAAAGCTATTATTATAACTTCTGGTTTTCGCTGTCCATCCTATTCTGTTAAAATTGGTGGTTATAGTGATGATGCACATACTATTGGCATTGCTGCTGATATTAAGGTTAAGAAATAGGATGGAAGTTATTATACTCCAGAACAAGTTGCTGAGGCAGCAGAAAGAGCTGGTTTTGGTGGAATTGGTTTAATGAATACTGCTTGTCATGTAGATAGGAGAGATTTGGGCGGTTATAAAAACTCCCATTGGTTTGGAGATGAGAGAACTGGGAATAACAGGATTAGCACATTTCAGAAAGGAACTAACTTTGATAGTTACTCTATCAGCTCTTCTCAAACTTAGTCTTTTTCTCATGAGGTAAAAGTAACAATTGATGGTAAAGAAGTTTATAAAGGCATTATTTGAATAGGTAATAATGGGGAAAATATTAAATATTTTCCCTTTTATTTTTACTTTTTGGTAGACTAAAATCTTGACTTTCTCAATGTTTTGAGATATAATAATGTTAAGGAGGGGTGAAAATGTTAGAGCTTTTAGGTGCGTCTTCTAGTTCAGTGTTGGGTGGACTTGGGGCTTTGGCCGCAATTGTTAGTATAATTGTTGAAATATCTAAAGCTTTTATTCCGAAAAAAATTCCCACTGCTTTAGTGACTTTAATTGTTTCTTTAGTGGTCTGTATCGCTTTTGTTCTTATATTTTTTGAAATTACGGTAAAAGCTTTAGTGTTAGGATTTTTCATGAGTTTTATTGTTGCGTATACAAGTATGAATGGTTTTGATACGTTGACAAGTATATGGAAAAGATTTTAGATTATTGAAAAAGAAGGTGGTGAGAAAGATGAGTGAAAATACCAATTGGTATAATAATCTAGATGAAACACAAAAGGAATATGTGAGAGGAATTTTTTCGAATAATACAAGTGGAGAAATGCCAGATGATGTTTTAAATAAGATGTCAAAAGAAGATTTTTGGAAGTATTTATTGGGTTATTTAAATGATAATCACCCATTAAAAAATGATAATGATAGTTTTGTTGACGGTTCATTTGCTAAAGTTGTAGGTGAAAAAATTGATTATGAAGTTGAAAATAATAAGAATAGTTGGAATGATTCTGTTTAGGATTTAATATATGGATTGAGAAAAATATTAGAAAATATAAAAAAATATAAAATAAATAATAATGGAAAAATTTGTGGAAGTGATGATTAGGAAATTACCTTTAAAACTTTTACTACAGAATTAGCAGCCTTTTTTGCAAAAGTGGGAAATGCAGTATATTCTCTTGATAGTATTCCATACGTAAGTCCACCATAGAATTATTCTGGAGAAACTTATAAAGAAGTTAGAGGAAAAGACATAATTCCAGATGGAATAAAACTTAAAGAAGGAAAGTATTAGGAAACTAATAGTTTACAAAAAATTGATAATTCACAAGAGAATTCTGATAACTCACAAGAAAATTCTAATGATTCACAAGAAAATTCTAATGATTCACAAGAGAGTTCTAATGATTCACAAGAAAATTCTGATAACTCACAAGAGAATTTTTGGGTAAATCTTTTGATGCCGAAATATTCAAAAGAAATTGAGGTCGAAGATTTAAATAGAAATTTTTGGGTTATTAGCCAAGTGCTTTCAGCATTATCTTGGTATTTATTTCAAGACGGTTTAAAAAATAATTTAAAAAATAATTTAGCTGATATAATTAATGAACTAACTCAATTATGGGATAATGTCATACTTTTATGGGCGGCCCTAGCAAAAAATTTATAGAATGAAAATACTGATTTGATTCATTACGAAGTTTTATATTTGAATTAGCCAAATAGTTATTCTCATACAATGAAGTTTGATAATTTTGAAAAAGAGGGAAGCTATTTTATAATTGATGAAGATAATGGGACGGCTGATATAAAATGGGATATTATACAAAAAGAATATGAACAGATAGTTTCTTTAAATCCTTCTTCAAATTTAGTAATCGCACCGGTCATTAGAATTGGAAATTATAAGAAAAACTATTATAACTGTGAATACTGGCCGGGCTTGTCTTTTTATAGTAAAGGAACTAGACAATGGATTCATAAGGAATTTCTCGTTGATTCAAATAGTGATAAAACTGAATATTATTCTGATTTTGTTGAACCCATATATAAAATATATGAAGAAAATGGGAAATATACTTATGACAATTAGATAATCCCAAAAAATGGAATTTATATTGATTTAAAAGCTCCTTCTTTACAAGAATAGACTGTAGCAATACATGAAAATGAGTTAAATTATGAGTATATAGAAAAACTTTCTAATACTAAATTGAATAAAAAAGAAAAAGTCTATTATGGATTATTAAGAACAACTTTCAATTTCAATATGGAAAAAGAAACTACAATCATTGATGAAAGTGAAGAAGAAATTGAAAATTTAAAAAATATATAGCTTTAGATTGAAGATATTACTAGAACAAACGCTTATGGCGAGGATAGTAAAATTATATTAAATAATGTTGAAAATGGTATTTTAGTTAGTAATGATTTGTTCTTAGATTTTGAACACAATGAATATGGAACAAAAACAGAAGGAGATTTTGATACTAATATATTATTTAAAATTAAAAGGGCAGACAATGAAGAAGAAGAAGAAGAAGATTCTATTACAGAATATATTACAAAATATCGCTATCCCGGAACAGATAAATATTGGGCTTAGATAAATGTATATGCTAAAGAAAGAAATTCTAATGATGAATGGCAAGAATTATTACCGCCCGCAGCTTCTTCAGACGTTAATTTAACTACTTATAAAAATGACCATTATTATTATTTAACTTCAAATAAGGATTTTACACCTTTTAACGGGCGAACACTTTAGGATGTATTAACTTATTATTTTGGAGAAGGCTCGGGAGTTGCCAATAATCATAATTTTTTTCATGTTGATAGTAATTTTTCAATGATTGATCCTGTTTTTAAAATAAAAATTATAGGAAAACTTAATAAATATCCAATAATTCCTATGACAGAGACAGATGAATTATTAGAATTGGATGATTAGATTCCTGATGGGGCATTGAATACAAAATACTGGAGAGAATTTTTAGGTGATGAGGCAGATTTAATTGCAATTAATCGAATTGAAGAGGTTGATTTATCTGAATTAGAAATACAAGATATAGAAAATAGCCAATAGGATTTTTTGAGTTTTATGAAAACTTTTTCTTTCTATGATGAATCTGGTTTAAATTCAGAATGGAAATAGTTACCTGAACTTAAAAGTATTAATGTTAATTGCGATATTTATGATATAACAAATTAGGGAATTGGTACATCATCTAGTCTTGATTTAACAAATCTTCAATATAATCTTAGTTTAGAGAAGCTTGCTTTTGTTACTAACTATATAGATGATACTGAATTGTCTATTCCAACTTATGGAATAAATGAAAAGCTAACTATTTAGCCACAGGAATTAATATTAAGGGGTAAATTTTTAATAAAAGAAAATATTATTTCTGATGAAAAATATTCTGATAATTTGTCTCTTTTAAAACTTGATTTAACAGATTTCATTGGAGAAATAGATGAAGAAAGTTTTTATGGGAATAATAGTCTATATGAAGTAAAAATGCCTAGCAATAAAAAAGGGAATTCAATTTTTGGAATAAATGTATTTGACGTTGATGATGACTCTGCCTCATAGATTGAAGAATTAAATATATATCCAAAAACGACAATAGTAGTAAATGATACTTCCACTTTTGGAGATAATAGATTATATAAAAAAATTATTATTTATTATAATACTTTAAATGAAATGTATAGATATTAGAATTATTTTGATTCAAAATACGGAGACTCTGTTGAAATAACTTACTTGCCAATTAATAATGGTGAAGTTAAAATTCATAATGGGGTTTTTGGATATTATTAGGGAGAAATAATTAGTAGTTGGAAATATATAGAACAAGAAAAAATTAGTGTTAATAACTGGATAATTAGAGGACTTCCTTTTTATTTAGATAAAGAAGTTATCCTTCCGTCTGAGTAGAATAGTAATATTGGAACAAATGTTTGGGCAAAAAATAGTAATGGAAAAAATAGTAATACAAAATTTTTTGAGAGTGGAATTGATAATTATGGCGTATGGAGTAATGGTTCATTTTTGCAAGGATTTTACACAAATGAAAATACAAATGGCTAGATAAACGTATAGTCTGGAAAAGATTATTTAATTAACAAAGATTACATTTCTAACTTTATAGATTTTATTTGCGATATGTATCCAAATCAAAAAATAAAATAGCTTTTTAAAAAGAATGATGAAAACATTAAATATATGGACGCAATTAGTCTATATTCAGAAGCTTGCGAAATTCTAAGAAAAAAAAGATAGGATTCTGGCGATAGATCTGAATCTTTATATTATATTAGTTTATATAATGAAAATGGAAATCTCTATTGGCCGCTAGCTAAAAAAGATAATAATAAATGGAGTCTAACTTAGATTATAGATAATACTTATTAGAATCCAATTTCATTAAGCGGCGAAGGATATAAAATTCATTTCTATGGGAGTTCAGTAACAGGAGCAGATGGAAATATACAGTGGAACACAACGGATAATGAAATGGCTACGTTATCCATAAATCCTTCTAGTAATAATAATGATGATTATTTATTTACTTTTACTTATAAACTTTTTTTGTCAAATTTAGAGGATGAAGAACAAAAATATTATGATGATATTTTAATAATATTTTTATTATCAATTTGTATTATATGTGGTTAGAGTGTTAAAATTAATTTTTGGAACTTTGTGCCGCCGGGCCAAGCTGGAATACAATCAATAGTTGAGGATTAGGTTGCTCGCAGTTCTTCAAGTTCTCCTAATTATTACATCTATGATTTTGTAAAACAAGAATCTAATATAGCTAATAATTCTGTTAATAAAAAACCATTTTTTTCTTATAGTGACTTATTAAAAGAAAGAGAAAATCAATTACTTGAATTATATTATTCTTTCAAAGAGAAAGAATTAAAAAAAGAAAAGACTTACAAGCCAGAAAAAAGATTAGATTGCTATTCTTTAGAACATTTTTAGGAAGGCATTTACAACAAAAGCTTTTTAGAGGTGTCTAGAGCAGAAAGAAATTTTTTGCCAAGAAAAGTGTTGATTTTTTCAAAAATTGATGGACTTGAGTTTTCTTTTGACAGAGATGATGATGGAACTTTTATTACTTTAATAGTAGATTTGTCAAAGGTATCAAATTTTAATCCCACAAATCTATACCTGTATTTAAAAGAAGACGAAACAGAAACAATTATAAATTATAAGAAACAAGAATCAAATAATAATGTTTATAAATTTTATTATGATTTTAAAGCCTTCAGTGGATGGTATTATTTTAAAATTAAATAGAGTAATGAAATTTATGATGCAACTTACAATTTTTGTGTAAAGCAATTAGAAAATGATTCTCTAGAATTGAATTATAGTTAGGGAAGCTTACAAATCTTTCCATATTTAAGTATAGGCGGATATGATAGGGATGGATTAATAGTAAAGACACCTTAGGGAAAAAAATATCACATTGATAATACTGGAACGGTAAAAACTGCTTATAATTCTAATCTTTGGCAATGGGGAACGCAGAGGGATGTTGAGGTAGAACCACATAATTTAGATAGAGATTAGGGTATCTAGTCAGCAAGAATTTTTATTAATGATAACGATTATGAAATGTCTGAAGATAACTGGGTTTTAGAAATTATAGATTATGATACTTACGAAAAACCGAGAGATCATTTTATTGCCCCGTCTTTTTCATAGAATGACGGACTTAAACTTAATTCATCAATTACCTTGAATAATAATAATTATTTTTATCCTGAGTTAAAGGAATTTTATTATGATTTAAGCATTAAATATCCATCAATTACAATTGATGAATTACTTAGTTCTGAATATAATGATATAATTGATAGTAAATACAACAATTATGGAGATAAAGCATCAATCAAAGAATCTTTAGAGAAATGGAGAGAATATATTAATATATTTTATATAAAGGATACTGAAACAAATTTGTATTTTTTAAGAAAACAAAGTGACTTATCTGAAAATTATATTAGTCCATTGCTTAACGATGATATAAATGTTCCTTGGCCGCTAATTAATAGAAATGGAGAATAGGTTGTGGGAATATTAGGTTCTGTAGTTCAATTAATGATAAGAATTCTTACTCCTAATTCTAATGGAGAATTATTGGATATTTGTCATTATGATTTATATAAATACGACTGTAGAGTTAATAAGGCTTCAAATATAGATTTAGAAAGAATTTATAATAATGTAGATTCATTAACAGACCCGCCAATAACTAATACAGCAAATGAAGAAATTTGTAAGGTTGGATATTTTGATAGAAATTACAATAGAAATCTTCTAACTCCCTATGGAGTTAGCAGTTCATCATAGAATTCTACCAGTTCTTTAGATAGTTTTACTCTATATGAAAGAGGACAATGGATTTCTTTATATAAGCAGAATACCAATATTAGTCTTAACGATAGAATAAAACATAATGGAGATAATTATGTATTATATTCACAAAGTAATTAGATGACAAGTAATAATACAAAAATCATAAATCCTGAAAAAGCAAATTTTTCTTTTGATTTTTCAGCGTATCCATCTAATGGATTATATGAAAAATATGTTCCTCATTGGAAGAATGAACGTGTTAATATAAAAGATGGAATTAATTTTTATGTATTAAAAATTGATGGACTCGTTTCTGAAAAAGCTAATCTACCAGAAGAGTTCAAAACGACTTGCGATTATGGAGAGCTCTCTGCTCCGCCATTAATTGATTTTAAAGAATTATTTAGCAATGCTACTTATTATGGAGAGGATAATAATGGCTAATTTAGATAATTTAAAATAGTCTTCATTACAAAATTTTCTTGCTTCTTTAATTGGATAGTCAATTGACTCGGTTTCAAATATCGTTTCTTCTATTTTAAATTTAGAAAAGACTCCTGATATTAAAAAATTATCTCCTTTATCAGAGTTAGATAATTATTGGAATGAAGGAATAAAAGAAATAATGCATAATTATAAAGAACTTTATGATAATAATAAGATTTTTGATACAAATGAAGAACCTTACAACTCAATCTCAACGATAGGCATTAAAAACACTGACGCTTAGTATCAACAATCCTTAGATAAGAATTTTTCAAATTTTGTAATACCGTAGAAAAATTATAAAAATGATTATTATTCATCAGTTAGGGGAGAAGATTTTTTTATAAAAATTGCTAATGATAAAACTAATTTATAGTATACTAATGACAAAAGAAAGAATAATAGATTACTAATGCCAAAAAATTCTCGTAGAGTAGAAATAGAAGATTTAAATAAAAATTTTTGGGTTATTAGTCAATAGTTAAGTATAATTTGTAATAGCTTATTTAATCCTAAATCTTATTAGAATAATATTATGAATGGAATTATTAAGTAGATTTTAAAAATTTGGGATAGTATTTTACTTCTATGGATTGGAGTAAGTAAGGTATTCCAAAATAATATTTTAATATTTTTTCTTCCCATTTCTTTTAGTTCGAACAGTTTTGACAAGAGATTTGATAATATAGATTACGAAAAATATGATGAATCAATTGTTAATAAAGAAATTTACAATTAGTGTTATTTTCTTTGTAAAAAATATCAAAATAGTAATTTATTTATTTTTCCCTTACTTAGGGGCAATAATTATTATAAGAATTATTTTTCAAAAATAAAAATTCCTTTTTACTATAAAAAGGAAAAGGGAAGTAATGAAATGATAAAAATAAATTAGGATGATGGCAAAGAAATTATTTCAATTGATATTGAAGAAACTGAATTATTTAATTAGCAAAAGCTTTCTGAATAGCTTTATGGTTTTAGAGAAAAAGAATCTACTATGGAGTTTTATTATCCATTTAATAGAAATTTATCTAATATTGAAAAGCAAAAACTAATTAGAGATTAGATAAATGCCGGTGACGACAATAACTTAGAAATTGGTTTTTATTGTGCGATTAGAATAATTCCAAAAGTAGAACTGAATATGGATCCAGTTTAGGGACTAATTATAAAAAAAATCGATTTTGATATAATTGATTTAGTAGAAGAAATTTTAAACCAATCTCTTGAAGAACCTGAAAAAGTTATAAATGAATAGATTGTATTTTATAATAAAAAATACAGTGAAAAAATAGGTAATATTAGATTGATAGAGAAAAGTAATAACACTTATGGTCATTATATGGGAGAAGTTTTAAGTTGTAGAAAAGCGGTAAGAATTTATTAAAGTAAACATTTTATATTTATAATTAATTGACTTTTATTACAAAATATAATAAAATAAATATATGAAAATAAAGAGGTGTTTTAATATGGCTGAATTTGAAATATCAACTATGGATGAACTTGTTAATGCAGAATAGATTACTGGCATATCAACTGGTGATACGCTTAAGCTAATGAATGATATTGATGGGGTAGAAGCTGGATATAGCTATCCAACGACGCTTAGTAATAAATATAATATTGATTTAAATGGCTTTACGTTAAAAAATTTATTTTTAGATACGGCTGGTCCTTTTAATAGCAGTACAGTAGTTAAAAACGGAAAAACTCTTAATATATATTTTTCAACTTAGACAATTTCCCCTTGGCTTAATTTAGAAAATTGCGTTGGTTCTTTTTATTCAAATTTATCAAAACTATTAATATCGAGATTATATAAAAGTGCAGTTGACATAACTTATAATCCAAACATAACTGTTAATGAGGGTATTTTTCGCAACGTCAGCTCCAATGAAATAAAACAATTATCAAATATAGTAATTAGGAATGCTAAAATTAAAGGATCCTACTCAGATAACAAAAATAGCATATATCCGACCCCAAAAGGTTCTTTTGTCGCAGTAGTGTATGATAACTGTCATTTTAATTTAGATAAAACCTCTCCGAGATTCTATTTTTATGGAAACAATTGTTATGCAGCTTTTTTAGAAACTTCTTTTAATTTAGGAGAAAATAACGCATTAACATTTTATGCATCTGATGGTCTAAAACTTGTCAGCTTTCCCGATGGGACTTTTTCAGAAAGTATTACTCTTAATAACGAAAGTCCAGCGAAAGTCAAAATTCTTACCAAAGACCAATTAAGAAGTCATGAGTATCTTACAAATATAGGGTTCTTGCCATGAGTTGGGAAATTAAAACACATAATGAAATTATTGACGAATTTGAATGGGGAGGCTTAGATTCATCTGGTGAAGAAATTGATTATAATAGTCGAATTCGTTCAAAAGAATTTCTTTTTCTTTTTGGAGCACCATCTCCATATACCACAACATGTGTTATTTAGCCACCTAGTTATGAAGGATTAAAATATGATATATATAGATATAAAGATGATGAAACATATTCATCAAAAACGACTGGTAGGACAGGAAATACAGAAATTACTTTAATAAAAAACGAAAAAATTAAATTAGTTTTTTATACTGCGAGTACAAGCACATTAATTCCTGGAGGGCTAGATAATATCAATGTTAAAATAATTTTAACGTATCCAGAAATTCCAATTACAGCAGACAATAATTTTTTTAAATTACCATATTATACAACAGAATATGGACTTCCGGAGAAATATACTGGGGAACTTTGGGCAATAAATGAAAACTTTTATTAGTTTCCTCATATAAAAGAAAGTGGTATAGCTCCAGAATATGACGGTTTTCTTTGGGCAATAAATGAAAACTTTTATTAGTTTCCTCATATAAAAGAAAGTGGTATAGCTCCAGAATATGACGGTTTTCTTTGGGCAATGAATGAAAATTTTTATTAGTTTCCTTATATTAGAAAGAGTGGTATAGCTCCAGAATATGAATTCCCACCCGGTTATACTCCTCCTGAAGAGGAAGATGCTCTAATACCTCTTGATAGAATTATTTATGATATAGGTTACTCAGCATCTCTTGTTAGTATATCAAAGAAATAGACTACTTCGGAAAAGATAAAAGAACTATTGAAAAGAATGAAGGGGATAGAAACAAAACATATTGAGAAGTCAAATATTGTTAATTTAATTCTAAGTCCAACTGATTCTAAATCAGATGGAAATTAATTTAAAAATAATAAAATAATAGAATATAACTTTTTAGGACGAGAATAAATACTAAAGATTGGAAAGTCAATTATAATTAATTGACTTTCTTTCTTTTTTATGATATAATTTATATAGTAAAAATGAAACGGAGGAAAATAAAAATGGAGTTTAATGCAAGACAGAAAAAAGTAATTTATGCTGAAGAACCTAACATTTTATGCTTAGCCAGCGCTGCTTCAGGAAAGGCTATTCCAAATTCTACAATTATTCCTACTATTAATGGAGTGAAAAGAGTAGATGAGATAAAAAAGGGGGATTATTTGTTTGATAGAAATGGTAATCCGACAAAAGTTTTAGGTGTTTTTCCGCAAGGAAAAAAAGAAGTATTTGAAATAACTTTTGGTGATGGGAGAAAGGCTAAATCATCAAAAGATCATATTTGGTTTGTGAATAAAAGAACTTGGAAAGACAAAAATCGTTATGAAGAATATACTATTGAAGAACTTTTAAAAGAAAAAATAATAGTTAATAGAGGAGGAAATTTCTATATTCCTTGTGCTAAGCCAGTTCATTATCTAGAAAAAAAATATGAAATTCATCCGTATATAATTGGAGCTTTTTTAGGTGATGGGTGTTGTCTAGAAAAAGAATTAGTAATTTCTTCTGAAAATGACACAATTCCTAATCATATAAAAGAATTGCTTCAAGCAGATGAAATCCATCGAAATCCAGCTAATTATAATTGGTATTTTAAAAAGGGAGGAGTCAATATTAAAAGTAACATTCTTCCAATTGAATTGAAAAAGTATAGTTATGAAAAAAGTATCCCCAAAGAATATAAATATGGTTCAATTGAACAAAGATTAGAATTAATTCGGGGATTGATGGATACTGATGGTTCAATATCAATAGATAAAAGAGAAAATCATTCTCCTTGCGTAAGTTTTACCTCTACAAGTTATCAATTAATTTTAGATGTAAAAGAGGTATTAGGCTCTTTAGGCTATGTCTCTACGATTTCAGAGGATAAGCGTTCAGATAAATATACTAAGGGGATAGCATACAGTTTAAATATAAACATTTCAAATAGTGAAAAATATAAATTATTTTGGTTAAAAAGGAAAAAAGATATTGCTTTGTCTATCAAAAATAAAAAGCAACATAGAGATTATATGAAAACAACAATCAGAAAAATTGAAGATTTAGGTTTTTCAGAAGAAATGACTTGTTTTTATGTTGATAATGCTGAACACTTATTTTTAATGAATGATTTTATTGTAACGCATAATACGAGTGTGCTAACCGAACGAATTAAGGTTTTAATCAACGAAAGAAATATGTCTCCAAGCGATATAGTTGCAATCACCTTTACTCGTATGGCAGCAGATGAAATGGTTAAAAGATTAGATGGGGTCGCTAATGGAGCTTTCATTGGTACAATTCATTCCTATGCAAATAAAATCTGTGTTAGTAACAATATAGATACCCAAAAGTTCCTTGAATATGGAGAGTTTGATAAGATTCTAAAGAAAGCGAATACCTTACCGTCCAGTAGATATTTCCAAATTAAACATCTCTTAGTTGATGAATGTCAAGACATTAGTCCATTAGAATATGCTTTTTTGGAAAAAATTCCATCTGAAAATGTATTTTTCTGTGGGGATAATAGGCAAATGATTTATGCTTTTAAAGGAACGACAGACGAATATTTGGTTAGTATGTATAGAGATGCGAATTATAAAAAATATTTTTTGACAGAAAATTATCGTAATGCGCCAAATATTTTAAAATTTGCTGATAGTTTAATTGCATCACATATTCAACTAAGTCCTAAATCGATTCCAGTAAGAACAAAAGGTGGAGATGTTATTCAGGGAAGTTTTTATGAAGCTCTAGAAGAATTAGAATATTCTGAAAATTGGGGAAGCTGGTTCATTTTAACCAGAACTAATGCAGAAATTATTCAAGTTCAAGAAATTTTAAATAAAAAGAAAATTCCAAACATTACCTTTAAAAAGGGCGACTTAGATTTGGAAGAAATGGGACAATTAATGCAAAGTGATAGAGTCAAAATTCTCACGATCCACACATCAAAGGGACTTGAATCTAATAACGTGATTGTAATAGGAGCTAACCTATATAATGAAGAAGAACGAAGGCTGGCATATGTTGCAGCTACAAGAGCTAAAAATTCACTTTATTGGTGTCCTTCAATAAAGAAAAGAAGAAAATATGATAATGAAAATAAAAAAATCAATAGAACTAAAACTGATATTATAGAATTTTAAGGAGATAATAATGGAAGAAGATTTTATTGTAATTTATAAAGATGAAGAAAAAACAATTTCAGTTTCTAAACTACTTATTGATTTTTTAGAAAAGAAAAGAGTAAAAAAAATAAAAATTACTCAAGATGAACTCTCTGTTTTAATTCCATTAGTATATACTCAATTATCTGCTAATGGAGTTGATATAAAAGCTCTTAATAAAGTAAGTAGTTCAGTTGCCCCTGTAATTACTTATGGTTATAGATTATGTTTAGGAGAACCATATAATAAATTTTCCAATGTGATTGAAATGATTTCATCTTCAATAGATATAAGAAGAGATAAAGATAGTTTTGAGGAGTATCTTTATTTTTATAATAATTTTTCGTTGCCAAAAGGAGAAAAGATTTATTGCAAGATATTTGACGATAGATTTAAGGGCTTAGATGGTTGGTTAGCACATGTTTCAAAGGAAGATTTAATTATATTATTTTGGAGTTATGAAAATAATGAAGATGAAAATGATGATTTGCTATTAAGAATATAATCATTTAAAATGTATTATATTCTGTTATATATTTATTGATATTAGGAGGAATTAAAAATGAAGAAAATTATTACAATGATAATGATGGGAACAATTGCTATTACAATGGTAGGCTGTACTAATAACACTGATTCCAATAATGGTGAGAGTTCTATAGTTGAAACGGAAACATATGTTGATGAAGTAGAGAATGGAATAGAAGTCCAAACAGAAACAAGAGAAACAGAAGAGACAGATACTGAAACAGTGATTTTTTCTGAAACAGAGACAGAAGAAACAGAAGAAACAGATACTGAAGAGATGTCTTTTTCTGAAACAGAAACAGAAGAAACAGAAGAATCTAAAGAGTAAGAATAAATATAGAAAAAAGAAAGTCAACTATTAATGTTGGCTTTAATTTTTTATAGAGGGGGTATATTTTTTAAAATAAGTTCTATGAAAAAGATCATTTTTAAATAAAAAAATATTTGAAAAATTTGACTTTTAAAGAAAATAATGCTATAATTATTATAGTAATGAGAAAGGAGTTGGAAAAATGCATATATATAAAAAGAAAAATGATGATAGAGAGATATATATAGCAGCAGACTTAAATTTTTGTCAATCAAAAGAAAGAGATAAAATATTGGTAAATAATTGGAATCTCATTGTTAAAGAAAATGATTTGGTTATTTTATTGGGAGATATTATTAATGGTCAGAAGTATAATTGGATTGAAATTCAATAGATTTTTGACTCTTTAAATGGAGAAAAAGAAATAATTAGTATTTCAAGTGATGAAGATATTGCCGATAAATGGAAGAATATTTTAGGACATACAACTCATAAAGTTACAGCGGCCGCAAAAGGAAAAATTAACGGAATGGAAAAGGTAGTTATTATTTATCCTTATTTAACTCCATCAATTAAGAATAAAGATTTTAAGGATACTGAAATATATAGTGCGGCACCACGTTCAATTACAAAACAGAATAATGTATTTGAAGATAATATTATGAGTATTAGCATTGATGATTGGGGCCTTTTTCCGATTAAATATAAAAATATTCCTTTAATGATAGATGACATATTGGTATTTGAAAAGATGAAAGATACGGAGGAAAATATTGATGAACAAAAAAATATATGAGATTAATAATTTAAGGGATTTTATAATTGTTGTTATAGGTGCAATTGCAATTTTCTTTGTATTAACTGTTTTTTATATGTGGATTTGGAAAGTTGCAATAGTTGCTTTATTTCCTTTTATGCCGATGCCATCTTTTTGGCAATTTGTAGGATTAGAAATTTTGGCGAATGTATTTTTTAAGAATAATAATGATAGCTCATGGATACAATTTAAGGCTATTGGTGGAGGTGAAGAAGTAAGTGGGAAAGATAACAATATTAAATGATACGACAAAAGAACCAATTGAAATGATTGGAAGAATGGCTGGACTTTGTTGGGGGTCTGATACTGAAGATTTTAATAAGAATTATAAAAGAGGTCTAAATTGTATTAAAGCTAATCATGGAAGGACATTAGAATATCCACAAATTTATATTGAATTTGAAGGATATTCTGCCCGTGTAATCAGAGAATTATATACACATATAGGTTCTCTTCCAAGCCGTCTTCAAGAATCAACAAGATATATGGATTTCAGCTCGTTTGAATTTGTGACTCCGCCATCCATTCAAAAAAATTCAAAGGCAGAAAAAATTTATAAAAATTGTATGAAAGAAATTTCTAATGTGATCACACAGCTCAATGAATTAGGGGTCAAGCGAGAAGATTCAGCAATGCTTTTGCCGCTTGCTATGGAAACAAAAGTAATAATGAGAACGAATTTAAGACATTTAGTTGATATGTCTCATCAAAGACTTTGTTCTCGTGCTTACTGGGAGTTCAGAGAACTTTTCAAAGATTTAATGGAAGCTTTAAGTAATTATAGTAATGAGTGGCGGATTCTAATAAAGGAATTAAAAATATTTAAGCCAAAATGTGAAATGTTAGGTTATTGCCCTGAGCTAAAATCTTGTGGAAGAAAGGAGAAAAAAGAGGTGTAATATAAATGGGAGTATTGGAAAACGAAGTTCCCAATAATGGAGCGATTATTGATGCACTTGTAAAATGTGAAAGTGTATTAAAATAGCATAATAAAGTTATGGTAAGTATCAGCGGCGGCTCAGACTCTGATATGATGATGGATTTAATTGAAAGATGCAGACAGCCGCACAACGAGATTTATTATGTTTTCTTTGACACTGGAATTGAGTTTCAGGCTACTAAGAATCATATTAAGTTTTTGGAAGAAAAGTATGGAGTTGAGATTTATAGGGAGAAACCTATTAAGTCAATTCCGACTTCCTGTCGTGAGCATGGGCAGCCTTTTCTTTCTAAAGCAATTAGTGAGAATATTTCTCGTTTACAAAAGCACAATTTTCAGTGGGAAGACGAATCCTATGAGGAACTTGCTAAGAAATATCCTAAATGTTTATCTGGGTTAAAATGGTGGTGTAATGATTGGGGAGAAAATAGTTCTTTTAATATTGAAAGAAGAAAATGGTTAAAAGAATTTTTATTAGCTAATCCGCCGCAGTTCAAGATTTCTTAGAAGTGTTGTCAATATGCTAAAAAGGATTTGGCTAAGCACTGGAAGAAAGAACACATTGTCGATTTAAGTTGCGTTGGAGTTAGAAAAGCAGAGGGTGGTCAGAGGGCAACTGCCTATAAGAATTGTTTTACTAAAGGTGAAGGAGTTGCTGATGAGTATAGACCAATTTTCTGGTTTACTGACAAAGACAAAGAAGATTATTTGAATTTTTATGGGGTTGAATTGAGTGATTGTTATACTAAGTATGGACTAAGAAGAACAGGTTGTTCTGGTTGTCCCTACGCTTAGGACTGGAAAGGGGAACTTGCGGCTCTTGAAGAATTTGAACCTAAGTTAGCTAATGGTGTTAAACATATCTTTGCAGACAGCTATAAATTCTTAGAAGATTATGAAACTTTCTGTCAGGATATGGAAAAGAAATATGGAATGAAGTATGCAACATTTAGAAAATACCAAAAAGAAAAGGAGAAAGAGAATGCTGAAAAATGTGAAACTGTATGAAGAAGAAGCTGAAAGAAAATCGAAAGAAACTTGGTATGATTTAAAATACCAATGGTGGTGCGGTTGGTGTGGAACAAGAGAGTTTGATTTTGCTAGCGATAATTATAACTCCCATTGTTTTGCTAGTGTAGACCCTAAGACTAATGAAGTAATTGGCTTGATGGGTTATGAAGTTGACTGGGCCGCTAAATCTACTTCTGGTTTCTATGCGGCCAGCTTCGATGAGAGCGGTCGTGCTATTTTTGCAAAAGATTTGTTGGAAATGATTGACGATATTTTCATGAAGTATGATTTTAAAAGAATGGAATGGCGTTGTTGGGCTGACAATCCCGCAATTCGTGGGTATCGAAAGTTCTGTAAGAGGGTTGGCGGTAGAGAAGTCGGAACTCTTTATAGGGCTGGGATTTTGCTTGACGGACAAATTCACGACAACGTTATCTTTGAATTGCTTCAAGAAGATTATTTGAAAGCTAAACAGGAGGAGAGAATTTGAGTATTGTGGTAAACTTTTTTGGTGCACCTTGCAGTGGAAAAAGCTTTGGGGCTGCCTATGTTTTTAGTTTGTTGAAAACAGTTGGAGTTAACTGTGAACTTGTTACAGAATTTGCTAAAGATTTAGTGTGGGATGAAAATCAAATGGGCTTGAATTGTCAGGAGTATCTATTTGGTAATCAGTCCTATCGTTTGAGTCGCCTTAAAGATAAAGTTTCGGTTATCATAAGTGATTGTCCTCTTCTCCTTTGTTCTTTTTATAATAAAAACTCTGTTCTTGATAAGGATTTTGATAGTGTTGTAATGAAAGTTTTTAATTCCTATGATAATCTTAACTATTTAGTAATGAGAAGTGGTGATTATAGTGAAGTAGGACGTATTCATACTAAAGAAGAAGCTGATAAAATCGGTGATGATTTGCAAGATTTTCTTGATAGCCGTAACATTCCTTATCATCATGGAATTGGAGAAATCCTATTCTATAATTCAATCGTTGAGGATGTATTGAATGAGTTGCAAAAGAGTGGTGGAGAATGATGGGAAATGAGTTTTTAACTAGTCAGTTTTTTAGAAAAGGGAATGATGCTCGTTTTAACGAAGTAATGGAATTTCTTACATCAATGAAAGAAAAAGCAGATGAGTTAATGGAGGAGAATGATAGGTTAAAGCATAGGTCTGATGAAGATATTTTTGCTGAAAAGAATGCTATCATTGAGGAGCTAAGAAAAAAGCTTTCTGAGAAACAAAAAGTTTCTTGTTATGCCTTTACAGAAGAACAGCTTAAAGATTTTAATAATTGGTGGAAGTCTCATATTTCTGATCCTAAGATTCAGGAGAAAATGGCAAAGCTTAAAAATTCTGGACACCATCCAACTTATGAAATTACTCCAACTGAACTGGGATATTGGTATGGCATTAGATGTTCTTGTGGTGCAAATTATGGAGAATTAGATTAATGGGAGCTATGGAATGGATTGTAATAATTGCATGGGGAACGATGATCTTAGGATTTATTCTCCATGCAATTTCTAATTATTACATTTCAAATAGAAAGAAATTAAAGAAAAAAGACAATGCGAATGATAAGGAATATAACGAAGAAGATATGCAAAGGCTTTTAAAAATTCTAAAGTAGAAAGAAAAGAGAGAGGAAGATGAATGGACTGAATCTTGGGTAAAGACTGAGAAAGAAATTAGTAAGGAAATTGATGAATATGAAAGAAGTAGGAAGGAAAGATTAGAAAAGGTAAAAGTTTCATGTGATAAATTAGAGAAGGGCACAGAACAAGATTGTCTTTCTTGTATTGAAAGATTAAATAAAATGAGAGAAAATGAAAATAAAGATAATTGACTTTTCTTATATTTTATTATATAATATATATAGAAAATGTGTTTAATACAATTTAAATTTATGGAGGAAAAAGAAATGAGAGTTAGAATTTATTTGACAACCAACAAAGATTGTGTAAGTTTTTGTGATACTGTTAAGTCTTTGGGTATTAACGGTGAGCTTGTAAATGAGAATGGACGCTATAGAGTATCTGCGGCGAGCCTAATGGGATGTTTAATGGCATCTGCTGAATGGGGAGATACTATTTACTTCGAATGTGAAGAGGATAAGTATAGTGAATTTGAACCTTGGATTGCTGTAGAAGCTGATGATGCAGCAAATATTCATTGTTGAGGTGAAATATGGAAGTATTAAGCTTATTTGATGGTATTTCAACTGGAAGACTAGCCTTACAAAAGGCTAATGTTTTAGTTGAGAATTATGCGGCATTTGAAATTAATCCTTTTGCAATTGAGGTATCTAAAAAGAATTGGCTCGATATTGAGCATTATGGAGATGTGACTAAAAATGATTTTAAAGATTTTATTGGTTACGACCTTTTAATTGGCGGAAGCCCTTGCCAAAGTTTAAGTAGTGCAAATGTTTATCTAAAAGATGGGGAATATGGGGTTGAGGGAACTGGGAAAAGTAGACTTTTTTGGGAATATGTAAGAGCTATGAAAATTGTAAAGCCTAAATTTTTTCTTTTTGAAAATGTTGCATCTATGGCAAAGAAAGATAGAGAAATTATAACGAAAGAATTAGGGGTAAAACCAGTTAAAATTAATTCTTTAATCTTTTCGGCTTAGGTTCGAAATAGATTATATTGGACAAATATTCCTTTTAAAAAACCAACAGAAAGAATTGTAAATTATGAATTAAAAGACATATTAGAAGAAAAAGTATTAGATAGATATTATTTGAAATAGGGAACATTAGACTTTATTACAAGACCATCAAACAATTATAATAATGGAAAGTTAGAAATTAATCCTATTTATGCACGTCCAATTACAGCTAGTATGTGGAGAACTCATAAAGCTGATGCAGATACGTATGTTAGCACAGAATATAAACCAGAAGGAAGAACCAATGTTAGAAAAATAACTCCAGTAGAGGCTGAAAGGCTTCAAAATCTTCCTGATAATTACACTTATTTGAGTAATTATTCAATTCCTCAAAATGATAAGAATAGATATGAATGTATTGGCAATGGTTGGACTGCTGATGTTATTGCCTATATTTTTAATGGGTTAAAGGAGGAAAAAGAATGACTTATCAAGGCGGTAAACAAAAATTTATTAAGGTAATTGTCCCCTATATTAATCAATATATCAAAGACCATAACATAGAAAACTTCTATGATATGTGTTGCGGCGGCTTCAATGTTGGAAGTAATGTTGAATGTAAGAACATTTATGGCAATGACTTGTCTCCTACTCTAATTGCTTTACTAAAGCAAGCACAAGAAGATTTTAGTAAAATTTGTCTTAACGAAAGTAGAGAGCAGTGGGATAGATGCTATTCTGAATATAAAAAGATTAGAAGTAATAATTTTGAAGGAAGTGAAATTCCTCTAGCTGAAATTGGAGCTTGTGAATGGCTATGCAGTTATAGTGGACGTGGATTTCCTGGTGGCTATGGGGTTATAAGCAGGGGCCGCAGTCAATTCAGCGAACGATTAAGAAATTTAGAAAGACAAAGTAAACTGGAAGGTTTTAAAAAGGCAATTTTTACTTGTAAAAGTTATGAGGAAATTGAAATCCTACCTAACAGTTTACTTTATTTTGATGCCCCTTATCAAGGAGTTAAGCCTTATGGTATAAGTCCGCATTTTAACTATACTGAATATTATAATTTTTTAATGCAAACTGCTAAAAAATTTCCCATTTTTATTAGTGAACAGTCAATTCCAGACGACATTCCAGCTCAGGTGATTTGGAGAAGAGAAGTCAATAGAGATATTGGAAAAGGTTTTAAAGCTCAAGAGACCTTATATTTTTTAGACTTAAGAAAGTGAGGAAAATATGGAGATAATTAAAGGAAACGTTTTGGAGACGAATTGTAATGTAATAGCCCATCAAGTAAATTGTATGGGAGTTATGGGGGCTGGATTGGCAAAACAAATTAAACAAGAATATCCAGAGGTGTTCTTAAAATACAAAGAATTTATTAAGGAGAATGGAGCTTCCAAAGTATATGGACGAGCACTTGGAGTTAAGACTTCTAACTATTTATTTTTCAATCTTTTTGGACAATATGGATATGGAAGAAGTAGACAGCAGACCTCTTATAAACATTTAGAATCTGCTTTAGAAGAAATGGGAGATATTTTAAAAGAGAGTTATAAGTGTGGAGGACAAGTTCCTGTAGCAATTCCTTATAAGATTGGATGCGGGCTTGCTGGTGGAGAATGGGAAGTAGTTAGTCAAATATTGGAGAAAGTTGAGAAAAGAAAGGGATTTTTGTTTATTGCATATCAATTAAAATAATTGACTTTTTATAAAAAATATTATATAATTATTATAGAAAGTTTAAAATGATATAAAAAAGATTGGAGTGATTTTAAATGAAAATAACTCCCGAAATTGCAGAGAGGATAAATGAATTATATGTTGAGATTGGAGTAAAGAAAAAGGTAGCAGAAATTATAGGATGTTCACCTTCTACTGTTAGTAAATATATAATTCCAAATTTTATTCCAAAGACTCAGCGGCCAGCCTATACTTTTGAAGGAACTATAGGAAATTCAGAATGGATGATTAGTCTCCTTGAAATGATTGATAATCCAGCTCAAAAACTTTGTGAGCTTTGTATGCTTAAAGATGAGGAATGGGATGAGATGAGAGAACTTCAAAAAGAAATTTATCTTTGATTGTTTATTAAGGGAGGATTAAGAATGAAATTTATACCTGTATCTAATTGGGATGAATCGTATTGGAAAGTTGGTATGGATGATTTTACTTGGGCTGAGTATAAAAATTTTTGTGGTTGTTCTTATAATGTTCTACCAGCTCGTCTTTTGCAAATGGAATATCCTAGTTATTTGAAATATCTCCGTTCATTGGGAGCTGATTTAAGAGGTAATGTAGGGTATGTATATGCAACCTTTAAAGATAAAAAAACTGTTGAAGAACTTTGTAAAAGATTAAATAAAGAGTGGAGTAAAATCAAGATTTATATAGAAGGAGAAGGAGAATAAAAATGGATAATAATGTATCATATAAAGTTTATGGTATTAATAGAGAAGGAAAAAAGGAACTAATTGGTTCATATAGTGAGCCATTTGATGCTCATGAAGCGGCAATGAGATGGACAAAAATGTTTCAAACAATGCAAATTGAAAAGGTGTCAAAGAAAAATCAAATTATTTGATAAAATACTTAACTTTATTACTTTTATTTTAGGCAAAATTTGCCTAATTTTTAAAAGGAGGGATAAAAATGGCAAATACTTTTGAATGGGATGCTGAAAAAGGTTGTTATAAGACTATTGTTGAGGCTGGCGGAACTCCAACTTATTTTGACGTTGTTGGTGGAAAAATTTATGCTCGTCCAGAAGAACCTTTTCTTAATGAAAGCAATTCTTATAATACTAAAACTCGTATTAGTAAGCAAGAACTTTACGGTTCAGCAGATGTTAAGTCTCATGAGGTCATGCTTGAAGAAATCGAAAGAGCTAATGGAGACTAAGCTCTATTTCACATTTGAGAGGGGTTAATTACCCCTTTCTTTTATTTTAAGGAGGATTAGTGTAATGAAGAAATTACTTTGTTTATTTACAAGTCTTTTAATGATTGGAATGTTTATGCCTTTAAAGGTTTTCTCAGAAGAAGGAATTGATTTACTGAATTATACAGATAAAGGAGAAATATTGGGAGTCGCTTCTGCATTTTCCATTTTTGTGGAAGAAGATTTCGGAGCTAATGGTTGTGATTGTGAGGGGCGCATTTATGCGGGTCACAGTGCCAATGTAGGGGAGAGTAGGTATTATAGCACTATATATGATAATGGAGCTAGTGTTGTAATTGGAGATGGAATTTTAAGTAATTTTGATACAGGTCATAGAATTTTTGTTTATGGAACTCATGGTACAAATTTATTAGAGGGCGGCCAAGTCTATCAAGCTGACCTTTTTGATAAGGAAGAAACTTTCAGACAGTTAAAAAGAAAAAGTATTGAACTTTCTTATTATAAAGCCGGAGAGATAAGAGTTAATGAAAATTGGAGTTCTCAAATTGACTTTATTGGAGAAGACCCTAAACTCAATGTCTTTAATTTAGACCCCAATGTGATTACTTCTTGTAATTATTTCTTTAATTATGATGTTCCAGAGGGGTCATATGTAGTTGTAAATGTAAGCGGAAAAGAGAACACAGCTTACACGCAACTTTATGGAATGCAATATGCGGGTCATCGTTCTACAAATAATAAAGATGAAATAAATAAAAGAATTCTTTTTAATTACTATGATACTGATAATTTGATACTCGCTGGCACAGGAACTTTTTATGGAACAATTCTAGCACCTTTTGCAAACGTAACTGATGATATTATTGAGGGGACACACTATACTGGAGGAATTATTGCTAAAAATTATTTAGGTGGTGTAGAATGGGGTAATTGTACTTTCGATGGAGGTGATAACTATAATGAAGTTATTAAAACAGAAGAAACTACTACTGCCATTTTTACTTCCAATACTCCAGCTAACACCACATCAGTATGTTCAACAGAGAGTAAAGGAACTACAGTTGGAGAATCAGCTACTAATACTAAAAATACAACCATTACTACACAAAGAGAGAAATATTCTACTACAATTACAACTTCAACAACAACAGATTTACCTATTACTTCAACAACCTCAGGAAATACTACAGAAACTTTCAAAAGGTCAGAAGTATATAATTCAACAACAGGAACAGAAACCACAAGATTCAGAACTACCTCTGGACTTAGAAGTAGCACAGAAACAACTCAAACTATTAGACCAAATAATGACACGGCCGCAGCCAGTTCAACTAGTAGAGAAACCATCAGAATTGGAACTGATACAACAGAGACATCAACGTCTATTTCAACAGTGGCTACAATTACAGAAACAAATTCAAATGATAGTGAAGTAAGGAAGAATGGCGCGGCCGCCTCTGATTCTACTCGTATGCCTGCAAAAACAGAGGATAGAATTATCTTTGTGGGAATTGCGTTATTGATTGCGATTGTGGGATTGTTTATTACTAAGAAATGATTAGGAAAGTCAAAGGCGAAATAAGTCTTTGACTTTTTTTTGTTTTTTATTATATAATATAATAGTGATGAGGAAGAGATTGATTTGTTTGCTAAAAATTAAAAGTGAGCCATGAAATGGCGAACCAGCCCGCTTCCGCGCTGCTGCGGAAGCCTTTTCTGTTTACTCTTTCGGAAAAGAGTAAATAAATATTATACAAAACTGAACAACCCATTATACTTTTTTGAACAACTCATTATACTTTTTTGAACAGTTCATTATACTTTTTTTAACACCTATTATACTTTTTTGAACAATTTATGAAATTGTTCAGGACTGAACATTTTAGAGAAATAAGAGATAAGTAATACTTTAAAGTAGAATTAGTAAAAGAGGTGAAAATAATGAAAAATGTTCGAGTTATGTCTTCTGACTATACTCATAAAATAGAAAAATTATCTGTAAAGCAATGGCTGGTGTATTATTATTTAATGTCCATTTGTAAATGGAATGGAGTGGATAATGAAAGACATTATTACATATATAAGAATACTTTGAATGTAAGCGCCGCCGCACGATTATTGTCGATTAGTAGAACAACTTTTTATAAGGCTTTAGAAAATTTAAGGGAGATGTTTATTTTAGAAGAGTTTGATAAATACTATATCGTTAAAATTCCTCAAACGTATGCAGCAGTTGATTAGAAGACACTTAGTTTTTTACTTCAATATCAAAAATTTTTAGGAGTAGAGCTAATAAGGACTTATGTAATATTAAGCAGGATTTATTAGCATCAAGAATTAGAGCAGTGGTTTAATAAAGCGACTTTAATTTCTATTCTTGACCATAGCATTACTGACACTTCTTATTATGCTTAGGTAGAACTTTATTTAGGATTCCTGTCTTATTGGAAGTTAGTAAATCTTAAGATTGAAAAGAGAAATGACAATACAGGAAGGCATAAGTATTATAAGGTTAAAGAGATTAATAGAATTGAAGAAATAACAGACTTCGAAATTGAAACTACTGCCCCAATAAATAAAGAATTAGTAGATAAAATAAAAAAAGAAATAACAGATTTTTTTTAATAAATAATTGACTTACCTTAAAAAATATGTTATACTAATTATAGTAAAGGGGGTAAAATAAAATGAAATTCCACAAGGGAACTTTTTCAATCCAAAAAGAAAACATACAAGGCAAGAGAAGTCTCGAAACAGTAATCGGTTGGATAGAAGAAACAAATTCTTACGGCTTCGACAACAGGAACGGAGAATGGATTGCAACAGACCTTAACAGTGGCGTTATCCTTACAAAAGGTAAAACAAGAAAAGAATGTGTAGCTTGGATTGAGGAGAACTTAGCACTAATTAAGCTTCAAAAAACCAAACCACGTTATCGAGACCATGTTTCAAGCTTTAAGAAATTAAAAGGAGGAAATTAAGTATGGTTACTTTCATAATGGCTGTGGGAATTGCAGGAAGTGGAAAAGACTATCTCTACGCACATCATTACCTTTTACAACCAGAATATAAAGACCTCGTAATGGTTTCTTCTGATAACATTAGAGAAACTATATTCGGGGACATTAATGACCAAGCTCATAATAAGGAAGTCTTTGAAATTATGAGACAGCAAGCTCTTAAACTTTTAAAACAGGGGATTAGTGTTTATTATAATGCTACCAACTTATCTTCTAAAAGACGAATCAATTTCTTAAAGGAAGTTTCTAAGATTCCTAATGTTAAAAAAATTTGTGCATTAAATGTGCCGCCCTTTGAAAAAGTTAAAGAACGTAATGCTGGTAGAATAAGAAAAGTTCCAGAAGAAGTTATTGAAAAAATGCTTAGAAAGTTCCAGCCGCCGCACCAATCGGAAGGATGGGATGAGATTGAAGTCTTTGGAAAAGACATGGACGGTCAAAAGACTTACGACATCGTTGCTACGGCAAATAAAATTCCTCACGATAATCCCAATCACACTCTAACAATTGGCAAACATATGTATCAAGCTTATTTCTATGGTATTAGACAGGGGTTGCCACTTGACGTATGTGAGGCCGCATTGTGTCATGATGTAGGGAAGCCGCACTGCAAATCTTTTTATGATTATCGTGGAAGAAAAACTCGTAAGGCTCATTATTATTCTCATGATAGTGTCGGGGCATATATTTATTTATCCCATTCCAATGGACTTGAACAAGATATAACTGTCGCCAATTTAATTGCTCATCATATGGATTTTTTTAAAGGGGAAAAATGTCTAACAAAAATCAAAAACCAATATGGAGAAGAGTTCTATAAAAAACTCGAACAGCTTCACGAAGCAGACATTAATGCTCATTAAAAACTTGAAGAACTTTTTCTTGATAATTACTTAATAAAGGAGAGAAAATCTTAAAGGCACTTTCAGTAGTGCCTAATTTTATATAAAGGAGGTAAGATTATGCCTAATAACGAACTTATTTATCCAGCTGATTTGGCTCATAGAGATGGTTGTTGTGAAGTAAGACCAAGCACAAATACTTGTGGTTGCCCAAATGGTATCTATTGGATGCCGCCTCCACCAATGGATTATCCCCCTGTCTTTCCATCAGTTCCTCCTTATCCAAATCCTAATCCATTTTCATACCCGCATCCCTGTCCTTGTCCTTCTGAAGAAATTCCAGTTAAAAAGACTTCGATTGAAGGAAAAATTTGTAAGCTTTCAAAGAAAGCGGCCGCAGTCAATCGTATGATTGAAAATCTTGAAACTAAGAAAAAGGACTTTATTCTTAAAGCTGGGGATACAAGCTATAATTTTGGGAATGTTGATTTAGAGGTTGAGAATTGGGAAGATGGAAGCTATGCAGATACAGCTCTTAAAGTTTTAAAATTTGAGCTTTCTTTAATTAAGACAAAAATTGCAGATTTGTCTACATAGCTTGGAGAAGAAATTGATGATTCTGGTGGAACTGAGGGAACAGCTGCTGGAGATACAACTGACCCGTAAGTTAGAGAAAAGTCAAAGCGAATTACTGCTTTGACTTTTTTCTTTTTTTATTATATAATATGATAGTAAGGGAAATAAAAATTGGTTGTTTTGCTAAAGATTAAAAGTGAGCCATGAAATGGCGAACCAGCCCGCTTCCGCGCTGCTGCGGAAGCCTTTTCTGCTTACTCTTTCGGAAAAGAGTAAGATAAATATTATCAAACTTTAGACAGTTCCATAACAAATTTTAGATAACTCCATAACAAATTTTAGACGCCCCCATAACAAATTTTAGATAGTCCATAACAAATTTTAGATACCGTATCGAAAAGATTATTTTTTTAGATTAAAAATTTTCTCTTTCTACTTATTAAATGGAGGTGATTAAGAATGCGTAACTCAGTATATGCACAAACTTAGTCAAAAGAAAATTATAAGGCAGATAAAAAGATTACTGCCAAACAGTGGAAGATTTATTATTACTTATTGAGTGTTTCAAAATTCAATGCGGAAAAGGTTGAAGACCACAGATATGTTTATAAGAAAGATTTTAATATATCTTAGAGCTGTAGAGTGCTAGGAATAAAAAGCACCCAAACCTTTTATAATGCCCTAAAGAGATTAGAAGAACATCGTCTTCTAAGAGTGAGCGACGAAATTTACTTCTTATATGCGAAGAACTGGATAAGTGTAGACAAAAATGTATTGGGGAATTTGGTAAAATATTCCAAAACAAGAGAAGAAGATATTGACTTACTTAGGACTTTTCTTATTTTAAAGAAGATGGAGAAAGTTGCAGAGAATACAGATGAAAAAAACTTTACTTTGAGATAGATGTCAATTTTACTTGGACATGGGGACACACACCCCAAATATTATGAGAGTATAAGAATCTATCTTGCCCTTTTAAGTTTTTGGGGCTTAATTGAATTAAAACAGCATAAGTAGTTCAACGAAAGTTTAGGGACAGCTTATACTATTTATCATTTGTAGAAAGTAAATGAGACTAATCTAAGGGATGATTTTGAATCTGATATTGAAGCAGAAATGGATGCAAAACTTCCATCTCAGGAGCTAATGGACAAACTCAATTTTAGTTTCCCAGAAATGATGAAATAAATAATTGACTTATCTCAAAAAATATGTTATACTAATTATAGTAAAGGGGCAGATAAAATGAAAGATATACACCGTGTATACTACGCAATGTGTAGATTAGGCTTTCCTAAGCCAATCCGTTACGTCTACCGTAAAGGGGCAGTTCCATACATCCACAACGTCTCTCGCCATAAGTGTCACGTCTCTCATGTTGCCCAAAACTACAAACAAAAAGAAATGCTTCGTCCTAAAACTCGTGCTAGATTAGGTGACTTGTGGTATGATGATTACAGACACACCGACTGCTGCTGGAAGACGAATCATAAGTGTCGTCACCAATGGCAAAAGCATTTAAAATAATTGACTTTTCTTATAAAATATTATATAATATATTTTAGTAAAGAGAAATTGGAGGAAAAGAATTGTATAGATTAGGTTTTGATGTAGATGATGTTATCGTTAATACAATGGAAAATGTGGTTAATTATATTAATCATCATTTACCAGAAGTGAATTTGAAACTTGAAGAAGTTAATGAATACTGGATTGAAAAACTTTTGCCGCCGGCTTATGAATGGATTGTAAAATTTGCTTTTCATGATAGCCAAATGTGGCGGAATGTAAAAATGATTGACGGTGTTGCTGAAGTATTAGAAAAATTTTATAAAGATGGTAACGAAATTTATTTTTGCACTGCTACAACACCTGATAACTTTAGAAAAAAGATTAAGTTCTTAGAAAGAAATTTTTCTTTCTTTCCAAAAGATTATGTCCGAACTCATTCTATTAGTATTCAAAATAAGCAACTATTAATGCTTGATTTTTTAGTAGATGATTATTTTGAAAATTTATCAGGCGACCGCAATTATATTAGTATTTGTTATGATAGACCTTGGAATAGAGATTGTTTTGAAGAAACAGGTTCATTTTATAGAGTAAAAAATTGGCAAGAAATTTATGAAATTATAAAGGATTATGATAAAGGCTATGGTAACAAAGATAATTGACTTTTATTAAAAATTATGATATAATTTTATTATAGTAAAGAAAAGCTTGTGAAGTTCTTAAAGGAGGACACATTTATGAGTAAGAAATATAATGCGAACATAGTTCCAAGAATTACTCTTGAGCAGGCTGAAAAAGCAGTAAGAAAACATAAGTTTGAAATTAAAGCTGGTGATGGTATTTATACAAAGAAAGACCAGAAGAAAGCCGACGATTTCGAAAAGGAACATGGTTTCCGCTATGAAGATGCTTGGAATTTAGACCATGCAATTGCAACATTTATACTGCCAAGACTTGTTCAATTAAGAGATACTACTCATGGCTATCCAGTTGGACTTACTAATAAAGAAGAATGGCTGAAAACTTTAGACCAGATTATTTTTGGTTTCTACATTTATGTTACAAAAGATTTAATTTTTTGGGATGATGAAGATAATAAAATTTGGTTTAGGGCAAAAGCATTATTTTGTAAACATTTTAGTGGATTGTGGGACTGAGAGGTGAAGTAAAATGGATATTCATTCTATTTTGAAAAATACTTTTCAAATGAAAGTGACAAAATTAAAAAGAGAAATAATTGATGGGAATGAAAAACTTAAGGTCATTGATTCAATTTGGGTAAAAACAAAAAGAAAAGATTTTGAAGAATCACTCTTTTTTGATACGCAAGATGGAATTAATCATGATATAAGAATTGTGATAGCGCCGCCAGAAAAATTTCAAATCAATACAATTTATATATTAGCAGATGGAAAGAAAGTTTATGTCTATGTTCTTGATGATAAGGAGGAAAATGAATGATTACTTTCGTTTATCTTGCAATTAAGCATGAGGTATATGACGGGAATGAGATTAAGGTTTTTCAGGAAAAAGAAGATGCTATTAACCAGTTAAAAATTTGGGTTGCAGAAGAACTCCTTTATCTTCAAAACAACTATTCTGAATACAAGAAGAAATCAGAAGAAGATGAAAAAAATTGTCTTGACTGGGTGATTGATATGTTTAAAAGTATGGATGTTAAAGAAGCTGAAGGTGAAATCTATTCTATCTCATGGGATGATATATTCTTAGAAGTTCAAGAAAAAGAAATAAATTGACTTTTTAAATAAAATTTAATATAATATTTATATGAGGTGAGAGAAATGGAAGAAAAGAAATATGAAAGCATTTGTGATAGGTGTTCAAAACCATTTATGACAAATGATGAAGATATTACAATTTGTGATGAATGCTGGAAAAAGATTATAGGAGAGAACGAAGGAAAAGGTTCAAATGAATAATTTGACTTTTATCATAAAATATGATATAATTTATATAGAAAGTTTGAAATAAACTTTCTAATGATTACCCTATGGTGTAATGGTAGCACACAAGTTTTTGGCATTTGTAGTAAAAGTTCAAGTCTTTTTAGGGTAATAATGGTCTGGAAGCTTAAATGGTATAAGCACTCGCCTTACTTGTCATAGTATAAAGTAATACGTCGCAAGAAGATATGAGGTCATTCCTCATTGACAAGACCATAAGCGAGAGATAGGCTGGTTCAAATCCACCGCAGACCACCATTGAAAAGCCAAATAAATAATTTGACTTTTCTTAAAAATTATAATATAATAAAAGAGTGATATGAATGAGAAATCGAGACAAATTAAATCAAATGTCAATTGTGGATTTGCTTTGGAAAATTCATGGTAATGAAACGAACGAATATAACTGTATAATAGAATTACTTACTGGGAAGTCTGTAGTCAAAAGATGTAGAAATTTTTATGATAAAGAAAAAGAAGAATTTAAATGTTACGAGTGTTTATGTAAATGGCTGAATGAAAAGTTTAATGATTGACTTTTTGTATAGATTATGATATAATTTATATAGAAAGTTTGAAAGGAGTAATTAAATGAGAAGAGTCTTGATTGTTAAAGGAAAGTTCATGGGAATGAGTGGGTATGCAAGATACAATAAGTTTGGTGAGATTGAATTTTTGCCAGACAATAGAGATGAGATTGTAATTGTTAAGTATGATGAAGTTCTTCAAATTTAATTATTTGACTTTCTTTTAAAATTATGGTATAATTTATATAGAAAGTTTGAAAAGAACTTTCTTAGATAATTCGGGATACTTTAAGTAGGCAGAAGGGCGGACTCGCTGTATGAAGGTTAGCTTTAAGATGAGGGCAGTTCTCATATACAGCTCCATAACTCCGCTAGTGCCAGATCGTGGCTGGCTCCCGAAACCATTAAAAGGAGATAGTAAAGAAGTCATGAGCTTAATGATAAGGCTCACCTGCTTTCTCCTTTTGTCAATTTTGAGCGAAATCTCGTTAAACTATTTTCGGGTTGTTAGCCTATCGGCTAGGCATCACACTTTTAATGTGACTTAGGAAGGTTCAACTCCTTCACAGCCCATCAACATAGTCAGTCATATTAAGACTTTACCTTTAAGTTAAAAAAATCCTCATATAGACACTCAGGATGTATGTAGTGAGGTAAAATAAATACTGTGGCTTTGAAGAAAGTAAAATCCGAATCGATTTATTCTGCCAAATAAATCGTCCTTATGGCAGTAAGGTAAAAAGTGTGTTACGGTTAAAATTTCGCGCTTATAAAATTAGAATATTCTAAATCGTTTCTCTTTACGTTAAAAGAAATTTAAATTGAGAAAAGCGTCGATTTCTCAATATTTCCGCCTAGAATAGGCGGAGAAGCGAATGTAGTTTAATGGTAGAATCCTAGCCTTCCAAGCTAGTTACGTGGGTTCAATTCCCATCATTCGCTCCAAGACATTATAAACGAAATAATTCGTAATAATGTAAATAATGTAAATGTAAATGAAGAAAATAAGAAAATAAGAAAAGGAGAGGATATAGAATGTTTGGAAATTGGGATATTAATGTTGTTGTAAATAAGCTTCCTCAAAAGATTGCGACAGCTTTTGCTTCTTTGGGTGAAACAATTTTGGGAGCACAATATACACTAATTGCTTATTTGGGTTCACAGCAGGTAAATGGAATCAATCATGCTGTTCTTGCAGAACAAACAATTATCACAGGCAAAGATACTAAGAATATTGTTTTGATTATCTTTAATGAAAAGCCTGAAGGAGTATCATTGGTAAATATTGAAAGAATTGTTGAAAGTGGCGAAGGATTTGGGGGCACTACAATTGATGTAAAGACTGAAATTCCTGAAAATGCAAATGCAATTTTTAATGAATCAATTGGAAATTTTGTCGGTTCTTCAATTAAGCCTTTTGTTTTGCTTGCAACTCAAATGACGAAAGGTATGGATTATATTTTTGCAGCTACTGTAACTCCAGTTGTGCCGGAAGCAAAACCGACAGTGGCAATTGTAACAGTTAATTCACTTGAGAAGAAAATTTCTTTCATTGACGTAATTCAGTCAAATCTTAATAAAAAGAGTTTGGGCTATGCCTTTACTTGGTAATAAGGAAGAGTAAATCTTCCTTATATGGCGGTGTAGTGGAAAAGAACCACGACTGGCTCATTACCAGTAGGAAAAGGAGCGTTACCTTTCGCCGCAACCATTATGAAAGATTCGTCAGCAATTCATATTTTCGTTATACATACCATATGATATATAGTTTAACGGTAGAACATCTCATTGTAAATGAGAAGACTAAAGGTTCGACTCCTTCAGAAACGAATCTTGAATTTCGCCCCATCGTCTATGGTTAGTTAGGACATCACGCTTTCAATGTGAATAGACCAGAGCATCACTGGTTGGGGTGACTTAAAGATACATTCAGCAATTTTGTTTTAGAAGAAAAATTTTCCTTGTGTGCTGGTTAAAGTCTAGCCCGAACTTGTGCCGGTAGTTTAATTGGTAGAACAAGGATTCAAGAAAATGTATCTTGATTTAAATGTTAGTTAAAATAAAGGCCGCTTTGATGGAATAGGCAGACATAGGGGACTTACATGGAAAGCAGTCTTAATTAGCGGGGCAGCACCACTATCCATGACCAAAATCCCCTGAGAGAAATCTCGTGCGAGTTCAAGTCTCGCAAGCGGCACTACAAAATTTAACAATAAAGAAATCGGGATGTAGCCTAGCGGTTAGGCACTAGTTTTGGGAACTAGCCTAGGCATGTTCGACTCATGTCATTCCGATTAGCTCGAAAGAGCACTTTCATAGTATAACCTCCAAAGATATTATGAAAACATCATATAATTGCGGTATATGATGTAAGTCAGAAGACCAACTGACTTTAATCAAAATCGGGTGCATGACGTTACTACTTTCGAAGAGGGCATTAAAGACAAGGAAAAGTAGAATGAGAGGTTATAATTAACTTCTCAAATCGCCGTATGGAGGAATTGGTATACTCGCAGCACTTAGAATGCTGTGCTGAAAGGCATCTCGGTTCAAGTCCGAGTACGGCGACTATAGAAAGATGGTTCAGCAATTTAATTACATAAGCTCCATTAGTAAAAAGCATAGTTTGCTACCTATGTGATCATCTTGAAAGGAAGTTTAAATTAAGACTTAAACAGCTTTGTTTTTCCGATTTAGTTTAGAGGTTAGAATCCTGCAACGATAATGCGGAGACTTCGGTTCAAATCCGAAAATTGGACAGCTTATTGAGTCTTGTTTTTATTTAATTGACTTTTATTTAAAATTATAATATATTATTTATAGTAAAAAAAAGAAAGAAGGTATTTTATAAATGGAAAGACAACAACATGGTTTTAGCTTTGAACAGGAAATGATAAGAAAATATGGAATTATAAAATCAAAAGAATATACAAGTAAATGGGATGGTAAGCTAAACGGTTTTCCTGTTTCAATTAAAATTGCAAAGTATGGAACTGATATTGAAATGGCAGATATTTTTCGTCAAATGGAAGTTGAAGAAGACTTTTATTTAATTGTGGGGTTCTGGCAAGATAATAAAATGAATATTGTTGAAAGATATATGTTGAAAATTAATGGAAAGGAATATCATTCCCTGTTCAACTTGGATTTCAAACAACGTTTACAAAGTTTACTGTGCGAGATTACTAATTCCCATGAGGATGATGAAAAATGGCGGCTTCAAATCACACAGCTTCGAAAAGACTGGAAGAATGGGACACCTAATTTAATTCGCTTAAGATTTAAAAGAGACCATAAGAGTCAAAAGCGTATTCAGTGTGCAATTAACAATAAGGATTTTTATAATTATTTTATAAAGAGATATGAGGTGTGAAAATATTGAGCGGTGAAACAAAAAGTTTAGGACGTAAAGATAATCTTGATAAATTCTATACAAAGACAGAAATCGCAGAAATATGCGTGAATAATCTTAAAGACTTTTTACTAGAAAAAGTGGACGACTATCTTTTTATTGAGCCATCTGCTGGAAACGGAGTTTTTCTTTCTTACTTTAAAAAATATATAGCATTTGATATTATGCCCGAAGATGATAGAATTATTAAGAAAGATTGGTTTGATGTAGATAAAAATCAATTTCTAGGAAAGAAAGTAATTATCATTGGAAATCCACCTTTTGGCGTTCAAGGAAAATTGGCTATTGATTTTTTTAATGAGAGTTCTTTTGCAGATTATATTGCTTTTATTTTACCTCGTTCTTTTAGGAAGCCATCGATTCAAACAAGATTAAATAAAAATTTTTTTCTAGTAAAGGAAAACATTTTACCTAAAAATTCTTTTTTACTTAATGGAGAGGACTATAACGTAAACTGCGTATTTCAAATTTGGGAGAAACGAAATGAAGAGAGAACTGTAAAGAAAAGACGGCTGACAAGTAATTTTTTTGATTTTACAAAAGATGTAGAAAAAGCAACCTGTTCTGTTAGAAGAGTAGGTGCGGCCGCAGGAAAAGCAAGTTTAAATAAAAATTTTTCTCCGCAGAGTAATTACTTTTTGATAAATAAAACGGAAATGAGTGATGAAGATTTTGTAAATTTTTTGAACTCATTAACTCATGAGGTGGCCGCAGATACAGTCGGTCCGAAGTCTTTATCCAAGTCAGAATTGATTGAAAATTTTGAAACCAATTATATTGACTTTAATTAAAAATTATGGTATAATTATTATTATAGTAAAAGAAAAAGGAGAGGATTAAGAATGAGCAAGGAAAACAGAATTATGAGATTGGAAGGGAGAATTAAAAAGTTGACAGATAACGGTGAAATGATGAATATTAGACTTATCAATAAGCTTAAGAGACAATTAAGAAAACTTAAAGGAGAGTAATCTCCATTTATGCCGTAGTAGCCAAATTGGATTAAAGGCACTTGCATTTTAAGCAAGAAATTTATTGGTTCGAGTCCAATCTGCGGTGCTATAAAGATAGGTTCAGCAATCAATTAAAAAAAAGGTTTGTATCATTGGTTCGATTCCAATCAATTCTTTTAGAATTGTCGCCTAGACGGTAAGGCAAAATTTTTTAAACCTATCTTGAATTTTGACAGATAAACTCAGACGGCTCTGAGCCTGTTCTTGAAAAACAGTGGTGCTATGAGGAGTGGCATAGAGGTCGGCACTCTTGTCTGTCGTTTAAAGGTAAAATCCGCAAATAAAAAAAATTTTTATCTTGAAAAGGAGACTGATATTATGAATTTTATTGATGCATTTGAAAGACAAGCTAATATGACTGAATCTGAAAAAGGCGGAGTTGTTTTTAAATCTGTCTCAAATCCACTTTTGGACTTATATTCTCATATTGGTGGAATGAGAAATAGAAATGAGAATGATATTGTAAGTCAATGGTTGGAGGCAAGAATATTTGATAAGGAATTGGCAGATAACTTAATCCTCTATACTCGTGATTTTCGTAACACTGGTATTGGAGAACGAAAAATCGGTCGTATTCTTTTGAAAGAGCTTACAACAATTGACCCCCATAAAATTGAAAGAAACTTTCAAACAATTGTTGATGCCGGCAGATGGGATGATTTGTTTGTGTTTGTTGGAACTTCTGTCGAGAAAGAAATGTGGAACTTTATTGAAAAGCAATTACTTAGTGATGTTAAAGGAATGAAGAATAAAGCTCCGATTTCTCTCTTAGGAAAGTGGCTGCCGTCTATCAATACCTCTAGCAAAGAAACACGTGCATTGGCTCGTAGAGCTTGTGTGCAGTTAAATCTAACAGAACGCACTTACCGTAAAACTCTTTCTGCACTTCGTAAATACATTGGAGTTGTTGAGACTTTAATGTCAGCCGGCAAGTGGGATGAGATTAACTTTGAAGCAGTTCCTTCAATTGCAATGTCTCGTTATATTAACACGTATAACAAACATTGTCAAGAAAGATTTGCAGAGTATAAGGCGGCTTTAGAAAAAGGCGAAGTAAAAGTTAATGCCGGAGCTTTAACACCAGCTGATATTTGTAAGAAATTCATTACTAATGGCGGCTATAAAGCATGGATAGATCATTGTTGGTATGATGAGAAGCCAAGGGAAGTTAGGGGCGTTCTTGATGGAGTTGATATGGCTCAGTGGGGTGCTTTACCAAATTATGTAGAAGGGAATCAAGATGTTATCGTATTAAGTGATATTAGTGGGAGTATGGGAACTCCAAATTATGAACCGATTGCGGCCAGTGTTGGTTTGGCTACTTATTTCGCCCAGAGAAATAAGGGTGCTTATAAAAATCTTTTCATGGTATTTGCAAGTGACCCAGTTTTTATTAAAATCGAAGATATTTGGGATATTGAAAAATGTTTTTCTTACGTTTTAGGTCAACAAATATCTTATTCAACAAATATGGATAGAGCCTTTAAAGCAATTTATGAAATGGCGCTTAAAACTCATGAAACACCTAAAGCAATTTGTGTTATAAGTGATGGAGAAATGGATAGATGGGTTCAAGATAAAGCTTCTGATTCAATTGTTTCTAAATGGAACAATGGTTTAATTGAAGCTGGACTTAATCCGATTAAAGTCATTTCTTGGAATGTGGCTAATCGTCATGATACAAATATTGCACCAGCTAGTGATTATGTTTCTTATTGTAGTGGTTTTTCTACAGGTTCTTTTGCGCACTTCTCAAGTTTAATTAACAAAACAGCAGAAGAAGCGATGGTTGAGATTTTATCAAAGCCTCAATTTCAATGGAAGTAACAACTTGATGGCAATAGTCATTGAGATATATTTGACCTTTTCAGCAACTCATTATATAATGATGAAAGAATGGTTTGAAGTTATCCCTAAACTTCGCTCATCTCCTAAAATCCCATGTGGTGAGGTCGAGTTACTATGATTCATCAGCATTTAAAATTTGAATAGGATTGAATCGTGCGGCGATAGCAAAAATCTTAGGATGAATTGCTATCGTCTTTTTGCTTTAGAGAAAGACTTTTTTATTTTTATCTATTTTATATATTTTATATATTTCTCTACTAATTTTATTCCTATGAAACGGTAAAATCATTCCAAAACTATGGAATAATTTTAGTAGAGGAAATGGTAAAGTTATTCCACTAGAATAACTTTTCCACCCCGTATTTTTATTCCACTTTTGAAAAAATTTTTCTTTTATTAGAGAAAATTTTTTCCTTTTCTACTTTTGGATGTAGGGAGGTGAAAAAATGATTAGTTATCCAAACTAGAAACTCTATCATATAAAAAAGAAAATTGAGGATGGTGATATTTTTATTATGTTAGGATGGGAAGATTACATTGCGGCGGCGAAAGAATTATCACCGTCTGCTTTGAATTTATATATGTATCTTGCAAAGAATCAGGACAATTATGAATTGTGGCTCAGTTCGAAAGATTATTGCAAGACTTTTAATGTAGTGGACAAGACATATCGAAACGCAAGGAACGAGTTGCTAAGAAAAGGCTACCTAAAAGAAGCCGAAAATAATCGTGTCTTTTTTGATTCTAAAGGTGGATACAAAGAGACTAAAGAGAATTTACAAGAAGAGTTAAAGTCCTTAGGGGAAAGACTAAAAGTAGAAGATGAAAAGAGATATATGAAATTAATGGAAGTCCTAAAGGATGCAAAGCTAAAAGAGATTCATGAAGAAGTTATTTATAAAATTGAAATAAAAAAAGTAATTTCTTTTGCACAAGACTTATTAAAAGAGATTAGTCAATCAGAGTTTGAGGGGTTATTCTAAAAAAGAGATATGTTTTCCCTAACCAAAAAGAATATTTGATTTTATTAAAAAAAAATGATATAATAAATATGTAAACAAAAGAAAACAGCTGAAAAAAAGGAGAAGATAATATGAATATAATTTGTTCAATTTTTCTGGTTACTGAACTTATTTGTGCTCTTATCTGGTTAGGAGAATTACTCTATGAGATGTATGAGGACTACAAACTTAGAAAAGAGGAGGATGATAACCAATGATATGGACTGTCATATATATTTTAGGCTTTATTTTAGCAATCTTAGGTGGAATAAATATAATTCGTTTCGATGGTTCAATTAAGCGAGCTACAGTTTGTTCAATAATGATTATGACAGGATTAGTTTTTATTATGTGGGGAGACAGTCAAAGAAAGAAAGTTCCAATTGATTATGAAGTTGTTCAGATTCAAGTGGTCGACCTTAATGATTCTAAGTATCGAGTAACTTTAAAGTCTGGAGTCAACTCTACTGTTATCTACGTAGATAAAGCAAAGGTTGGTACAATTAAAGAGGGAGACACAATCGCTTTAACTAAAGAGGAATTAGAGGAGTTACAGTAATGAAAAGCAATATGATTTGGGCTGCAGCTGTTATCTTCCTGCTTTGTTTAGGCTTTGATAACAGCTATGCAGAAAATGAAAAGAAAAACATTCAAAGTAATCTTGCTTTATTTGAAACTTTTACTGCAAATGGGGGGAATTTTAATTGTAGTGATGTTGAAAATATTAGTATTGATGTCCACACTTATACTGGAACTGATGTAGTATTCTATCTAAAAAATGGGGATAAGGTTTGTACATCTGTTAATAAAATCATTTGGCATAATAATAAGGAGGATTAACTTGGAAATTTATACTTCTTACTTCTATCAAATTCGTTTCTTTAAACCTTACATGATTCCGCTCAGCACAGCTGTCTTTGACCCTAAGTGGTATCATGAATGGAAAGAACAAACGCACTTCTTTATTGATAAGAACGGAGTAATAAATGGCGGTCGGGCTTCAACGCTTGTCCCCAATCCAAATCTGATGAACTTATGTAGCGGTGTTGACAAATGTGAGGTTAGACAGAAAAATGAAAGAGCTGAGGATTTTTCTGACTGTAAGTTCCTACATGACTATAAATACCAGCTTGACTGTCTTTTCTTTGGACAGTTCCTTTGTGATATTGAAAAAGTTAAACAACAAGCTACTAAAATCCTTCAGCTTGATAGAGAACCGATAATCGTTTTAATTGTTCATGAAACACCGGATAATCCTTGTAGTGAGAGGGTCGCAATTCTACAATGGCTTAAAGATAATGCGGTCGACGCAAAAGAATTATCTTACCCAATCCCACAATATTATTGACTTTCTTTAAAATTTTTGTTATAATTATTATAATAGAAAGGGGGAATTAGAATGAGAGTAAAAGCAAAAATTAAACCCGTAATCAAACCTGATTTTCAGTATCAATGTCCACATTGTGGTGAACTTATTGGTGGTTCTTCTCTTATGCCTGCTTATCATTTTAGAATTGACTGTTCTCCTGTTGAAACAGACTGTGATGTTATTTGTCCAAATTGTTGGGTTGGTGCGGATATAAAGATTTGGTGTGAAAATAGAATTTGGGAAAAAAGATAAGTTGACTTTTCTTAAAAATTATGATATAATTCTTTATAGAAAAGAAAAAAGAAAGGGGTATGATGTTATGAAGCATTATTTGGATATTAAGTATATGAAAGAGAAATACTCTGATTGTATGACAGTTGGGAATGAAATCGTTGTTGAGGAGAAAGTGGATGGTGCTCAGGCAAGTTTTACTTTTTCTCCTTCTGAAAATTGTATCGAAGCTTTTTCTCGTAAAACTCAGCTCAATGAGATGAATAATCTTCGTGGATTTTATGAATGGACTCAACGTTTAGACGTTCAGGCAATTGGAAGAATTACTCACTTTGGTCGTTATATTATCTTTGGAGAATATTTATGTTCTCATACGGTTTCCTATCCACAAGACAAGTATAATAAATTTTATATGTATGATGTGTGGGATACTGTTACAGAAAAATGGTTAGGCTTTAAACAGGTCAAAGCTTTATATGAACAATTGGCTAAAGCAGTAAGTCGAACTAATGAAGTAATTGAATTCGTTCCTGTGTTTTTTGAAGGGGCTTTTAATTCTTGGGAACATCTTCTTAGTTATGTCGGAAGAACTGAATTAGGAGCGTCCCCTTGTGGCGAAGGGATTGTAGTTAAGAATCAAACAACTCTGAATGATGAGAACTCTCGACTCCCTTTCTATATAAAAATTGTCAGTGAAAAATTTAGTGAAGTGCATGAAGTTAAGCCAAAGAAAAATGTCAGTCCTGAAAAATTAAAAGAAAAAGAAGAAGAAAAACAATTAGTAATGTCAATTGTTACAAAACGTAGGGTTATTAAATTACTTGAAAAAATGGTAGACAATGGAGTTTTAAGGGAACGCTGGGATGAGAAAGATATGGGGTTAATTGCTAAGAACATTGGAAAACTCGTCTATGAGGATTGTGTAAAAGAAGAACCAGGGGTTGTTAGTCAATGTAAGAATTTTGGCAAGACAGCGAATAGTATTGCAATGACAATTGTTAGAGAGGAGTTGAAGACGAGATGGAAATTTTTGTCCGTTTTTTAATCTACTTTATTATTGGACTGGCGGGCTTATTTGCGGCGATAGCAATACTTTTTACGACTTTCTCTTATCTCATTCTTTTCATTATTGGAAAGGAATTTATCAAGGCGGCCGCAGTTATTGTCCTCATTTTTGTTGAAATTTTCGCAATTAACTATTTACTTTATGACTACCACAGTGAGTAAGATATGGAAAATCTAAATTTTAATAATGAAAAAGTAATACAAATGTGGGATTCAATTTTTATCTGGGGTCGGAAAACTGGAGAACGTACCTGTTGTAAAACTCCAGCTTTATTGATTAACGTTCACTTAAAAGATTATTTCTGTTCTAATGAGTGTTTTGATGAGTATTATAAAGAAAAGTTAAATTGACTTTTCTTAAAAATTATGATATAATTTTTATAGTAAAAAGGAAAAGGAGAAAATTAATTATGATAAGAATTGAAATGAGAGCTGTGACAGCTCAGGGTTTTGGTGGAGAGGCATATTATAAGGAAATTTATACTTTGAAGAAAATAAGTCAGGAAAAACTCAATTGGATGAGACAACAATTTGCTATCAAATATAATGTAATGATTGATATGATTGAAGTTACTACTCAAACAACTGATTAAGGAGGAACTTGAATGACTTTGAAGATTCAAGAGTTCATAAGAACTCATCCTAATTGGAAAGAGGAACTTTCCAGCTCTCCGTATAATCTTAGAATTTCTGAGGATGATGGCTTCTTTCTGTTTAAATACTCTCAAATTGATTCTGACTTTAATGAGGAGATTTGTCGTGAAGCCAGAGGTTTAATTCTCGATTCTACAGATAATTTTAAAGTTGTTAGATTTGCGTTTAAAAAGTTCTTTAACCTCGGAGAACAATACGCAGATGATATAGATTGGGATAATGCGGTCGGAAGTGACAAAATTGATGGAAGCTTAATGACACTCTGGTATGCTCGTGGCAAATGGCGATTAAGCTCTAGTGGAACTGTCAACGCTTTTAAGGCTGCCCTCGCTAATTCTACTGTCTATAAAACATTTGGAGAATTGTTTGATGCGGCCGCTACGAACGATGGTCTTGATATTAAGAGACTTAATCCTAATCACAACTATACTTTTGAACTTGTAAGCCCTTATAATCAAGTTGTTCTATCTTATCCAAAGCCTTCCCTCTATCATATTTCCACTCGTAGAATGGATACTTTAGAAGAGATTGAGGAATATATAGGAATACAAAAACCCAAATGTTATAATTTAAATTCTGAAACTGAATATCAAGACTTAGTATCACAAATGGGTGATGGTCATGAGGGAATCGTAGTAAGAGATAAAGAGGGCAATCGAGTTAAAATAAAAACGAAACGTTATTTTGAACTTCATCGACTTCATAATAACGGACAAATCAATCTTGAAAGAATTGTTGATTTAATTCAAGAGAATGATTACGAAGAACTTTTGTGCTATTATCCTCAATATACAGATTACGTTATGAAAATAAAGAAGAGAATGGAAGAAGCTGGCGAACTTGTAGCTCAAATCGTTGAACAAACAGCTCAATGGAAAAATGCAAACAATGTAACAGAAACTAATTCTCGTCAGCTCAAAGGATGTTTTGCTCAGCTTTACAAAAAAAATAAGTATTCCGCCCTCTACTTTTTGGCATATGATAATAAAATCATGCAAATATTTGCGACCGCACCAACTAAGAGACTTATCTCCTTACTTCATCTTGACGAAAATGAAAATGAAAAAGAATAATTGACTTTCATTATAAAAAATGATATAATATATATAGAATAAAAGAAAGGGGCAAGGAAAGTATGACTTATTCAAAAGCAGAAGTTTTCAGTATAGTGAGAGAAATGTTGGGGGATGGTGCAGAAGACATCTATCTCCCCAGTGAGGAATTTGAGATAGGATGTAGTGATGCTTTTCCAATTTCTCTTGGCACATACGGAGCTTTTAATGTCGAAGGCACAATGGAAGTTGAAGTCTATCGTGGGGCAACAAAAGTTGTTCTTGTTCCAGTTCAATCTGATTATGCTATTAAACTCAACATTTCTGGAACTTATTTAACAGAAGACGAATGCGATGAAGCCGGATTCCAATACCCTCATATTGACAGACTTTCTTCTGAAAATGTATTAGATGAAGAAAACATTATGTTTGAAAGTCTCCCAAAAGAATTAAAAGAAATTATTCTCCCAAATATATATATTGGAGACTGTGGAAATATTCCTGTTTATATACAAAAAAAAGTAAAAGCAACTTATGGACGAGTTACGGGGTTGGCTGAAGCTCGTTACAAAGCAAAAGGTAAAAGCCGCACGACTAGTGTACAAAAAGCTTTAAAGAGTAGCACGCCTGTTGGTTTAAATTGGATTATTCATAGTGTGTTGCCGGAAGCATTCGTTTCTGACTTAATTGACTTCTATGGAGAAGAGAAGGCTTCTTTAATACTTCAACAACTCTCTGTTAGCGAAATTACAGATTTAAATTATGAAAATTTTGGTTATGATATGGAAGATAGACCTTGTATTTTTGATATAGCTGGCTATAATGAAAATGATTTTTTTGAATATGATGAACACTTTTATGAGAGTAAAGGAGACTGTAACTTTATAGACGATGAAGAAAATTGATTATTTGACATTTATTATAAAATATGATATAATTTATATAAGTTTAGAGGAGGAAAAGGGAGCTAAATGAGTAAAAACAAGAAAGGTAATCAGAACTACGATAAGGAAGAGATTAAAAATCGTAGAGAAATGAATAAAGAAAAACGCAAACAAAAGCGAGAAATGCAAAAAGAAGCAACTGAAAAATCTGATTACCGCAGACGGAAACAACACGATAGAGAAGAATCTAAATGGGATTACTAATTAGAAAGGAGAAAATAATATGAGTATGAAAAGAAAGATTTTTAAATGGGGACGATTTAATGAATTGGCTAAGGAAATGGGAATCAAAATGCCTAAACAGCAAGAACGAAATGCTGGAAAACTTAAAGCACAGCGTGAGAAGTTCGCACGTTGCAGGAAGTGTGGTGGACAAATGACTTATATTCCTTCAACTAACGTCTTCATCTGCAATAATGTAATTGAAATTGAAAAAAAAGTGATTGTAGGTGGAATTCCAACTACTAAGACAGAAAAGAAAGTTTGTTCTAATCTGAACTTTGTTGAAAAAGAATATCAAAATTATATGAGATATTTGTTTGATTAATAGGAGGGTTTTAAATATGATTTTTGAATGTCAATTTTGTGGTAAGAAATATGAGTCAGCTAGTGAATATGCTAAATGCATGGGAAAATGTGCAGCTAAATATGAGAAAGAACAGGAAGTAAAAAATCAAAGAGAAAAGTCTCTTATTGAAAAAGAGAATGAAATTAAGAGAGAATATGAAGTTCTAAAGAAAGTTATTAGTGAATATTATAACATCGGTGGTAAAAAATCTATTAAGTCAACATTAAATATTGGTGATAAAGTATGTGATTGTAGCACTCCGTGTCAAAATAAAAATTTTAAGTTCAATAATGTATGGGTGGATACGACCAATAAAACTTTTACTATTCCAAAGGATGTAAAAATTGAATATTATGATAAAGCTGAAGATATTTATAAAGCATCTTCTCAAAAAAATAAAAATAAAGAGAAAAAGAATAAGAAGAATGATAGCAGAGACGAATCATTGGAAGACCTCTTAAAGAGAATTTTAGATGAAGAAAAATTTAAACCAAAAGAGTCAATATGGTTTTGTGATATATTAGACGACATTTTAAAAGAAGTTCATGGATATAAAAAATTCCCAGACAAAAAGGCTACTATTTTAGATTTTAAACCGAAACGTGATGAAACTTATTTTGATTTATTTGAATTTTTAAAAGAATTAGAGAAAAATATTAACGAAAAGTGAGGAGTAAAAATATGAGAATAAAAAATGAGTATAATTTTAATTATGTAATTGATAGTAATGAAAAATATGTAATTTGCATAGCATCACTTAAGAGAAGTGATATACGTTTGCAAAGACTTATTGAATTAGCAATTTTAGCGGCTCACTATAATAATGGTGAATATACTAAAAAATATTATAACTTTTTAACGAGAAAAAAGATGTTTAAGGGAATTGCAAGATTTAAGGATGGAGACACATTTAATTTAGAAGAAGCAAAAGAAATTGCTAGAGCAAAAGCTTTAAGACAAGCTAATGGTATTATGGAAGCTTTTGTAAAAGAAATTGAGAGTGAGCTTTTTGCTACTATTCGAAATATTTCCAGTATTGCAATTGGAACTCAATTGAAAAAACTAGAATATATTAAAAAGATTAAAGCGCTTACAAAGCAGCAGTAACAGACAAAAGTCAAGAGAACAAAAGGACTCTTGACTTTTTTCATATCTTATGATATAATAATATTGTAAGATAAAGAAAAAATGGCTATTTTAGAAAGGATTTGCGTATGAAGAATAAGATTAAAGAGAATTTTCCTACCGCCGCAGTTAATAAAAATAAAGATAGCACTGCCCTCTTAACTTTTTTAGAACTAAGTTCAGAGGTAAAAAGTTGGTTATTGTCTAAATATACAATGGAGGATGGGAGAATTGATGCTTTTGGGATTTCTGAATATGTAAAACATTATCGTTTAAAGTCTGATGAATGGAACATAAGATTACTTGAAGCTCGTCATTCTAAAAAAGGAGCTATCACACTATTGACAAAAGTTAAAATTGAATTTGATTATGCAAATGATTTAATTTGTTTTTCTCTCCCTGAATATGGTTTTCCAAAAAAAGCTGGAGAGGCAATAGTTGATTGGAGTGTAGTTTCTGAATATAAAAAGTATCTTTTAACCCCTGATGCAACATGGGGGGAAATCTGCATTAATTACAATTGCGGAGTTTTGGAATTAATTGACTTTAAACCTCTTTGTCCTTATACTTTTGATTTAGCAGTTTATAGACAAGGCCGCAAAAATTTCTCAATAGAAGAATGGATTGATTTATTATTGGGGTCTTTAAATTTTAACCCTAACGGATTTGATTCTACGGAACAAAAACTAACTCTTCTTCAGCGTTTCTTACCCTTTGTTGAAAAAAGATTGAATACAATTGAGCTTGCCACAAAAGGAACGGGAAAATCTTATTGTTATTCTCAGCTTTCTCCTAAAACGTGGTGTGTAAGTGGCGGCACTGTAACTCGTGCAACTGCATTTTATGATATGACAAGAAAAAAAGTAGGTTATTTTGGTAATAATTCTCAGGTAATTTTTGATGAAATTCAGACAATTAAATTTCCTAACCCTGAAGAGATAGGTGGGGCTTTGAAATCTTATCTTGAAAGTGGTGAAATTAGATGCGGAGCTTTTGAGGGAATGGCAGATTCTGGGTTGACTTTGGTTGGTAATATTCCAGTAGATTCTATGGATATAAAAGAGAAAAATATGTTTAAAACGCTTCCAAAGGTATTCCATGAATCAGCTTTAATTGATAGATTTCATGGGATTATTGAAGGATGGAAAATTCCAAGGATGAATGAAGAATTAAAAATGGAGGGATGGTCTCTTTCAACTGATTATATTGTGAAAATATTCGACCAGCTAAGAGAAGAATTCTATTATAGAGCTATCGTTGATGAGTTGATAAAAACTGACGGAAAAGCTGATACAAGAAATTTAGAAGCCGTAAAAAGAATTGCAACTGCTTTCTTAAAATTATTATTCCCCCATGTAACTTCTGCAAAAGAAATTGATAAAGAAGATTTTAAAAAATATTGTGTAGAACCAGCGGTTAAAATGCGTGAGGCTGTACTTTCTCAATTAAAAATTCTTGATAAAGAATATGAAGATAAACAAATGCCTAAAATAAGAATTGACTAATAATTCTTTTGACTTTTTTCAAAAAATATGATATAATTTTATTATAAAAGATAAAGAAAAGTTATAAAAGTAGTAAAAAGTATAAGAATAAAGTTGAAGGAGAGATTAGTATGATTATTGGATTTTTAATAGCTATTCTTTTAGCAATCCATTTTTGGTTGCTAATTAGATGTGCTATTTTAATAAAGGAGTTTAAGGAAGAAGACAACATTGAAAAAGAAAAGGAGGAATTTAAATGTATAAAGTAACTAATTTGGAAACAGGAGAAAAGAAAGAATATTCAGACCTTGAAGATTTTTTAGACGATATTAAAACAGATGAAACTATTATTGAATGGTTAGATGAGATTTATCCGTCTGTCGAAGTTCCATTTATTGGAGAAATACCCTCTGGTGAACTTATTTACAAATTGACGAATTGGAACAAAAATGATAAGAGCGTAGATTGGAATGTTTTGGAAGAAAGCTGGATGGATATGGAAACAGAGTTCATTCAATCTGAATTATCTTATGGGGTTGATGAAATGGATTATGGCTGTTATAGAATTAATGAAATTTCAGAGTAAAGTATACCTTAAATAAAAATAGTAAGAACTTTAAGTATATAATATAAGAGTGATAAAACTCATATATTATATACAATGGGTCTGTATTAGGTTCGACAGGTGTTCGAAGATTTTATAAGCGAGCAACTTATGGCGGATGGACAAGAATGGACTATAATGTATTTATTAAAAAGGGTGATTAAAACGGAAATTAAAGAGATGTCGCAAGAATATACTTCTATGAATACGTGTCATAATCGCTTTAAGCTCCCCAATCTTTTTAGGTTGGGGAAGTTTAGAGAGGGGACAACATGTGTAGATTATGGTGGCGGTGCTTATGATACGGTTGAAGAATTTTTAGCTACAAAAGGGGTTAAGGGTTATTGTTATGACCCCTACAATAGAACTCCAGCTCACAACCAAGCTGTGATTGATGCAGTTTCTCAGCTCAATGGCGTGGACTATGTTTGTAGTTCAAACGTTTTGAATGTGATAAAGGAAAAAGAAGTCCGACTTAATGTAATTCGAAACATGAGTATGATGGGAAAAGATGATGCAACTTTCTACTTCGTAACTTATGAGGGAGATAGAACTGGTATCGGAAAGGAGTCAACTAAAGGTTGGCAGAACAACAAGAGAACCAAGGAATATATACCTGAGATTCAGGAGTTCTTTGAGGACGTTAAAATAAATGGTTTCTTTATAACCGCCAAAGGCAAAAAGTCTATTTGACTTTCTTTAAAAATTATGATATAATTTTTATAGTAAGAAAGAAAAGACACCTTTAAAAGGAGGATGCTTATGGGATTGGATTATTCGATCAATTTGAGAGTTAAGAACATCAAGGAGAACACAATCCATGAAATTGAACTCGCTTATTGGCGCAAGTGTTATGGTATCCGTGACTGCCTTCATTCTCTCATCACCAAATTAGGGAAGAGTGTAAATGGGGATGACTATGAGTCTATTTGTAGCACTAGACATTTCTCAAAGATTATTGAAGCTCTGCTTAAAGAGATGGCAGACTTAGATTCTGACCTATGGAGTGATTCCTTGTGGGGCGCGGCAATCACACGCAACATTACATATGAGAACTTGAAGGTTCTGAGTCAAATGCAAGACATCTTTAGTTCTCCCTCGCCACAGAGACGGAAAGAAAAATTCTTAGATATAGTAGATGATTCTCTTCTTCCACAAGAAATCATTGAGCATATGGCGTTAATCGACTGGGAACATTCTCTCTTTGAAATTGTTTCTTATAATTCGTATTAAGAAAGATAATTTGATTTTTCTCATTTTTTATGATATAATTATTATAGTAAATGAGAAAAATGTGCTTTAAAAAAGGAGAAGATTTTATGAGTTTGAATTATAAGATTTCTTTAAGAGTAAAAAATCATAAGGAAAATACGGTTCGTGAAATCGAGCTTGCTTACTGGCGAAAGTGTGATGGTATTCGTGACCGTCTGCATCCGTTAATTGCAAATTTAGGAAAATGGAAAGATGAAGATGAAAATTATGAAGCAGTATGTAGCACAAGTCATTTTCGTGAAATAATTAATGCTCTTTGTGAAGAATTAACAATTTTTGATTCTACTTTATGGAGAGATTCTTTTTGGAGTGGAGAAGTAACACGAAATACTACATATGAAAATCTAAAGGTTTTAACTCAAATGCAAAGTCTCTTTAGTTCTCTTTTGCCCGCACAAAGGCGAGAGAAGTTTATGAGAATGGTGGATGACGGTTCTCTTTCAGATGCTTTAATTGAGACTCTTGCTTTAGTTGATTGGGAGAACTCTACTTTTGAATTGTTTCTTACAATTCCTATTAAGAATGTTTATTTGACATTTTTAAAAAAGTATGATATAATTTTTATAGAGAGTTGAGGAAAGAAACTTTTAGGAGGTTGCTTATGAAGAAAGAAAAAGTTTTAGTACAGGTTATGGATGGTGAATATGCTGGTCGTAAAGGTTACTATTATAAAGGTTCAGCAATTCGCACAAAGACTGGGACTTGTGTAATGTGGTATTCAGAAGAGGGTAAGAGTCCTTATCGTTCGGCAGTTCTTTTGAAGAATCTTCAACCAATTAAAAGTTAATTTGACTTTCATAAAAAATATGATATAATATTTATAGAAAGTTAAATAAAAGCCTGTTCCTCTTAATTGAGGAGAAAGTGAGGATTTATGAATTATATTTGGATTGTTAGATATGCAGAAGATGACGATATAGAGGTATTTAATAACCCCACTGCTGCATATGATTGCTGTGTAGAATATATTAAAACTTTAATAACAAATAAAAATGTTATTAAAGAATGCCTTGAAGAACTTCGAACACATTTTCTTAATGACTCATCTGATTTTTGGTGCGATTCAATTTGTGAATGTTGGAAGCAAGAAATTAAAAGTTAATTTGACTTTCATTAAAAAATATGATATAATTTTTATAGAAAGTTAAGGAAAAGAACTCTTTGCTAGGAAAAGCGTAAGAACCTGTTCAGCCCGACGAGAGTGAAGTAGAACGGTGTATCAAGGAAAAGAATCAAACCCGACCTTGGCAGGTATTGCGTAAGAAATAGCTAGTCTCAAAATTTTTAGTCTTATTTCTTTAAGGAGGAACTGTGTATGAATATGAATTTTGTTAAAGAATTTCAGGTGGAAGCAAACGCTCAGAAGTATGCTAAGGCTGTAAAAGGTAAGGTTCAGGTTCGTTACGAATGGGATTCTATGAGAAATAAGGTTGTTAAAATTTATATCGTTAAATATTAAAGATATACTCCTAAGCAAGAGTTTAAACTGCTTGCCAATATGAAAATTAATTTGACTTTTCTTAAAAAGTATGATATAATTTTTATAGTAAAAAGAAAAGTCTACCTTTGAAAGGCGGTAAATTTATGGGATATTATACTTCTTATAATTTGAAAGTTACTCCTCGTGTTGAGCCGTGTGACAGTGACTTAATTGAAATTGCAAAAATGATTGACATCATTTTTGATGACGTTATTTTTGGTGACTTAGAACTGATGTATATTAAAGAACACAACATCATTGATGTATTTTTCGAGCGTAAGGAAGATGGAATTTCATACATCCTTGCAAGAGTTTCTGAGATGTTTCCTGAATATACTTTTTATCTTGAAGGACGTGGAGAGTTCTTTCCCGCTGATTGGTGGGTACAATATTATAAGAATGGAGAACGTAGTAAGAAAATATTTTCAGTCATTAAAAGTCCTGATGATATTGCGAATGGTATACTTGAAGAAAAATTTTTAAAGAATGATTGACTTTATTTAAAAAGTATGATATAATTTATATGTAAGATAAAGAAAATGTCTCTTTTGAAAGGAGAAAAGCTTATGGAAAATAAAGTTTTAAAGGTTACTTATGGTAAAGCTGATAGCCGTGTGTGGAAAAATCGTTTTGATGATTACAAACGAGCAAGAGCCTTTGCAAAGGCAAATGGTGCTAAAGTTGAACGAACTAATGATTCCGTTATGAAGTATGTTGTTTATACCGTTGGCGAGGGTATGAAAGCTTAATAATTTGACCTTTCTCAAAAAATATGATATAATATTAAAGGAGACCAAAACTTCTTCCAGTGAGTTTTACGAAGCGAGTGCCTGCGTTGGCTTTAATTTTAGAACTGGAAAAACAAAATAATAATTTGACCTTTCTCAAAAAAATATGATATACTATCATTATAGTAAATGAGAAAAGTCGCATACCGAACGAAGTTCGGAGAAATGGAGATTTATATGACTGCTATTACTATGAGAGCTTTTATGACTGCTATGATTACTGGTGAATTGGTTATTAATACCAAGAATGAGAAAGATGAGATTGTTCAAGTTACTAAGTCCATTTTTAATGAAGATGGAACTTTGATTTCTGAAATTACCGACTACGCAAATGAACAAATTGTTAAGTTGGATAAGAAGAATAATGCTAAGAAAGACTCGACAAAGAAGACTCCTAAGCAAATCGAAAATGACACAATTCGTGAAACAATCTTAGATATGATGGAAGAAGGTATTACTTATACTTCTCGTGATATTATTGATTTTAATATCGATGGAGTAGCTACTACTCAAAAAGTAACAGCTTTGATGAAGGTTTTGGTAGCAGAAGGAAAAGTTGAAGTGAATGATGTAAAGACAGCAAGTTCAAAAGGTAAGGTAAAGGGTTATAGTATTGTTGTTAAGGAAGCGGAAAAGACAGAAGAGGCAGAGAAAAATGAAACAGAAGAAACAGAATAATATAGAGAGGAGCTATGCTCCTCATGATGAGTCAATAGCTCAGTTGGATAGAGCATCTGTCCTTTAAACAGAGGGTCATGGGTTCAATTCCCATTTGACTCACCAACTACAACTACAATTAAATATTTTCCTTTATAATAGTCGTTCTATTTAGTTCTAGTTATTATTTAACTAAAAACTTTATAGAACGACTTTTGTTTTATCAAAAGGAGAAAAACTTGTTTGACATTTTCCTTTTTATATGGTATAATATATATAGTAAAAAGGAAAAGTGTCGCTTTGAAAGGAGAAAATGAAATGAACATTAGTGAATATATTAAAAAGTACGAGGAAACTGAGCAATATCGAGTAATTATGAACACAATTAAACAAGACCATTACTCCTATTGTGGAGATACGATTTATGATGAAGAAATTCTCGATAGAATGCTTAAGGAGGTTAATGATATTTCTTCTGAGGATGATATAGATTATGCAAATGGCGCAACTAAAGTAGTTATTATCTACAATGAAATAGTCATTAAAAAAACTTTTACTGGTTATATTGATTTTTCTGCTGAGGGTGATGAAGTAGAACTCATAGATTATGACATGAAAAACCAAGATTCATACGACTATTCACCCGATTATTGTGCACTTGAATCAGTTGTGTATGAGGAAGCCTTTTTAAAAGGATTACAGGATTTTTTTGCAGAGGTAATTCAAGTTTCAAAAAATGTATACGCTCAACTTCGAACTGACCATACTTTAAGTGGCTTTTTCCTTATTGAAGATTTGGGATTAACAAAAATAGATGTTGAGGAAATTCGTGAAGAATACGGTTTTGAACCTTTAATTCCAGACTATGCTATTGCTTGGTGGTTTATTCACAAAACATCTGAGCATTTACAAACTTTTTCAGATTTTTTATATGACCACAAAATAAATGATTTACATTCTTCAAATATAGGTTTCTTTAATGGAGAAATAAAATTATTTGACTATTCTGGATATAATTCTGGAACTGAAAATACGTTTTAGTTTAGCATTACAATTTTCTTAATATAAAGAAAAGCTTCTTTGACTTTCTTTAAAAAATATGATATAATATATATAGAAAGTTAAAGAAAAGAACGAGGAGGATATTTGTATGGTAAGTGTTGATGAGTTGTTGGGTCAATATGGAAATACAAAAGCTGGTTTGATTTTATGGGATATGGTTTATCTTCTTCAAAAAGAGGAATACTATAGCTGGGATGGTGGGATTTATAACGAAGACGAATTAGTCATGGCAGAAATTACTTCTGAAATTCCTTTTAACGTTGATTGCGGGGCAACAAGAGTTTGCATTATTTTTAAGAGTTTAGTCTTAAAAAAGAATTTCTCTGGGAAGGTCTGTTTTGATGATGAACTTGATGATTTTGATGTAGATAATCCAATCGAATATGATACTGACTATTGCAAGACAGAAGAAAAAGTATATCAAGAAGCATTGAAAGAAGGGCTGGAAGAATTTTTTGCAGAAATTCAAGAAATTGGCAATGGAGTGTATGCCCAACCAACTTGCGAAAAAACAATCTATGATAGTGATTACTATAAAGACTTTGGAAAAATGTATTCAGAAGAAGTTCATGATTATCTCAATTATATTTTTAATTACAAAATTCCTACAGAAGTTCTTAATTATTGGGCAAGAACAAAAAGAATTGGTCAGTTAAGAAAGCTTGCTGAGTTTCTTAAAGCTCACAAAATTAATGATTTACATAGAGAAAATATGGGATGGTTTGGAGATGAGATAAAGTTATTTGATTATTGTGGTTTTGATTCAAAAACTGAAAAAACCTTTATTTGACTTTTCTCATCATGTATGATATAATTTTTATAGTAAAAAGAGGTAATTAAAAAGTAAGAATCATTAGTTTTGTTGAGTAAGATAAGGAAGTAGTTTATGTCTGCGGTTGATTAATACTTTTGTTACTCAGAGGAGGTAGCTTAATGATTAGATTTGTAGATGAATGTGTTTGCTGTGATCTGCCATGCATTGATTGCGGTCGCAAGAATGTAGAGAGAGTATATTGTGATGTATGTGATGAAATGATTGGTGATGTATATTATGAAGTAGACGGAGAGGATTTATGTCCTGATTGTGTGACTTCTGTTCTTATTAGTCGATATTTGAACACAAGCTCTTTAAGGAAAGATTATTATGAATATTCTCTTAAGTGTGACGACAGTTTTACTGAGAGAGAAATTGAAGATTCCGTTAGAAGATTCGAGAGTTTAAATGAAGAGAATCAATTTGCAGAGCTTTATCAAGAAGATTCAGAAATGATTGCTGAATTTGCTGAGGTTGATATAAAAAAGAGAAATATTGGAGATTAATGAATGAAGTTCGTTAAATAGCTTTATAGCAGAATATTGTCTTATAGAAAGGAAGAGTAAAGCATATGAATAAATATGAACTTGCGGAAATTATTAGAAAACACGAAATGTGGTTGAATGGAACTAATGTGGTTCTGGAATTCATTTTTTCATTAACCGTCAAGAGGCTGTTGATTTCACAATGTTTTAAGGTTTTAAAATAACTTAATTAGTAAGAGGTAATAGTATGATGATTGAATATTGGGTTCATTACAAAGGATTTGATGACGAATTTGGAGTAAAGGGAAAATTTCTTAGAAATGAACTGGCAGAGTATATGGTTGAGGAACTGCTACGATTGAAGTTGGTGAAAGAAGCTTGGGTTGAAGTAATCTTTGACCCAGCTACCCCTGAAAAGGAGCTAGAGATATGAACGTATGTATAATTTATGGTGTCGACACTAAAATTCCTTACCTCACCTATGAGACTATTCTTAATATTGTTGAGGACGGGGCAGTCGCAAAGGCTTGGTTGAAAGCCTATGAAGATTGTGGACTGTGGAAAAATCTCCGCTATGAATACTGGTGTGTGGAGGATAAACTCCCGTCGAGTTCTTCCCCAGCCGGAAAGCTTATTTGACTTTTCTCGAAAAATATGATATAACTATTATAGTAAATGAGAAAAAGTCTGTTGAAAGGAGTTCAGAATGTTTAGACTGATTCAAATTAACGGAACGGTTGAAATTCCTGAGAATGTCTCTCATGACGACTTCATGGATGAGTTCTTAACATGGTGTGAATCTAAAGGCTATTACTTTGGCGGCGGAACAGTTGAAATTGAAGATGATAATGAGGAGGAAGATTGAATGGGATTTCATAAAGGGCTTTTCGTAATTCAGAACAATCCACAATGCACTTCTCAACTTGCTCACGTTGTGAGCGGTTGGATTGATGAGAGGAATCAATATGGATTTCATAAGCGTTATAATAAGTGGGTTGCCACCGACCTCGTGAGTGGATTGTTGGTAACTTCTCAACTTACTCGTAGGGCTTGTGTTGAATGGATTGAAAGTAACGCTGACCGCATCGCCGCAGAAAAGGAAACTCAAAGCTACAAACTTAAGGTTGAAAGCTTTCGAGATGTTCTTATCCACGAACTTAAGAAAATTGAAGTTCAAAATAGAATGATAATTTGACTTTTCTTTGAAATTATGATATAATATTTATAGATAGTTAAGGGAAGGAGTGTTATGTAATACAAATGCCAAGATTTAAGGTGTTTGACTGTTATGAATGGGAACACGAATTGCTTGGTGAGGGTCTGACTATGGAAGAAGCAATCAATTTGATAGACCAGCGAATTGCTGACACCGATGGAGAATGTGATTGTTATTATATCAGAGAAGATGAAGATGAAGAGCTTGATTATGACTGGAAAGTTAAAAAGTTTGTTTGACTTTTCTTAAAAAATATGATATAATATATATAGAAAATGAGAAAGGGGTTTTGATAGAATGAAAAAGATTATGGTGATGGCATATAAGGAAAACTTTCCTTTCAAAGATGAAAGTTTTAAGCGTGTTTTTGATACGATTGAAAAGGCGAAAGAGGAAGCCTTTAAGTTAGCAAAAGAGGGATACGACACAATGATTCAGACTGTTGTTTGGAGTGAAGACGACGAACGTTGGATTTGTCTTTAATCAGAAAGGGGAATACGTATGATTAGTATTGAACGTTTCGAGAAAATCTTGGAACGAAAGTATTACAATGGCATCCATACCTTTACTGGGAATTTTTCCCATAACGTCTACACAATTCAGAACTCCACCAATCATCGAATGAAGTGGACGCTTTTTATTAATCAAGTGCCGGCACGTGTGAACACCAATTTCTTTTCGATTGCCTGTGAAATCTACGACACTGAAAGAGAATTCATGTAAATTTCATGACAACAAGAGCAGATTAAGTAAGACATTAATTAAAACTTTTAACAATTTTACAAAAAGTTTACTTGACATCTTTCAAAAAATATGATATAATATATATAGAAAATGAGAAATGAGCTTGTTTTTTGAAAGGAGAATATAAAATGCTTACTTTTCAAGAAGTTTATCGTGAGTGGAAAATTCCCTTTGAGGAATTTCCTCAGCCTGATGGCACAGTTCTTTTGAGAAAGATTGAACCTTGTTCCGTTACCTACAATGGAAGAGTTACCGAATTGGGAAAACGTTACACTTCCTGTGCGACACTTGTGTCCGCAGATGGTTTCCAAAGTCTTGGACTTAAAGAAATGAAAGATGAGTATTACGAAGACCCGCAGGCATACGCAGACTTGGTTGAAATTGATAGCTATGAGGGTTTGATTGGACTGACAAGTGAGGAGCTCTTTAAAGAAGTTAAGAGACGACAGAAAGAGAGAAAACTTAGGGTTGAAGGCTGAAAGCTTATTTGACTTTTCTCAAAAAAAATGATATAATATATATAGAAAATGAAAAATGAGTTTGTTCTTTGAAAGGAAAATATAAATGGAGAAATATCAAGTATGGGCTAAATTTAATGGAAAATGGAAGTTAATTGAGACCTTTGATAATTCTCGCCTAGCAAAAAGAAAAATGAGAGAACTTGTTTACCTCTATTATGCTGAGGCCGCAACAATTGAGGTAATACAAGAATAAGGAATAAAATTAGTAAGATAAGACAAGTCGTTATTAATCATGAAAGATTTTCCCTTAATGGGAAGAAAAGGAGATAAGTATATGATGGATTTTACTACAATTAAGGAAAGCACAATCAAGACCACTGCAAGAACTGAAGCTGTTGAGGCTTTGAAGGAAATGTTGGTTGAACGCTTCGGTGATGGGAATGTCACTCAGGTGGGCAGTGGTGAGTTTTCCGTTGCTTTGGGCTTTGCCCCCAACGGCAATGAGGTTTGCGTGAACTTCAGCATTACTGCTAAGGAATTTGCTGACCGCCAGACGGCTAAGCGTTCCTATGTTGCCTATAACCGTCTCGCTGAAGGAGAGAACTTTGAAGAGAAGTTGACTGAATCTGCTGAAAAGAAAGCGACGGCCGCAGAAAAGAAGCAAGCCAAGATTGAAGCTGATAAAAAGGCAAGAGCAAAAGCTAAGGAAGTAAAAGAAACAATTGAATTTGACGACAGTGATGCACCGTTCTAATCCTTTCAAACCCTTAAAAGTTAAAGACAAAACAACTCTTTGACTTTCCTTAAAAATTATGATATAATTATTATAGAGAAAAGGGGAAAAGAAACAAAAACTTAAGTCGACAATGCCGAAGAAAAGGAGAGCACTTTATGGAAAAGGTTTATCGTGATTTTTCTGGTATGAAAGTAAGTCAAGTTAAAACTGCTGTTCGTGAAATGTTAATGGCAGACTTCGCAGAGTTTCTCACTCAGAAGTATACCAAAAGCGGTGTGGTTGGCGCTGCTGAAATGGGTGTCGTAGTTGGGTATTTTATAGATGAAGATGGCTTTGAACATGAAGTGCCGGCAGTAGTTAAAGCAACTGCAAAACCTTTCTATGATTCTGTAGGAACAAAAGGTCGAGTAACTGAACAATATGTATTAGAAGATGAGATTGAAGCCTATGAATTAGAAAGAAAGGCAGCAAGTGCAAAAAGAAAAGGTCGCCCAAAGAAAGGAGAAACAGAAAATGAATGAGAGAGGAGAGGGAAGTAATGTCTAAACAAAAATAATTACTTTCCTCTCATTCTTTCTGCCCTTATCAAGGAGGAATAATATGACAAATCAATATTTTATGAACGTTGTATTAAAGAAGCTTGAGGACGTAATCGAAGAAACTTATAAGAGTTTTGAGATAGAGTTTGGAACTGTTCCTAAGAGTGTATAGGATTATGGATATGGGTTGGTAAAATGTTTAATTGAAGAGCGGGCAGAAAGACAAATCTCTGATAAGAGTGCGGAAGAAATGTTAGAAGAATTTTTCTCAAAATGAGAAAACCTTATGAAAGGGGGTGAAAAGAATGGATAACTTTTAAAGTGATTCCTCTTACTGTGGAGGAAAAGAAAATCGTAGATAATACAGAATATTAGAAACGAAATGATATTTTCTATGAGATTGGTTATTACACATCTGGATATTATGAACTATCTTTTCCAAATGGAAAAAAGGTAATAGGCTGGTCAAAACATTTAGGAAAACAATTAAAAGAAATAATAAGAAGCGTTGCACCAGTTAAAGGCTCGATAAGAAAAACTTATGTAGCAAAATGGTGTCTCGTTGCAAAAGAAGAAAACAAAGAGCTAATAAAGTCAATTGATGATATTAAAATTAAAGTATGGGAAACGCTTGACTATGAGCATCAAGCAAAAGAAAAGTTAAGAAAAATTCCAAAGATAAACCGAACGCAATATTACAATGAGAAGTTCTATGACTGAAATAATTGGGTTATTAGGGGATGGAAAAGTCGTTGAGAAAAGTGGACTTGATTCCACTTAAACAATGATAAATTGTAAGTGAGAAAAAAAAGGTAAGGAGAAAAGGTAAGGAGAAAAGGTAAGAAAATTAAGGAAGTAAAAAGTAAAAGCTTTAACTAAGATAAGAGGTGAATAAAAATGAAGACTCAATACGTCTATAGTATCACAATAACAAAAGAAAAAGAAACAATACGATTCTTAAAATGTTTTGAATCTCAAATTAAAGTAGATAACGAACTTATCAATACTTTAAATAAACCAAAAGTCCTCATCAAAGGAGACGAGTCAGAAAGCTACGCTTTAGTTGCAATAATTCAAAAAGAGAATTTCTCTGAACTATATGAAGAATTAAAAAAAATTTCCAAAATCTACAAGCTTTCTGTTGAATACGTAAAAGATAGTTACGTCTACATTCTCCCATATAAACAACTCCATTCAGGAATTGACTACAAATACAATCAACTAATTATCCACAACGATGTTCCTAAGACACGTCCATACGCAAAGAACGAAGAAGACTTACGCTTAAGAAAAGCAGAACCAAGAGACTATGGAAGTGGGGCAGAGGAAGAAAAAGATTCTAATATTGGAATTAAAGAACTTTTAGTAAGTAAAGAGTGGTTAAATCGTTTATACTGTCGCTTCACATACTTAACTCATAATTACTACTACTATTGTAATGGATGTAATGATTACTATACTGCTAAGAATCTTTTTCTTCAGGCTTTTGTTTTAACTTTAAATGAACTTCATACTAAGAATGAAACAGAAATTCCAGAATTAATTAATCACTTAACAATTTTTCCAACATTAGATAGTTCACTTACTCCAGTTGTTACTTTAATTGGAAAAACACGAGTTAATCCAGAATCAGAACAATATTTAATCTATGTTGCACCAACTTTTGAGGGGCGGGCGTTAATATTAGCCCCTAATAATACTTTCTATGCGAGAGAAAATAGTAAGGAGATTACAGAATTATTTTGGTATATGATTAAGGAATATTCAAAGTATTATCCAGTTCCTTAAGTAGGAAAATTATTAATTATTATATTATTATTATTAATAATAAGAATAAAGTAAGGGAATAAAAAGAAGAATAAAAAGAAAAGAAGAAAGAGAAGAAAAAGAAAAAAAGGAGAGAAAGGGAAAAAAAGTTAGTAGGCGGTTCAATAAAAGAATCGCCTATTTTTTAAAATAATAAAAATAATAAGAGCAAAAGATGAGAAGATATAATTAGGGAAAGGGAGAAAAAGAAAAGAAGAGAGAAAGAAAAAGAAAAGAAGAGAGAGAGAGAGAGAGAGAGAGAGAGAGAGAGAGAGAAAAAATTGGGTGGGGCTACAAAAAATTAAGGAGAAATTAAAAATTGGGACATTTGAAAGTTAAGAACGAATTTAAATTTAAAAGCTGGAAATTAGAGCTGAAATTGAAAGTTAAAATTAAGAGCTGAAATTAAGAACTGGAAACTTGGGGGGCAACATCTGAAGTTGTGCGGGTTTGTAGGAAATGTGGCATTTGGAAGTTTGGGACATCTGGAAAATTGGGTATCTGAAAGTTTCATTTGCTAAAAAAGAAAGCGTGAGCAACGAAGTTGCGAACAGCCCTGCTTCTGCGGCTTGCAGAAGTCTTTTCTGCTTACTCTTTCGAAAAAGAGTAAGATAAAGATTAGGGAAATTTGAACATTTCATTAGGAATTTTTGAACATTTCATTAGGAATTTTTGAACACTTCATTAGGAAAATTTGAACATCTCGTTAGGAAAATTTGAACACTTTTTTTAGAGAGACGGTTAGAGATTATTACCTTAATATATATATAAAGGAGGTGAAATAACATGGCAAAGAATTATGTTTATACGCATACACAGACAAAGACAGACTATAAGAAAGATAAGAAGATTACTTCAAAGCAATGGCAGGTTTACTACTATTTACTAAGCGTATCCTATTACGATTCTTAGAGTGTGGAAGACCATCGTTATGTTTATAAGAAAGAGCTTAGTGTGGCGGCCGCAGCTAGATTTCTTGGAATAAGTCGTTCCACAATTTATACGGCGCTGTCAAATCTGAAAGAAGCAAACTTAATAAAGGAAACAAACACCGCTTATCTATTGTATGCCCGCAACTGGATCAAGATAGAAAAAGAAACATTAAAGGCACTACTTAGTCTGACAAAAAATGTATCAAGAAGAATTGATATGCTGCGAATCTATCTGATTTTAAAGAAATTAAATGAGATAAGTCAAGGAGCTGACGAAAAAGTATTTACGAGAAAAGATTTGATTGACATCTTAGGACACAACACAACAACTTCAATTGACTACGAGAATGTGACTGGATACCTCGTATGGCTTAGCTATCTTAATCTAATTGAATTTAAAACTCATACCGCTTTTAAAGAGGGCGTTGGTAATTACGTTGTCTTTCATTTACAGAAGATCAACGAAACCACGGATAAAGGAGCTGAGATGTTGGCATTGATGAAAGAAAACGAAGTAAGTGTGATACCAGAAGCAATAAAAGAAAAGTTAAAAGAGATTATTTAATTAGTAGCTCCCCTTTTATTTCTAGTATTTAAATTAAGATAGGAATCAAAGCTAGAACAGCTCCGTTTTAAGGGGCTGTTTATTTTTCTGAAGTTAATTAAAATAGAGGGCCGCCGCAATATAATTAGAGAGGTCTAAAAAAAGAGGGCAGAAAGAAATAAAGGGGCGGCAGAAAATTCTAATAGGAGCTGTCAAAAATTTGACTTGCTAAGATTTTCGTTTTGCTCTAGATTTAATTAAGAGAGTGAGCAACGAAGTTGCGAACCAGCCCGCTTCCGCGCTGCTGCGGAAGCCCTTTTGCTTACTTTTCTGGGAAAAGTAAGTATATAAATTGTAGTAAAATTTTCATTCTCGTGTAGCTTTTTTTTCATTCTCGTGTAGTAAAATTTTCATTCCGTGTAGTTTTTTTTTCACTCCCGTGTAGCATTTTTTTCATTTTTTTTGACTGAAAAAGTTGGACAAGTTCTTCATTCTTATTACTTATTATTTGGAGGTGATAAGATGTCAAAATCACAAGACCGTTTATTCGAGGCTCTTAACTATGGTAAGGGTGAGAAAGCAAAATTAACGGCAAAACAATATTTGGTTTACTCCTACTTAATGTCAATTTCTAAGTGGGATTCACAAGATAAAGAGCATCATTATTACGTTTACAAGAACTCTTTTCTGATAAAAGATGCGTGTGCAATAATCGGAATCTCGCAACCGACATGGAGAAGTGCAATTAAAAAGCTAAGAGAAGAACTTTATATTCAAGAGTTTGATAGGTATTATATTATAGAGATTCCTAATACTTACGCACCGCTTAACATTAACTTAATCAAGTTTCTCTTACCATTTGGAGCTGCTATTGATAATGGCGGAAATATTATTAGTATTTATTCTGTTCTTTACAGATGCTGGAAAGGCGCAAAAGATAATGGTGAAGCTTGCGAGATTACAATTAACCAGTTAAGAAAACTCTTTAATGTAAATCACGATAAGAAGACATTAGCAAGCTATAAGTTAATGCTAATGCTGTTCGAGTATTATGAACTCATAAAGGTTAAAAAAGTTGGGCGGCACTTTCAAGGAAATCCTTATACTGGCTATATTATTGAAGATGTTTAGCTAAAATTGCCCGAAAACATAGAGCAAGATGACATGGCGCCGGACGATATTAGTGAATTATTGCGCAATTTAAATACTTACAAGAATGAAATAGATTAAAAAGGAGGTCAATAATTTGACTTCCTTTTCTTTTTATCTAACTTTTAAGTCAAATATTTGTAATTATTTCTCAAAACCTCCTCATTTATGGCAGCTCCAATTTAGGAGCTGTTATTTTTATAGGGGTAGAAATTATTTTAGAAAGGAGCTGTCAATTTAAGGGGCTTAATAATTTGCGGTCGCCTCATAAAAATAAGGGGTTGATTTTTTTATAGAGGGGTCGCCGCAACTAAAGAGGGGTCGTTGCAATTGAAGAGGGGCTGGATTTTTTTGAGGGGTCTTAGGAAAATTAAGGGGCTAGAAAATTTAATTGAGAGGGTTGAAAATTTTTTCTCCTTTCTAAAAATTTGAAGTGAGCAACGAAGTTGCGAACAGCCCTGCTTCTGCGGCTTGCAGAAACCCTTTTGATTACTTTTCTGGGAAAAGTAATATATAAATAGGTGAAATTTTTTTCATTCCGCTATCCCATTTTTTTCATTTCCTATCCCATTTTTTTCATTCGCTATCCCATTTTTTTCACTCGCTATCCCATTTTTTTCATCGACTGAAAATGGTAGATAAATTGTTTCATTCTGTTACATACAAGCAGAGGAGGTAAAGAAAGGAAATGACCAAATCAACGGAAAGATATTATGAAGCTATTGACTACGGTAAAAAGCAGAAAGCAAAGCTAACAAAGAAGCAATACTTAGTCTACTCTTATCTAATGTCAATGTCGAAGTGGAACGCACAGCGTCGAGAAGATCACTATTACGTTTATAAAAATACTTTTCTAATAAAGGACGCGTGTAAAATGCTAGGTATTTCACAACCGACTTGGCGCAATGCGATTCAGAAATTATAGGAACTGTTCTACATAACAGAGTTTGATGCTTATTATTAGATAGAAATTCCCAATACATATGCTCCACTTGACATTTACTTAATCAAGTATTTACTACAATACGGAACGGAGATCTAGAATGGTGGTCACATCGTTAGCGTTTATTCAGTATTGTATAGATACTGGTATTACTGCACGAAAAATGGAGATAGTTGTGAAATTAGTATTAGTTAGCTGCTTAATTTGTTTGACTCACGCAACGGAAAAACAAATGCAATTACTTATCGTTTAATGCTAAGTTTATTTGATTCATCGGAGCTGATAAAGATGGCAAAAGTTGGAAGAGAATATTAGGGTGAACCATATACTGCTTATCTTATTAAAGAAGTTAAGCTAGCATTAACAAATGAAGAGAAAAAGCGTTTAGAAACGTTAGGAAATGGTGATATTAAAGAAATTCTGAAAGCGCTAGGGGAAAAAGATGTCAAATAAGATTAAAAAGGAGGTCAATAATTTGACTTCCTTTTCTTTTTATTTAATTTTTAAGTCAAATACTTGTAATTATTTCTCAAAACTTCTTCGTTCCTAACAGCTCCCGAAACCCAGCTCACTAGATCATTGAACCCAACTCACAGACGGAGCTGTTCCAGCTCACAGCTCTTTGTAACCCAGCTCACAGCTCACATAGCTCCAGCTTACGAGATCTCAGAATCCAGCTCACAGAAGAAAAGACTCCCAGCTCACAGCTCCTCTAGTTCCAGCTCACAGCTCCTCTAGTTCCAGCTCACGGAATAGAAGATCTTCCAGCTCACAGACGGTTGGCAGATCTCCAGCTCACAGAGTTTTCCAGCTCACGGCGGCTCACATGAATTCAGTTCACAGCAATACAAAGACGGAGAGTCCGCACAAACTTCCGAACAAACGTTTCGAACGTTTCGGCTGTTAAATTTTAGTAATTAATCAAATATTGGCGGAGCTGGTAAAAATTAGTAGATCTACCAATAATTGATTATAATGGTAAAATTTGGTAAACTAACACAGAGCAATGGGAAATTACCAATAATTGATTATAATGGTAAAATTTGGTAAACTAACACAGAGCAATGGGAAATTACCAGTTTCTGGGAGATCTTCCAATTCATGGCAGGTTTGGTAAATTTTAGCAAACTAACACAGAGCAATGGGAAATTACCAATAATTGGTAGATCTCCAAAATTTACCATTTCATAAATAATTGATTATTGGCAAGAGCAAAAATTTTTTATAGTAATATAATTTAATCTTATTACCAAAAACTGGTGCAAGAGCAAGCGAAATTTATAGTAATATAATTTAATCTTATTACCAAAAACTGGTGCAAGAGCAAGCGAAATTTATGTTATTATTACTTATTTATATGGGAGCTGTCCGAATTTTCAGAGCAAGGGAAATATTATAGTGGAATAAAATAAAATGATGTGGCGGCCGCCATTAGTTTTTTGTATCATACTATAAAATTTTAATTCAAATAATAATTATTTTATATCATCCTATAACTGAAAAATTTATGCAAATTGCACAAACTTTTTTCCACACTGAAAAAATCCCTATCTATCAACCTTTTTCTTACTTTGTTAAAAAAATAACTTTCAGAAAACCCCTTGACAAAACTAAAAAAGTATGGTATAATAATAGAATAGTCAAGAGGAAAACAAACCGTTATTATAAGAGGAGGAAAATGCGAATGAAAGTGATTTTGGTCGATACAGAGGGATTATTGAATGTATCTGCTTTTAATGTTGCTTATTTAGTGGTAAACCTTCCAGATTGTAGAATTATTCATGAAGGAAATTTGGTAATTTTTCCCAATATCTGGGATAATTTGGTAGCAAGTCAAGACTCAAAAAATCCCGATATTACGCCTAATTTAAGTCGCTTATTAACTAATAATATCGAAAATATTTTTAATAATCTTTCAGAGTATACTATCATTAAGTCAAGAAATGGACTTGCAATGCATTTTAGAAATTTATTTAAAAAATATCCCGATATTTCACGCTTTTATGCTTTTAATGTATCATTTGATAAAAACATTTTATCTAATTCCATGGGTGAAACTGTATTTAATGCGATTTTTAGCGGTTTTTCCTTTCATGATATTCAAACAATGTTCTTTTTTACTCATTGTAATAATATAGAATATATCAGATTTTGTTATAAAAACGGCTTTTTGACAGCAAAAGGAAATTGCAATACTACAGCGGAAACTTTTTACAGATATTATACAAAAAATCCGAAATATAGAGAAAAACACCTCGCATTAGATGACGTTATGATGGAATTTGAATTATTTCAGTCTGCGATTACTATTGATGAAAGCGTCGAAACATCGCCAAAAAAGTTGTGGTTACTTTTAAATAAATTGTATGATAAAAATGATTATGACCTAATAATGGAAATGCTGGAATAATCCCCATATATGGGGATATTCCCTACATTATCAGTATTTTGCACAAACTCAATATTAAAAGTTTGTGCAACTTGCCTATTGACAAAGTTCAAAAAATGTGGTATAATAGAATAGTAGTCAAGAGGAAAACAAGAACTGCATACCAGGAATTGGTAGAAATGGAGTTATTACAATGATGGATTTGAGTATTTACAAAAATGATACTGCCCGCAAAAATGCAATTCGTGACAAATTGGCTGAAATTGTCAAGATTGCATTAGTAGCAGAATTTGGGAGTGAGAACGTCATTTCTATTCCGTTCGCTATCGAACCGAACGGAGGTTCTAAAATCAATGGCGGTTCTGTTGCTGTTCGTGTTGGTGAAACACTTGATAAAAACGGTTTCACTGTTGATGTAGTGGCTATTTTAAGCCCTTCTGTAAAAGGCTGGAATGATGTGGCAACAAAGAGTGGACGTGTTACACTTGCAATCAATTTTGACGACATTCAAGAGGCGGTAAAAGCCGAAATTTCGGCAAGAACTGGTAACTAGTTTCTAAGATTAGCAAGTTGCACAAATTCAATATTAAAAGTTTGTGCAACTTGCCTATTGACATTCAAGTAAATTTGTGGTATAATATATATGTAAGGTGAAGAAAACAAGTCCAGCGGTAAAACCGCAGAAATGGAGAATTTTGCTTATGACTATGAAGGAATTTATGATGGCTGTTATCTCTCTGGAGTCCGCTACTTCTGAAATGATAGAGTTTGCCAATGCCGAACTTGTCAAGATTGAAGAGAAGAACGCAAAACGTCGTAACACCATGACAAAAACACAACAGGAAAATGCCGATACATTGGCAATTATCCTGAATTCCTTGGAATATGGTGATATTATTACCGCCTCGTGGATTGCCCAGAATTTGGGAATTACCACACAAAAAGCATCTGCACTCCTGAAAATCGCTGTAAATAGTGGAAAAATGGAGGAAACCGAACCCCAAAAGGGAAAAAATGGTAAGGGGAAAGTTAAGGGTTATCGCCTTAAGGTAGAAGAGGTAGAGACAGTAGAAGAGGTAGAGACGGTAGAAGAGGTAGAGACAGCAGAAGAGGTAGAGACGGTAGAAGAGGTAGAAGAAAGTTAATTAATGCCTATCTTTAGCCGAAAACGTCCCACAATTCAATATAAGAATTCGTGGGACGTTCTATAAAAAAATCTTTCGTCCGCCAATAATTGGCAGAAATGGAGTTCTTATGACTATTAAATTTTATGTGGTTTATGATAATTCTGGTAAACACCTCGTTGCTAATTTTTTTGACAATGCAATTGATGTTTTTTATAATAACATTGATTATTATGTATCCTACCTCCAGAAGTTGGAAATTCCTCCATTTGAAAAATCTCTCATGACCAAAGAAAATATTATGGAAACATTAGAAAAAATTGGTAGTTTCTCTATGGAGATTGGCACTTATTTCCAATGTATCCGCAAAGAGGAAATCGAAATATAATATAGTTGGATAAGTAAAGTAAATAGGTAAAAACTGGTGTCCGCCATTGGCGGACATCTTTTATTTGGTCATATTGGTAATAATTGGTAATTAGTCAATTGCTGGATTAAATGGTAAAATTTGGCAGATCTATCAATTAGTGGTTAAATGGTAGTAACTGGTAACTTGCTGGTAATTGGCTCAAATGGTAAAATTTGGCAGATCTATCAATAATTGGATTAAATGGTAAAATTTGGTAAACCAACACAGAGCAATGGCAATTTGCCTGTAATCGGCAATAAGATCTTTTTATGGCAATTTCCTAGTAATTGGCTCAAATAGCAAAAATTGACACTTCATAAATAATTGATTATTGGCACTCCAAAATTTGGTATTTCCTAAATAATTGATTATTGGAACTTCCAAGATCTTCCATTTAAAAAAGTAATGTTACCATAAATGGTAAAAATTGGTAGATCTCCCAGTAAATGATAGTAATGGCAAAATTTAGTGGATTTGGTGATAAATAATTTAAATGGTAAAATTTAGCAGGCGGGCCCGCCTATTACCAAAATTTAGTAATATTACCAATAAATATTTTAAATGGTAAAATTTGGCTCAGGGCCGGGCCGCTACCAAAATTTGGTAGTTATTCTAACAATTAGATTAAATGGTAAATTTTAGTAGATTTGGTAATAATTAGCCATAATGGTAATAATTGGCAAACCGACACAGAGCAATGGCAAATTACCAATAATTGGTAATTAGATCATTAAATGGTAAATTAACAAAAACTAATGGAGCTGTCAAGATTTACCAATTAGATCTTTTTATATTACTATAAGCAAACGTATGTTCCGTTTGTAGAGCATTTGTTCATAATAAGTCGAACATTTGTTTGATAAGTAGATTCTATTTATTAATAGAAAAAAATAATAAGGCATCCGCAGAGGAGCTGAACAATTGTTCTATAAGTAGATCTTATAAATCAATAAGAAAAAATAAAAATGGAAGAAAGAGGAAATTATTCCTCTTTCTCCCAATAATCCTGAATAATAATTCTATTTGGATGATGTTCTAAAATAATAATATAAGTTTTGTCAATGAGTAATTCCCTATCTGCGTTGTAAATTTCCCCATTTTCCGTCAATAATTGGTCTTGACTTATTGGGCGGCCGCTGGTAATAGTAGTATAATAAATACCATTCGGATTTTTTGCAATGCAGAGAACCAAAATACCGCCAAGAATCGCCAAAAACTTTTTCATAATTTTATCTCCATTTCTGGCGGTTTTCGAAGAGACCGCCGAACTCTTTTTGCTAATAAAATTTTTAAATTTCAATGTCAAGTTCTATAAATGTTTCGTTGCTGTCTTCATCAAAACAAAAATCTCCATTTTGTGAACATTCTTGAAATTCAATCCCATTATCAACAGTATAATAAATTTTAATATCAGCATCTAACATTCCGTAAGCACTTGCTAATTTATAAAGTTCTCTAACAGTCATTTTATCTCCATTTCTCTACCTTTTGGTAGCGGTCTTTATTTTCTTTACCTTACATATATATTATACCATACTTTTTGAATTTTGTCAATTGGCAAATTGCACAAACTTTTTACTATTGATTTGTACAACTTGTCAGAAATTATAATTAGATAATTTCTCTTAATAACTCAATAGAATTTCCGAAATTAAGGGCAAAGAATAACCCATTAATCAAGGCGGCCGCAATTACTTTATTTTTGATACTATCAATTAAACCAATAGTAGAAGAAGCAACAAAAACAAAGCAAGACAGCGGCGAATCAATCCAACATAAACCCACGGCAACCGCACTCAAAAACACTGAAACATAGTCAATTTTTCTCATTCGCATTTTCCTCCAGAAGTTCTTTATTTCCTTTACCTTACATATAACATTATATCATATTTTTTTGATTTTGTCAACTGGTATTTCATACAAAGATTTTTACTAAAAAAGATTTTATTTTGTGCAAAAAGTAGAAAGTCATAAAATCCCCTTGACATTTTTCTGAAAGTATGGTATAATAGAATAGTAGTCAAGAGGAAAACAACATGATTTATAAAGGAGAAAAATGTATGAGAAAGATTTTTGAATGTTTAGGAATTTTTATTGGTGGCACAATTTTTGTCTATGGTATTCCATTCTTATTTTATTTTATCATTTCATTGTTTTTCTAAATCGGCAGTGAATTGGTAAAATGTACAAAAATAAAAATGAACTTTGTGCAATTTGCCTATTGACAATCAAACGGATTTGTGGTATAATAGAATAGTAGTCAAGAGGAAAATAGATTGAAATGCTACCAACGAATGGTAGAGAAATGGAGTTATTATGAATTATTATGTTGTAATTTTAATTGCCGTTTGTGAAAGTGCTGATACTATTTTTGAAACTTCTGAAATTTATGTATTAGCAGAAAATAGGGAGGATGCAATCGACAAGGCTACTGAATATTACTATAAGAATTACATTGCTAATGTGGATTATGTATTTCCTAAATGTTGCGATAAGCTTGAATGATGTTTGTGCATTCTGCACAAACTTTTAAAAACCCCTTGACAAACGAGGGGAAATGTGGTATAATAGAATAGTAGTCAAGAGAAAATATAAAACACCTGTCAAAGATTGGCAGAGAAATGGAGAGGTAAATATTATGATGACATATATTATTTCTATCCTGTCTGTTTTTGGTAATACTTCTGTCATCGGTATGAATACTGTAATAGTTACAATTGATAGAAACATTTACAATAATGTCGTCAATCGTTTGTTCTCTTTAGGAGGTAAACGTATAGGGGGAAACAGTTCTATGCAATTATTCAAAGTTTATGGCGTTGACATAAAAATTACTTATGAATAAGGGTTTTGGCAAGTTGCACAATTCTGAATATAAAAGTTTGTGCAAATTGCCTATTGACAAACTACTGAAAATGTGGTATAATAGAATAGTAGTCAAGAGGAAAACAGATTGAACTGCTACCAATGAATGGTAGAGAAATGGAGTTTAATGTATGAATAAGTTTCTTTATGTTGTAATTTTCAAGTATTTGCCTGTTTCTATCCTTGAAACAATTGGTTATTCGGAGGTAAATACTACTAATGAATTTACTTTCAAAGAATTTAAAAAAGTAATGGATACCGCCTGCAAGCATTTTCTTGATAGTAATCAATTGACTGTTTCGGTAAATGGGAAAAAATACCGCCTTGTTTTTGGTAGTTTTGATTATGCAGGTTTTGCTAACTATATCGACAAAAAAATTAGTATTATTTCATTAGATAATGGTAAAATGATTATGAAATTCTGATTAATCGTTAGCAATCTGCACAATTTCAATATTAGAACTTTGTGCAGATTGCCTATTGACAAACTATTGAAAATGTGGTATAATATATTTGTAAGGTGAAGGAAAACGAACCACGGTAAAACCGTAGAAATGGGAGGCTTTATGAATAAGATTCTCGCTATTTTGTCAACTGTTAGTAATGTGGATATTTTGGCTGGAAATGGAACTATTATTGAAATTCTGACTTTTGGTGACGTTGCAAGTGCGACAGTTTCGGCTATTTTTGGGCAATTCTCTGCATACGTTATTGATGTTACTGGAAACGGCGGATATATTTATAATGTTAATGGAAATAAAGTAGTAGTTTATTTTAACTAATGGGGGTGTTAGCAATCTGCACAAAATCAATTCTGAAACTTTGTGCAGATTGCCTATTGACAAAACCGTGAGAATGTGATATAATATATAATGTAAGGTAAAGAAAAACAGTCAAACACCTATGGTGTAGAAATGGAGAATGTTTTATGGAAATGATTATGAGTGTTTTGATTCAGAAGGCTTTTGAAACTTGGATTGATGAACATCCTATGTATAATGGCGTTGCATTTGATTTTGACGAAATTTATGATATTTTTAAAAGCATTATGCCTTTGGATGTTCATGTTGGATTTATTCATTTAAAAATTGGGACAATACTTATGCGCCTTGAAATTCTTGAATTTTTAGAATTAGCAAAAGAACATGGGTATGTAAAATATGATGGTGACAAATTGAATTTATTAGATAAAAATAACAAAATTGTTATTTATAGTCATTAATATAAGGGGGCGATATATCGCCCTTTTCTTTTGTTCTTTAAACAGAACATATGTTCGGCGCTCGGGCTATGAGCATCTTGCATAGAAAATTTTCAACATTATAAGATTTTTTGTACAAAAAGTAGAAACTCTAAAAACCCCCTTGACAAATCCTTGAAAATGTGATATAATATATAATGTAAGGTAAAGAAAACAAAAACACTTTGGAGGTACTAATATGAATATTGTTGCTTTTTTGATTGGTTTTTCTGCTGTTGACTTGTCTGCTTCTCCTGTTTACACTAATGTTTCAGAAACTCTTAACGCTGTTGTTAGTGGTGTATATTCTTCTGAAATGGATGTAAATGACGATGGTAAATTATCAATCATTGATTCAGTCATTCAGCTAAAAGAATATTATAATAACTATACTTTCACTTTTGGGGAAAGTGATGTTATGGGAATCATTTCAAATACTTTTGACTATGACAACTATTCAGAATATTTTTATTATGAAATTGATTTTGTAAATAATGTTTCTTGTAGAAAGTATGAACTGATTGTTAGTAAAGAAACTACTGCACATATTTATTGTGAATTGAATGATAGTGTATATCAATTTGATGTGCTTATCAATCCATTTAAAGGGGTATCAGTCATTAACTGATACCAAAATACACAAAAATGACATTAAAAGTTTGTGCAACTTGCCTATTGACAAAACCGTGAGAATGTGGTATAATAGAATAGTAGTCAAGAGGAAAACACGAAACCGCTACCAATGAATGGTAGAGAAATGGAGAGGTAAATAATGGGAAAAATTACACCTACAACTGTTAAGGCGGTCGCAAGAACTAAAGCATTTGAAACGCTTATCGACGTAATGAGAAAATGTTATGGGGCTGAAAATGTCCATATTATTGGTGATTCTGAAATTGCTGTAAAAGTCGATACATCACCTGAAGGCGAACCTATTTATTCTACTTATTCTCCTACAATCAAAGATTATTGTGATAGAACTACCAAAACAAAAACCTTGAAAGCTTTTGACCCATCTATCGCAGAAAATGAATATAAGGAAAAATGTGCAGAACGTGAGAAAAAAGCCGAAACTGCTAGAGAAAATAAAGCAAAAAAGATTAAGGCAGATAATGAAAGACGTGAGAAGGCAAGACAGGAACGCCAAAAATTGGAGGAGAAGAAGAAGGACAAATAATTAAGGATTATAATAAAATAAAATAGAGAAATGAGGGGCTGAATAAAATCAGCCTCTTTTATTATAAGAAATTTAAGGCGTAGAAAATCTTATAGGGGGAATAAAAAAAATTTTATGGGGAGCTGTCAACAATTTCCATAAAAAGATCTTATTGGGGTATTAAAAAATTTAATAAGGGGATTGTTGGATGCTTCATAAAATAATTTAATAGGGGTATCAGAAAATTTAATAAGGGACTGGTCGGATGCTCCATAAAATAATTTAATTGGGGTGTCAAAAAATTTAATAGGGAGCTGTTAATTTTTGGTAATAAAAAAAATAAGGGGTTAGATAAAATTAAATTATCTATAAAGGAAAATAAGGGGTCTATAATTTTTTAGATCTATTAAAAAAAATAAGGGGTCGATAAATTTTAATAATCATAAGGAAAATAAGGGGTAGAATCATTTTAAATTATTTATAAGAAAAAATAATGGGCCGATAAATTTTTAGATTATCAAAAATTCTTATTCTACTATAAGAAAAACGTATGATCTAAGAGAACATATGTTCTTTTTGAGAGCAAAACAAATTTTCTATAAAATCGAACATATGTTCTTTTTGAGAGCAAAACAAATGTTCGATAGATCATTTGTTCTTCTTATCAAACAAAAATTCCTCTGCACTATGGTGCAGAGGAGCTGTTAGTTTTTAGTAATTCTTTCATTCTGTGGAAATAAGAGAATATCCCTTAACTTTCCCCTTACCTTTGGGGTTTTTAATGTCTGCTACAGAAAGAACACTTGTTTTGACTCCCATTGTAAGAATAGCACTTGCTTTTTGTGTAGTAACACCGAACAAAGTAGTAACTTCAGCAGAAGTAATAGCAGTATTAGGTTTGAGAGTTTCAACAATAATATTCAGCATTTCCTGATTATTTGCCTGATTTTGGGAAATAGTCTCACGGCGCTTTTTGTTCTTATTCTCAATTTTGGCAAGTTCTGCATTAGCAAACTCTACCATTTCAGGAGTAGCAGAATCAAGAACAGCAACAGCGGACAAAAATTCTCTCATAGTCATAGGCTATTTTCTCCATTTCTCTGCCTTTTGGCAGTGGTCTTTGTTTCCTTTACCTTACATATATATTACATCACATTTTAAAGGAAAAGTCAAATCAGCATGGTGAAATTATGGCTATATATGGGCAATAATAAGGAAAAATCTTTGTGAAAAATGACGGAAATAGAGTGGGGAGCTGCTCGCTTTTGTGCATTACACCAAAATTTATTTTAATTGTTCCATAAAAATAGAACGTATGTTTGCTCTTTATAGAACAATAAAGAAAGATTTGTTTTGCGGGAGTAACGAAAAACACTCATGTTGCTTGCTTTTATTGTTCTATAAATTTAAAAATGGTAAAGTTTTCCAGCTCACTTATTGGTAAAATTACCAAGATCTTCCAGCTCACGGATCATTTGTTCCGAACGTATGTTCCGCTTGTGGAATGGATGTTCTAATCTAATAATTGGTAGTTTGCCAATGATTCCCAGCTCACAGATTGGATAAATTACCAAGATTTTCCAGCTCACAGAACGAACGTTTCGAACGTTTGTTCCGCTTACGGAAATGAATGTTCCAGCTCACATATTGGAGGAATTTCCAGAATTTTCCAGCTCACAGAACAGATGTTTCGAACATATGTTCTGCTTGTAGAACAAGTGTTCTCAGCTCACAGATTGGATAAATTACCAATTTTTTCCAGCTCACAGAACACTGTTCGAAACATATGTTCGGCCTGGTCGGAACATTCATTCCAGCTCACAGAACATATGTTCTGATCATGTCCAGCTCACATCGAACAAATGTTTCGATCATATGTTCGAATTCTGGAAATATATGTTCTATTAGAGTCGAACATATGTTTAGTCATACCAAATCGGAATTGGAATCCCATCTGTCACTTTCACGCTTTAAAGTGTAAAAGTTTTCAACATTTTTTGATTTTTTTGTGCAAAAAGTAGAAACAAAAATTTCTTTAAAAAAAATTTCAAAAAAGGCTTGACAAACGTTTGAAAATATGCTATAATAAGAATGTAAACAAACAAAGGCTACATCAATCGCCTGAAAGTATTGACAGATTGGAGATATTAAAATGAATGCAAGAAACGAATTGAACACAAGAAAACACCTGTATTTGATTATCGATACAGAAACAGCTGGAAATATTAGCAAAGGTGAAACGCTTGTTTATGATATTGGGGCCGCTGTTATCGATAACACTGGAAAAATTTACAAGCATATTTCTGTAATTATTGACGAGGTATTTTATGGTATGCCTGACAGAATGAATACTGCATATTACTCTAAAAAAATTCCGATGTATATTGAACGTATCAGACAGAACAAAACGCACGTAGTTAATATTGAGTATGCAAGGGGATTGATTGAGTATATGTGCAGTAAATACGAATGTAAGGCAATTATTGCCCACAATATGTATTTTGATAATAACGCCTTAAATTATACCTATCATGCAATTACCGGAAAAACAGAGAAATTCCTCCCGAACCTGCCGAAATGGTGTACGTGGACAATGTCAAAACAAACAGTAGCAAAACAGAAGAAATATATAACATGGTGTAAAGAAAATGGGTATGTTTGTAAAAATAAGCAAGTCAAGACAACTGCTGAAGTCCTTTATAGATATATGACAAGTGACAATACTTTTTTAGAAAAACATACCGGTATTGACGACATTGTAATTGAAAGTAAAATTTTCGCATGGATTATTAGACAGCATAAAGCAATGAGACGGACATATTATAAAGAAAACTAGTCAAAAATTAAGGGGTTGGCAATACCAACCCCTTAAATTATGGAATACTTCTATAAATAAAACCTATAACGACCAATAGAAATTTTCTATAAAAAATTTCTAAAACCTCTTGACAATCTCTTGAAAGTATGGTATAATAAGAATGTAAACAAAATACAAGGCTGCGCCAATCGCCTGAAAGTATTGACAGATTGGAGATATAAAGAAAATGCTTGCTTATCTTGTTTCTATTTTGTCCGTTTTTGGTGACGTTGCAACTATTGGCATGAATACCATTGTTGTCACAATCGACCGCCCAATTTTGACAAATATTTCAAATCGTATTTTTGCCTTAGGCGGCAAAAGAGTAGGCAGAAACAGCGCGACACAATTTTACAAGTGTTGTGGTGTTGACATTAGAATAAATTTCAACTAATTCAAAACAATTAGCAATTTGCACAAATTCAATATTAAAAGTTTGTGCGAATTGCCAATTGACGAATACTTGAAAATATGCTATAATAAGAATGTAAACAAATAAAAGGTTACGTCAATCGCCTGAAAGTGTTGTCAGATTGGAGATATAAAAAAATGAAAAATTTTTTGTTTAGTGTTATCATGATGAGAGAAAACGGAATTGACATTATTAAAAACATTTCCGATTTTCTGGAGATGGGGAACGATGTTGAAATCACCTTGAAAAATAAGAAGTCATTTTATGAGTTGATTGACATTTTAGAAGAAATGGAATGTGAAGAAATTCCCGAAGACGGCGAATGCGATTTTGATACTGATGATTTAGAATTTTGGTATAAGTATAAAGATACCATTATCAAAGTCTTTTATCTGATGTAAACAAATTTCACAAAAATGTCAAGAGGTTTTGTGCAAAATGCTGAAAATGAAAAATTTTTGAAAATCTCTTGACAAATCTTTCAAGATGTGATATAATAATAATAGTAAGAGAGAGTTAAACGGAAAACCTCTAGTAAAACCGTTAGAATAGGAGTAAGAAAAATGTTTATTTACACAATTTCAATTATCTTGATGATTCCAACAAAACCCCCAACTACTTTTAAGACAAAATACAAGGTTATTGCAAAAAGTCAATCAGAGGCATTAATTACCGCCGATAGATTAGCAAACAAAGACTTTAGTGATATAGAAGGTTATACATCATTGACAATTGAAAGATATACATATTTACCCGAAACGTAAAAATTAAATTTTAGACTTGCAAGGCGGAAACGCCTTGCTTTTTTATGATATAAACCTACTAAACCTATCGAAATAATAGGTTTTAAAGTCCTTTACAAATAATTGATTATTGGTAAATCCATACTAAACCTATCGAAATAATAGGTTTTAAAGTCCTTTACAAATAATTGATTATTGGTAAATCCATACTAAACCTATAGGAATAGTAGGTTTTAACCTTTCATAAATAATTGATTATTGGAAT